GATGAAGTATCACAAATTCAAAGTGAATCTTGATCATTACACTCGTCTTGAAGAAGATAAATTAGAAGAACAATTTTGTTAATTAATTAAAAATCAATAACTTAAGGGAGGCTTAGTCCTCCCTTTTTCATTTAAAACCAAAACAAAACTATGTCAATTTTCACACTAGATTGGTTCAAATCCAACACAAAAAGAATGCTTGATAACCTAAAGATAGAAGAGCAAGCATTGAGAAATAGTTTACTAAGAAGAGAACTAGAAACTTCTTTCAAGCCATACGAAAAACTTAAGCTCGTTAATGATGTGCTCACAGTTGTTTTGAAGGATGGGGAAGTGCTATCTAAGCCATCATGTACAATCGATGACTTCAACGATGTAAAGAATGCTAAGGACGAAGTTGAAATCATTACACTATTCAACAAGAAGCTTTCCACTGATGAGATGGTTAGAGAAGTGAAGCAACAAAAGGTTCTTGCGGACATTTCTTCAAAACTAGAAATGCTATCCAGAATGCAAGACTTTGATGTTGTAGATGGATCTGTAAAGCTGAAGGGTATTAACAGAACAATGCCACAGCTTCTTGTAGAGAAGTTTATTGAAGTGATTTCTTTGTATCAAACTCAGGATAGTGATCCACATGAAGATGTTTACAAAGACGAAGAATATCTATCATTGAAGAGATTCTTTATGTGGTGCTGCTTGAATCCTCGTGCTGAGGTGGCTGATGAGTTGTACAGATTCCTTATAGACAATAGCTTCAGAATAACTAAGCAGGGATTCTTCGTGGCTCTAAGGAATGTTGTTACACTACATGGCTCAAATGAACTTGTTAAGTTTATTAGTGAGGTGTACACAAAGATTAAGGCTGTATGGAAGAAAAGTCCTAATGACTATCATGTTATTCTTCTTCCTGATGGAACATACAAGTTTATGCACTACAAGGAAATGACAAAAGAATATACTGATACGTGCGACACTTGTGGTGGTACAGGAGACTGGTATGATGATGAGGAGGAAGAATATGTAACATGTTATGATTGTGATGGAGAAGGAGAAGTTACGTACACTGATAGAAACTATGAGGGTACAGACCTAGGAGTTCTTACTGATCTTTATTTAGATCTTCCTAACAGAGCAGAGAACAGATTTACAGATGATTGGACTAAAACATTTGACATTCGTATTGGTCAAGTTGTGAAGATGCCTATGGAAGATTGTAACTGGTCTACACAAGATTGTGCTGCTGCTGGTCTTCACTTCACTGCTGATCAAATTAACTATGTAGGATGTGGTGATCAGTCTGTATTGATGCTCATCAACCCTATGAAAGTTGTTGGTATTGGTACAGCAAAAGGTAGATGCTATGAGTATCTTCCAATCTCCACTGTATCTAGAGAAGAGGCAACACAGATTCTTCATGACCTAGACTTTAGCACAATTGATCTGGATGAGTTCTATGTAGAGAACGAACTTGAATCTCTATCTGAAAGAGCTGAGAAAGCATTTGCTCAAGAAGTTAAGAAATATGAATTCAATCTCCCTGCTATTTCTTCTTCTGAGATAGGTAAGATTGTTAACTCTCTAAACAAGATGAAAGATGAACTTGGTGGTAGAGTTAAAGAAGTTGTATAATTCTTCGTCAACACTAATTGAGAACATGAGAAGTGTTCACAATAAATGTGTAGAAGAAGATTTGATGTATGGAAAAGGTTGGTACAATCGTGCCAACTTTTTCTCTTTAGCCTTGTCTGAGAAGTATGGAGTGTCAGAGATGAAAGCAGCTGGTATTATAGCTGCATTGTCTCCTCTTAAAGAATGGACACTCAACAAAGCTATGGCCGAAGAGTTCATCAGAACAAAAGGTGTGATTTCAAAACACACATCTACACAGACAATGAAGGCAAGAAAGATTTTAAATCAAGCATCTACAGTGCAGGATGTTGAAAACTATCTTGGTGGATTGAAGACTGTCAATTTCTTCAATAATATTTACAATCCCTTCTCAAAAGACCATGTTACAGTAGATAGACATCACATCTATCTATCACTTGGATGGGATGCTCAGAGCTGTACAACAAAACAATATGAGTTCATAAAGCAAAATACTATTATATTAGCGAACGAACTCAATATTATTCCAAACGAGTTGCAATCAACTCTATGGGTTTGTTGGAAAAGGATTAAGAAAAATGAAGAAAAAACAAACTAGCACTAAGAAGAAAACTAGCTTAAAGATTAAACCAAGAAATGCTGGGACAATGACAGAGAGTGCATTCTGGTCATTCATACGAAGTGGTTTGAGACAAAAGTCTAGATGGTGGAAGCCTATCACACTCTGCAAAGAGAACGCTAAGCGCACCTATCATGGACCAAACAAAAGACAGAAGTATGAATATCAGTGTAATTGTTGCAAAGGATGGTTCCCTGCAACATCTATAAATGTAGATCACATTGTTCCTGCTGGAAATCTTCAGAGAGCGCAAGATCTTCCAGGATTCGTTGAAAGATTGTTTTGTGAAGTGGATAATTTGCAAGTCCTTTGTAAGGACTGCCACGATATCAAGACAGTTGATGACATAAAAGGATTGAGTAAATAGTATATAGATTGGTTAATTTCTAGTTAAAGCCTTCCCTCATTGGGGGAAGGTTTTTTTTATTTGCAATTTCTAACTAAAATGATTATTTTATATCATGATATCAATAAACAAGCAACCATCATTCACAGAGGTGTGGCATGAAGGACATGTGGAACATGATGGAGAAGTACATAGGTTCTGGCTTATACATCCACAAGGAGTTGATCTGAATGGACATGAGTATGAGATAGAAGTGAGATGGTTTTTCCAGAGAGTGCCCAGAGAAGTGAGGGCAATGTATCCATTAATTATTAATGCATTTAAACAAAAACTACATGATACAAGGACAAAGTAAAACAGAAGCTAACTACAGAGCTATTCAAACTGATAGCTCAAGTTCATTGAAAGAGTTCTCAATGGACAGAAAGAAGTACCACAAGAAGTATGTTCTTGGAGAACGTGTAGAAGAAAAGGACAACCAGGCTGCAACAATTGGCAGGCTTGTTGAAACGCTTCTTCTAGAGCCTGAGTTGTTTGATCAAAGGTTCTACATGTCTTCTTGTGCAAGCACACCAACAGGACTAATGCTAGACTTTGTGGAGGCCTTGTACAAGTTCACTAAAGAAGCAACAGATGACTTTGGTGTTGTTACAAGAACATTTGATGAACTAACAAAGGATGCCTATCTAGAATCAGGATTCAAGATTAAGATTGAGCAAGTGATTAGTAAGTTTGTAGGCACTGACGCTGAGGTGTATTACAATGAGATCAGAAAGGTGAGGTCACAAAACCTGACAGTGATTAACAGCAATGATGTCACAAATGCTGAAAGAATTGTGACAGAATTGAAAAACAACATTGTCACAAAAGATGTCATCAATCTAACCAGTGATGTTAGATATACTGTTCTGAATCAGTATCAAGTGGATTCATACACAGTGAACAACCATGTGTTCAAGAGTATGTTTGACAAACTTGTTGTTGATCATGACAACCAAACTGTACAGGTGTATGATTTGAAATGCACATGGAGCGTAGAAAACTTCTATGATGAATATTATTTGTACAGACGTGCGTATATTCAAGCATATCTTTATTACAAAGCAACAGTTCATCTAGTTGAATCCAAATGGGAGGGATATAGAGCACTTATCCCAGCATTCATTGTCTGTGACAGTACAAACTATTACAACCCACTCATCTACACTCTTACAGAAGAAGATTTGGGAGATTGTTATAATGGCTTCACTTACAAAGGGAGAAACTATCCTGGTGTGAAAGAAACTATTGAAGATCTTAAATGGGCTTTGTACAATGGTGTCTGGAATATCTCCAGAACAAATTATGAAAATAAAGGAATCGTAAACATTAGGGGATAAAATGAAATTGACGAGAAGCATCACTACGTTATTTATGATAAAACCACTTGGTCTAAGCATTGAAAAGCTTGAAAGGGTAGGTTTCATCAATGGCTTTGCACAAGATGTGGAGCACGATTGTATATATCAAGATTGCGTGTATTTGCTTTTCAAACCCACTGATATGGATGTGTTCAGAGATTTCATAGACAGCGAATATGAAAGAACTGACAACATCGTAGAAGATTATGATTACGAAGGTGGTTATGTGGTTGTGGTTTACAAACTAGATCCAAAGTTTAAGAAGGACTATCAACTTGTTAGACAGGGATTGTATTCCAAAACCAGTAAAGACTTTCAAAATGTTTTTCCAAAGGTGGTGAAGATCATGAAGAATGGTAAACACAGAGATGAGATATCTTTGCAATACAGAATCTTCAACAGAACACAAGATCTCATCAACTTTTGGGAAGACAAAATAGGTATAACATTATCTAGCGATCAAGAAGTTTGGGAAGGATTCCACGAAGAGAGAGAAACGTTAAACATTAACAACATAAAACAACATGTCGAACAAGTTAGCAATTGAAATACTAAATGATTATCCCCTGGCTACAGAAGCTGCTAGGGATTGGTTCTTGAAGAAGATGATTGAAAGCTTTGAGCAAGACAATGCTCCAGAGGATTTCAAGAATCAAATGATATCAAGAGGAGTATCAGACATCACTCTAGCAATTATGTTTGAGCAGAGTCCTAGAAACTTCTTTGATGTTTTGGATGAGAATAAGATAGTGATTGAGATTCTTAGAGATGAGCACATCAATCCTGACTTATTCTATTACAAAATCAATGGCAAAACAACAGGGCAGTTCTTCGAAGGAAGAGTTCCTTGTGAGAGAGCTGCTGTAGAGAAGGCTTTCGAGTTATTAAATTGATACACGAGTTCAAAAATCCCATCCCTGTTGTTGTAGAAAATAACAAGGATGGGTATGCTCTTTATGTCAGTGACTCTGGAGCATTCGAGAATGATATATGGTGTGTTGTACTCTGCGATGGAGGACATGTCAGACATTATATGTCAGATCAAATCAGAGTTTATGTAAATGCAACATTAGGAATAGAGAAAAATGGAAACAATCAGAGTTCATTGTAAAAAAGATTTTAGAGGAAACATTGATATCAGAGACTTCATTGTAAAATCTGCAATTAAAAATAATAAAAGTGTAACAGTTACATGTGGATCATTCCCTGGAATAAGTGTATATACACCAGCTGAACTGTTAAATCCTGTAAAAATCAGTGAGCCGTACAAAGCAAAGTATGGAAATATGGAAAGCTATACTCTGTATTCTTATCCCTGGAAATTTGATTAATTAGTGTGTTTTTGTTTATTAAAAAAGCCCCATGACATGTGTTGTGGGGTTTTTTAATTGAAAATGTTAAAAAAATTAATTAAATTCGTTATCTAAATTCAATTCAATAATGGCAAAGAAAAAAGAAAATCAAGAGGAACAAAGTAAGTTCCAAGCAGCTCTGGACAAGCTGAACAAAGCGTATGGTGTAGGTAGCGTACTTACACTGAATTCTAAGAACCAAAACAACTACGAGCTGATCAGCACAGGTTCTGTTGGGTTTGATCACATCACACTAGGTGTAGGAGGTTTCGTTAAGGGAAAACTCTATGAACTAATGGGATGGGAGGGTACAGGTAAGTCAACCATCTGTGGTCACACTGTAGCAGAGTGTCAAGCAAAGGGTGGTAGAGTGTTGTACATCGATGGCGAGCATGCTGTTGATAAGATTTATTTCGAAGCTCTAGGTGTAAACACTGACGAGATGTTGATTGCTCAACCAAGCTGTGGCGAAGAAGGTTTTCAGATTGCTATGGACTTAATCAACACTGGAGAGATAGATCTTGTAATCATCGACAGCGATAGTTCATTGATTCCAAAGAAGGTGTTAGATGGTGATGTAGGTGATAGTTCTATTGGTAAGAAGGCTGTGCTCAACAGCAATGCCTATCCAAAGCTAAAGACAGCTCTATCTACGCACAATGTATGTGTGATAGTAATCAGTCAGTATCGTGAGAAGATTGGTGTTATGTTTGGTAATCCAACAACAACTCAGGGTGGTCATGCGCTGAAGTTCTATTCAGATTGTAGAATAGAGGTGAGCAGATCTTTGGCAAAGGAAGGAGATGTAACTTATGGCAACATCACTAAGGTGAAGGCTGTAAAGAACAAGATGTCTCCTCCATACAGAATGACAAGTTTTGATATTGTTTATGGTCAGGGTATTGACAAGTTTGCAGAGCTTATGGAGCTTGGTAGTGAGTATGGTGTTCTTAGAAAGTATGGCTCTACTGTGACATATAAAGAAGAGAAGTATCAATACGATGGATTCCAAAAGCTTCTAGAAGATAACCCAGAGCTAGAAGAAGATATCAAACAAACAATTATTAATCGAATCAAGAACATAGAACCTACACCAGAAGATGATGGACTATAATCAACTAGAAGCCCTTGTGATTGAATGGGCAGAGAACAAAGGTATTCTTCAGAAAGCTACACCAGCAAGACAGGCTGACAAAACTCTTGAAGAAGTGGAGGAACTTAGAGCTGCTATTGCTGATGACAACAGAGAAGAGATAGCAGATGCTCTAGGTGACATCCTTGTGACCATTATTATTCAGGCAAAGATGCAGAACATGTCTTTGGTTGAATGTCTTGAAGGTGCTTACAATATTATTGCTAAGCGTACAGGAAAGATGGTGAATGGACAATTTGTAAAAGATGCCTAAAGCAAAGTGTAAAACATGTGGTGCATCCTGTGAAGGAGAGTACTGCTTTAGACACAAACCAAGAAAACCAATGTTAGCAAGAATAACGACTAACTATTCAAACAAGCTCATCATAGAGGAGAAATCCTCTATGCGTGAGATGTTTTTGGGAATATGGAAGAAAAGACCACACAAGTCTGAGATTAGTGGAGAGAGACTAGGGACAGAACCTTTGTCAATATTCTTCCATCACATACTTCCAAAGGAAAAGTATAAGCAGGCAGCTCTTGATGAAGAGAACATTATTCTTATGACGCTAGACGAGCATACAAATGTAGAGAATGACATCTATCGTTATGAAGAAGTGAACAAAAGACGTGAGTATTTAAAAGAAAAATATGATTTAACATGAAGCAATTATTCCAATATACAGTTATATTTCACAAGTATGGACTTAACGAGTCAGGAGTTAAGGTGTATTTAGATTCTGAATTGATCATCGAGCCAAGATATGTGCTTGCTGCTGATGAGAAAGACGTTATCTTTAAAGCCACAAGAGAAGTGGGTGAAGAGTATGCACACTCTCCTGACAGTGTTGAAATCTTAATTAAAAAATTCTAAAACCAATTACATTATGAATCAATTCTTTTACACAAGAAAGGAACCAATTCAAGGGACAGACCCTCTTGAATTCAAAGAACACCTAGACAGCTTCAATATTGAGAAGGTGATTAGAACCATCATTGTAGAGAACGGTAATCGTCTAGTGCTACTAGATGATATTCACGAACGCTCTACAGAAGTGCCTGATACCAATCCAAAAAATGGACAGATTAGAGGATACAAGCGTGAGCGTAACACTTACCAAACTGAAATCTATTTGTCTCCTAAGGATTCAGAAAGGTTTGTTAAACTGATGAGCATTGAGTCATGATTGATCTTATAAAAGAAGAAGTTAAGAATCAGATATTTGAAATTGCTGACATCTTAAATAATATAGGAGAAAGAGTGGAGGGTAATCTGATATGCGATATATCCTCAGACAATCTTATAGATGATGTAAATAAGAATAAGATTTATAATCTGATGAAGTTGGCTGAAGGCAAATCAAAAATCTGCGAAATAGGAGTAAACGCTGGCCATAGCTTATTGCTAATGGTCAGTGTTAATCCTACAGCAGAATACCTCATATTTGATTTAGGTGGACACGCATACACTAGACCTTGTGTAGACTACATTAAAAAGCAATACCCCTCTACAAAAATAACAGAGGTGTATGGTGACACTAAAATAACTCTAAGTGAATACAAAAAGACTAAGAGTTGTGACATGATCCATATTGATGGTGGTCACGACACTCACACTGTAGTTAATGATTTCATCTACACTCAACAGCTTCTTAAAAAGGGTGGTGTTGTTGTTTTTGATGATTACAACTACCACAACATAAAAGAGGTAGTTGACTATTACAGAGACAGAGGAATCATATCTGAGTATAAGACAGGCGTGGTTGAGACTGATTTACACTACATCTATACAGCAAATGATTGAGAAAAATATCCACCAAATCTGGGTTGGTGAAAACAAGATACCTAGTCATATTCAAGAGTATATGGATAAGGTGAGAAGTTTTCATCAAGATTTTAATTACTATCTATGGAATGATAGTAATCTACCACAATTACCAGATAATCTAAAACAAATATACGATAGCTATGAAGAGCCAGCCATAAAGGCTGACTTACTCAGGATGTATGTGGTTTGGAAGTTTGGTGGGTTTTATCTTGATGCTGATTTTGATACACTTAATGGATTTCATCTAGAGAGTGTGTTTAAAAAAGATTATGATGGGATGGTTGTTTACAATGATTCATACAAAATGTCTGCACTTGCAAACAGCATATTTGGATTTAGTAGCAACCATCCTCTCATTAAATACCTAATTGATAATGTTGTTCATCGAGGTCAGTGGATTGGTCCTAATTGGTGGAGTCAAACAGTGTGTAACTATTTTAACCTGGATGTAAATACATCACAAGTTGCAGATCTTGAAATAAAATTAAAGGAGGTAAATCTACAACTAGGTGTATGGAAAGACATTGAGGATAATTGTTTTAGACATGATCCTCTATCATCATGGGTGCACGGATCTATTTGGAATGAGAAATTAAAAAGCGGAGATTATGATTAGTGTTTTAACTCTAACTTACAAAAGACATCATCTACTAGAAGAAGCAATTCAATCTTTTCTCTTCCAGAACAATGACACATGTGAGATGGTAGTGATAAATGATAACGCAGAAGTTGACTACATTTTTAATCATCCTAATGTAAGAATCATCAATCACAAGGAAAGATTCCCATCTATAGCAGCAAAGTTTGAATGGGGATGTAAGATGTGCAAACATCAATACATCTATAGACTTGATGATGATGATCTTTTAGCACCTGAAGCCCTTGAAAACGTAATCAAAGACATCAATAATAACCCTGGCTATGAAATCTACAGATGTAGAGGGATGCACTTCTTTTCAGAAAACGAATACCAAGGAGAAGGTGGAAGTGTGAATAATGGAAATGTCTACCACAAAGCCTATCTTGATAGAATAAAGTTTCCAAACATAAGTATAGGGGAAGATTCAGAAATAACTTTTGGAAACAATTCAAAAATATATCAATCAAGTCTGCCCCACACAATGATTTACAGATGGGGAATGGGAACACTTCATATTTCTGGAATGGGTCAAGTGTCTAATGAAGAAGTGTTAGATCAAGCTGATAGAGTGCTAGACAACACAACAGGAATTATTGAATTAATTCCCAAGTTTCTAAATGATTACTACTCTCAGTTAAACAAAAAAGCCTCCAATTAGGAGGCTCTTTTATTATTTCGAAATCTTCTTCTTTGACATAGGCCATTGAGCATTTCCCTGTTGGTACTTACTCCTTGCATCATTACTACTATATTCTTTCATATAGTTTGCATTTGGTCTTGGATTAGGAACCTTTGGTGCCTTCTTTGGTTTTCCAGATTTCATTTCTTCTTCTTTGAAGTTTTTGGCTTATAACCAGCAGGAGGAGCACCAATTGTACTCTTCTGCTTTTTGTAATCAGCTTGTTCTTTTGCTGACCACTGTTTTGCTCCAGAAGAAACTTTTGATTTAACCAAAGAGTCTAGTTCACTAGTTGCCTTTTTTGTAGAAACTCCCATTTGAGCTTTTTTCATAATCTTTTTCATATTAACAACCGTTTTTACATTTACCACCACCCATCATTTTCTTCACAGTCATGCCTTTCTTAGCTACTGATTTCTTTGCTGTGATTTTTCCACCACTTTTGAAAGTTGGTCTTTTCATTTTACCACTCTCCAAGGCTTTTACCATATCATCCACTATCATTTGCTTATCTCTACCTGGCTCACTCGTTAATCTGTCCTTCTTAAGAACTTTTCCACTTTTATCCGAAACAGTGTAATTATATGTTTGAAGATCTTTTTTATAATCAGGTAAGTTTCTTTGATTTTTATAACCAGTAGTATCAACAGACATCTTTCTATCATCACCAAGTGCAATATCCATCATTCCTCTTTTTAAGCTTTTGGCTTTCACTAAAGCTTCAGGAAGCATTGTTCCATCTTGAGCTTTTTTCATTGGTTTCTTAGCAGCAACTTTAGTACCATACTTGGCTTTACCAGCAGCTTTCATTTTAGCACCAGCAATTCTATCAGCTGCTGTAGGATTAGGGTTCTTATCAATACCTGCTTTCACAGAAAGCATTCCAAAACTTTTACCAGATTTGGCTTTTGCAATTTTTTTCATGATATATAAATGTTTTGTTTGAATTGTCGAATGTTTAGTAAATTTAAAAATAATTTGTATATTTTTTACAAAACCAAAATTTTATTAAATGTATGGAACAAACTGATGTTTTAAACCCTTTTGGAACCCACGAAGTGTTGAAGGTCATTGACGAAAACAAGAAGCCTAACGAGTGGTGGAAAGATTATGTCTCACTCAATGAACCTGAAATTGAAAATGAATTCTACGTTCTTTTCCCAGATGGTCTCCTGGTTAAAAAAGGGAGAACCAAATTCAAAACCAGCGACTACCTCAAGGATCAAAAGTTCAAAAGCTTTAAGTCCTACTATGAAGAAGTTCAGGTTTGAAGGTAATCCTAATCTTTATGGTTGGAAGACAAAACCTGTTGTAGGCAGTGTTTACACTGTCAAAGAAATGAACTTCATGAGACACCACTCTGGAAGCTGGGTGGGTATTACAGAAAAGGATGTATTAAAATGGAAAGACTTTGTACCAGTTGATATGAATAACTTTGACGAGAAAGTGAAAGAAGTTCTCAATGAGATTGAGACTCTTTTAATTAGTAAGAATGCTAAGTATGGTAACTCAGCACTAGAACCACTAGGTGTGTTCAGTCAGTTGTCCGCAAAAAACGGACTACTGGTCAGGATAGATGATAAACTCAAGAGAATCAAGAATGGTAGCCTTGAGAAGGATGATGAAGATGTCATCAACGATCTTATTGGTTACCTAGTGCTGTTAAAGATTAGTGGATAATGTAAAATATATTTTACAAATGAGTGACTTATCTTTCATTGTGCTTTACATTACGTATTAATGCATGAGAAATCATACGTATTAGTGCATAAAAATTTAGTAAAAATTCATGCACATTTGTCGCACATTTAGTGAGTTTTTGCGAAATAAAACTTGCCAAATGTCCCAAATATTGTAGGTTTTGGGGACGAATCACTTAACTATATTATGGCACTTTTTCTATTTGCTGCCAAAACACGTAATGAAATCGTGACAAATACGGAAGATATTCGAATTACGAGGGTAAATTTTACAACTTTCTACCCTCGTTAACTTATAAGTTACCAAATTGGGAACTTTTGTTAACCTTTAGAATAACTTCTTACTAATTCCCAAACTGTGAATTCTTGTCACAGGTTGATATTGGTATTGAAAAAGATATTTGTTGTCCAAATAGGAAACTTTTGCGCCTGGATCTAACAGAGAGTTGATGCTTGCGCCTATATATATTCCTTTAGGCTTTTGTATAATGGTCTTAGTCTCTGTGTTGGTGATTGTATTCGTAACTGTAGGGATTTTGAAATCGTTTGTTACACTCATTTTAAGCACGTCTCCCAGCACTTCTCCACTAACATAGGTGTTACCATATTCGAAAGGAGTTGTTGTGCTGAAGCTCTTAATTGTAGGCTTGTAATCAACAAGAATTGTATCCCTAAGAACTTCTGTTTTTATCTTAGTTTTAGGGATGTACACTGTGTCCTTAATCTCTTTGTAAACTGTATCAGTTTCTGTTTTTGTAGAGAATCTGTAAACTTCTTCTGCTTCAGGCTTTGGATAGATAATAAATGTTAGAATCACTCCTGCAAAAAATGCTAGGATAGCAATTTGGATTTTTTGTGTGTCAGGTATCATATTGGTTTTAAATTTTAGGCCACTGCTGGTGGTTATTCTGAAAGTTGTTTGACAGCTTTATTCCTAACCAAATTTCTTTTAGAATTGATTTAAACTTTGCTAACATTATTGTTCAATGTGTAGGTTGTCTTGTTCTAATATTTTTCTCAACTCTTCCCTACACCATTTATAGGCATTGTAGGTTTCGTCAGATAATTCTTTGTATTTCATTTCAGAACGAAGCAACTGATCAAAGTCCCAAATGGCACTCTTGTAGTTATGTCCATTAATTGCTGCCTGAAAGTCGCTATGTTCTTCAGGTAAATAAAATTCTAAGATTGCTTTCATAGTGGGAATTTAATAGAGTCTATCAAAACACTGTAAGTATTTGTACTTTTTGATTGATGTCTTTTCATATTGAATAAGATAATTCTACCACCTGTAGGTTTTGGAGGAGCACCACGTTCAATGTGCCATCCATGTGATCCATCACCGTATTCTTCTTTGTATGTTCCAACAATGCAATGGTGAATTTCTTTCTGCTCCAGCTCATATTCACGCTTTCCACGATTGAATTTGAGAACATCCCTCACATCATTTCTACACCAGTTCTCGTGTATATGACCAAGAACAAATATATCCATGTTCTCATACATTTCAAGAGCTCTTGTGAGGTTAATTGCGCCTTTCGTTACGATACCTCCACCACCAGAGCCGTGGAAATACTTAAGATGTTTAACAAGTGATACACTACTGTAATTTAACTTTATAGAAACCCATCCACCATATCCACCCACTTGAACATTTGTTTTGTTCTTGTAGTTGAGAAGGTCTACAAATCTCTGTAGAACATCTGTCTCCTGGTATTTGATAATGCTAGTCTCATGGTTACCGTATCCAATCACTGTAAACAGATGTGCGTATGGACTGAACCATTCTACAGCTGTCTCAATAACAGAGTCTAGGTATTTAGCGTTGTTGTGTTCTGGTCTAATGTCTGATTTATTAGCTCTACGATCGCCCCTGCCCTGCATGAGGCAAAATAGGTCTCCGTTGATCAGGATGGGTATCTTATTGGTCTTACAATAGTCTAGATGATCCTTGAGCTTTGCTCTATCACATTTAGGATTGTCCCAGTGTAAGTCTGATATGATTGCTAGCTTATAGTCTTTTAGTTCTAAAGAATGTACATTCTTCAGTATTCTTTCTATTTTAAACATTGTGCGGAGCTTTAGTTGATTTATTCACTGACCACGTAAAAAGTTTTGGTCTCTTGGAATTAGTTGATTTTAAAAAGTCGAAGTTATAACGTATGTGCTTAGAACACATAACTAAAAAAGTGATATATAATATGATTGCTAGCAGTTCCACTTTCTCAGTGCTAAGGCTTTTCTTGTGGGTTTGCCATTGGGCTTTGTCATAGGGCCCTTTACACCAGACATTCTAGCACAGAAAGACTTGCGTCTTTTTGCAGGCTTGCTATCTGGGTCAAGCTTAGATGGCTTAGTTGTTACAGCCATCTTTAACTTGCTTCCAGGATTCTCTCTTCTGTAGGATGCTACACCTTTACGATTGAGGCCACCTTTAGGATCTTTACCTTCTTTTCTTGTCCAAGCTGCTGTCTTTGCCATTATCCTTTCTTTTTAATAGTTGATTTTTTAATAGGAAACCCATTTTTATCATAACCTGGCTTACTCTTTCTAGATTGTCTTAAAGCATCATCTTGTGCTTTTAAGGCTTTGCTAATATATTCTTTTTCTTTAGCAGTTCTTTCTTTCCGCTCTTCTGAAGCAAGTTTCCCTCCATAAGGTGCATTTCTAACTTTTGCAGATTTAGCAAAATTAGTTTCAGATAAACGGTTATAATAAGCAGTACTATCTGCCGTAGGTTTTACAGATGTACCTTTCTGAGCTTTTGCTAAAGACTTAGGTTTTTTACCAGCTTTCTTCATTGACACAGCTATTGCAGCTTGTTGTGTTCTACTTTTTGCCATTTCCTTTTCCTTTATATTTATAATCAGGATTATCTTTGTGCCACTTCTTCGTAGAAGCAACACCTTGTTTAACTGTTTTAGCTCTTCCTATTTTAGTAAGGTTGATGGTGTCCCATTTACCTTTATCCATTGTAGGATGGTTTACCATTATGTCTCCCTTCTTAGCTTTGCCTGCATTCTTTGTAGCCTTGTACACTACATGGTTTTCCCCACCAGCTTTCACCTTCACCTTTCCACCATTCTTTAGTGTAGAGCCCTTAAATGGTCCTTTCTTTTTAACGAGAGGACCATTTGGAACAGGCGTAGCGTTTATCTTCTCTGGAAGAGAGTTACGCATTTTAGGTGCAGCTTTTAATAGGTTTTTGATGGATGTCATTAGTATAACTGAAATACATTACTTGCATCTGTAGAATCCACTGCAATAAACCCAACATTAGAAATCTCATAGATATATAATGGTGGATATACAACAGAATAAAGCGGAGCACGAAGTGTCAAGTTATTCCACTTATCAGTATATCCAGCAGCAACAAGAGCTTGTTCAGCTTCTGCTTCTGTCATTTCTAAAGGTAGTTTTATAACTAGACAGTCTAGATATGGAGAATTCATACCTTTTACAACAGTGTTGCCATGCCCATCAACAAGTACTTGATAAGATGGATATTTCATATCTCCCTTAAAAATCACTTGCATAGCATGCATTCCCTTACCTGTAAAAGCTTGGTAGAGTTCAGCAATCTTTGATTCCTGCTTCACTGCTTCTACAGCAGCTTCAAGCATTTGATTAAAGTTTAGAAGCATATTACTTCTTCATTTTCTTTAGTGTCTGAGCAAGACGAGCTCTTTGACCAAGTTTACCAGGCTTCTTTGCAGCAGCTGCAAGTTTACCAGCAGGAATTGGTTCACCCTTCTTAGCACCAAGTTGTGCACGTAGAGCTCCTGGCTTTTTGATAGCCTTCTGAATCCACTTACCACCTTTAGCTTTTTCTACCTCACCACCCTTTTTCATCATCTTGGTAGCACCAAGTTCTTTGTCTGGAGCAAGGCTCACTTTAGTTTTTGCATTAACTGGAGGCAAGTTTCTTTCTTGCACTTTAGTCCAAGCACCATCAGGATCAACAGGTCCTACACGTTTTGGTTGAGTTTTAACAACACCACCAGCTTGCATTTTCTTTTTCATTTCTTTTTAGATTTAGATTGTGCCTTAATCTTTTTTTCTTGCTTGAGCATAGCAGCAGTGGGTTTTTTCCCACTGCCTTTGTTTGCTCTAATATTGTCCCAAAGACCTCTTTGAGAATAGGAGCCATCAGCTCTCTTAATCATTTCCTTCTTCATTTTTGTTAATGGTTAATTGTGTAGGAGCAGGTTTGATTTTGCCTGCCTCAACATTCTTAGCCATAATGCTGTCAAGAGCTGTATTAGCCTTGTCAGCAAGGATGATTGCTGGAGCTTCTGGAAGGTTTAGAATGCTTCTTACAGCATTTACCACCATTGCAAATTCCTGACCATTTAGTTCAATCTTTTCATCTGGAGACCAGACGTACTTCTGTGTTGGATCGTAAGACATAATTGTTATTGGTTTATAAAATGATTTCAAATGATATTGTGCCTGTAGTCTTAATACTCTTTGACAAGTTTAGTCTGATTCCATATATGTTATGAAACTTCAGCACCTCATCAAGTAGCATTCCTATATACTTAGGATGACTTGGGGCAAGTCTAAATTGATATGAGTTGGAGTTCTTTGTGATTTGCAAAGAAGAAAGCTCATCGATTGAGTCAATCATTCCTTCTAACCTTGCAAAGTAGACCATGTCGTTATCCTGCATGATCTCTGGAAAGAACTTCTTTACTATATCCATTAAGATAAAGTTAGTAAATATTTAGTTTTAGCCGCTTCACCAGACAAAGAATCTGCAAGATTTGCAATGTCATGATATGAATTTATTTCAGCGTAAGATTTTAATGATGATGCAAATGCCATTAATTCAGAAACAACAGCCTCAGCTGATGTAGTGATGATTGGTTCTATCCTCATGGAAGTAGGTCTTCTACCTGTATATCCCATTAGCTTCTCAATCACACCATCTTTAAAGTCATGAACATAATCATACAATCCACCAAGTGCTTGATGCTCTGCATAGCTTGTAGTTTGCCAGTGCAACAAATGTAGTTGCTCATGGAAGTATGTTAGCTTAGAGGCAATGGACTCTAGAGACATTGCTCCTTGTCCATTGCCTTTGCTAATCATTTCCTCTGGAAATAATGATTTTGCCATTATCCTGGAGATGTAGTTGTAGTAGTAGTAGTAGGTGCTACGGTTGTAGTTGTAGTTGTTGTAGGTGCCACTGTGGTAGTCGTTGTGGTTGTAGGCGCACAGCACTCGTATGCTGGAACCTCTTTCCAATTACCAACTTTAGGCATTTGTCTTCTTAGGATCAAGCTACCTGCTACTACACGTCCGCTACCATCGTAACGTACATACGCTTTCAAATCTTTTCTGTTGTAAGCTCCCATAATTGTTTTACGGTTAATAGGTTAGGTTATATTTATTTTTTAGTTCTTTAATTTTATTTGCATAGAACCATGTGCAATATTTTTGTGATGTTTCATCATTAAGGATTGCATCTAGATGTGGATCTTTTGTTGGATCTCCGCCATTGTGATATTTCCCTTTGTAGAAACAATGATATGTTCCATTGTGGGTTGATACAATTCCTGCATTATGAAACAGGGTATTTTCTTCTAGTCTTTCAATTGGATCAGTTGCCCAAGAGAAATTCATTTCTTTAATCACTTTTGTTTGTTGCCCTCTGAACCATAGATTCCAAAGAACAGCCCACATATCCGCACACCAGCTTTGATATCCTGCATTCTCACTTTCGAAGAACTCTTTGTTTATCTTTTGTAGATAAACTCTGATCATCATGCAGTCATTCATCACCTTGTCCCAGAATGTGGCATCAACATCTTTAAGGAAATATTGTGCTCCTCCTGAATGTTCGTTGTTGTCAATAGCTATTTGCTTATCGACACCAACTAAGCTCATCACTTCTCCAAGAATGTCTCTAGTTTTATACTCCTCCAACTTATTTGGAAGAACGTCTTTCTCTTTACTCTCAAAATATCTAGCATTGATGTAGCTGTTTGTATCTGACAAATAGCAAACATCATCTTGTGCATAATCATCTACATTGAAATTCTTTGTGAATAGCACATCAGAATCGCAATAGAATATTGCTTTGCTGCTAAGATCTGGATTTGCCTTGAAGTGTTTCCACAACGTCCAAGGTCTAAGGATTGGAATGTATATAGGTAAATACTTATCTAAATCACCCTCGTCTTGATAGAAGTGAAACTCTGCTTCTGGATACAAATTGATAATTTGTTCCCATTTTGTGTTCTTCGCCCTTCCTGTTGGAATGTAAAGAAGAACAATTGCCTTATCAGAGTGTCCTATTTCTTTGAGACTTTCCAACCATAGATGCACTTGCCATGTAAAATAAGTGTCATCTGGCTGAACGCAGACAAATCTAAGATCCTTCATATTTAGTTGTTATTGGTTTTTAATTTTCTCTTTATGGAGCAGCAGTGGTTGTAGTGGTGGTGGTAGTACTTAGACTAGCAGTCACCTTAATCAACTGGTCAAGCTGATTAGAAATTTGCCAAAGAAGATTACTCTCCTGACTCCATCCTATTTGTTTATTTGGAATACCCATATTATTATTTTTTAATTTTATCTACTAACTTCTTCCCAATCAATAGAAGCATACGCACCTTCGCCACCAGACGTTGTTGCTACAGCAATTTCTATTACAATCTCATAAGCAACCCCTGTTAATCCATTCCTTTCTAGTTGATTAGCAAAGAGTGCCTCTTTAAGTATGTTTATTGATGGAGATCCTTGATTTGATGAGTTAACAAAACCACTTGCTAGAATTCTTCCACCAGTCGCACTAGTTCCTGTAAGATTGTATTCTACAGCGGAGTTGACACCTGCATCAACCCATAATCCTCCAGTAGTTGTAGCACTTGCTACCACTCTCCATTGATAATTTTTACCATTACCTATTCCTAACAAAGAAATAGCCGTTACAATTACAATAGCATCTAATCTTGTAGATTTAAGTCTTACAGAAACAATTGGATAGTATGTACCAGCAACAGCAAAAGTTCTTGGCACAGTAATAGATGTTCCAGCAGATTGTTGTAATCCTCTAAGCTCATATCCTCCCTCAGAAATAACTGTAGAACAAATTTGCTTTAATGTACTAGCTCCAGATGTTACAGTGTTATTTCTGATCTCATAACGCAATGGTAAGGATGCAGTAGTGATGTATGTGCTAGCAATAATGTTTGCGTGATTGAATGTGTGACAAACGATAAACTGTCCATTAATTATAAATCCAACACGTACAGATCCCACACCTAACCATTCCAAATCCATCCAAAGGATTTGTGCCTTTGTAAGATCTAGTGTAAGTCCAGAAGGTCCTGTACCATTTAGTTTGTCCCCATTCCAATTAGCTTGCAAAACTGCATTATCTACTAAAGATCCAGTAACAACACTTCTCTCTACAAAAGCTATTGCATTATCTGACTGTTCTAAATAAAATCCATTATCGCTTCCATAGTAACCAACACGTTGTCTAAGCCCAGTTTTAGCAGGGCTCATTACAAATGTGTTTAACACTAATAGTGATTTACCTGGTTGATAAGGAAATACTTTTATAGTTTCTCTTATAACTTCAGAGTCTAGGCTTGTTGTTACGTTCAAATCAACTAATCCTTGATCAACATTAAATACAGCACTTCCACCAACATTAGTTACAGTGGACCATAAATTATTATCTGCATATCTGTGACTAGAATCAAAAAGTGTAAGAGGTTCAGACACTCTCTGTCTACCAAATGAATCGTATGTTGTAGCAGGAAGAACAACATTAGTTGGACTTGTTGATCCAGTAGTGCAACAATTAACTGCTCTGCTAACTTTCTCAAGATCATTCCATATCCCCCATAGGAGATTGGATTCTTGACTCCAACCAATTTGTCTATTAGGTATGCCCATTATTATCTTCCTTGTCCTTTGTACTTACTAACCTTTTTACCCTTTGGTGTATTTAGATTCTTGGCTTTACCAAGTCTCTTTTTTCCAAAGGAGATTTTCTTTTCTGCTGTTGCAACTTTTGCCTTTGCCATAATTTTTAATTTTCAAGAGAGTCTATAACAACAGATTGAGAACTATCTACACTCACTTTCTTTTTACCCCAGAAGTTTTTCTTCTCTGTAATGTAGATGGTGTCTCTAACTGTTATGGTTTTTACAACACTATTAGCTTTTACCAATTCTCTTTTTAAGGTTTCCACCCTCACCTCTATCCTTTCAATCAACTTGTCCACCTGCTTATCTGCTTTGGGCAGAACAACAAGGGCTTGTTTAGCAAGGCTATCGCTCTTTACAAATATAGTATCAATTTGTTCAATGTCAACTACTTCTGTATTAGGACTTTCGCACCCAAGTAAAAATAAAACTATTAGAAATCTTTTCATTTTATTTTACCTAGTTCTTGAAGCGTTGTGAGCTTTGAAAGTGATGCAGCCAATAGGCTGTCAGATCTCTTCAGATTCAATGTAATAACATCTATCTTGATTTCCAATGCTTCAATCTTTTTATCTTGTCCCTCAATTCGATTTTCATAATTGATCTTTCCATCAACATACAAATATCCAACAGCTGCTAGACAAATAAACATCAATCCTTTGATTGGTTCTTTTACAAATTCAGCAAAGCTGATAGGTAAAGCACTAAGCTTAATTTCTTTTTTATTCGTTGTCATTTCTTTTTGTTTTATTAATCCATTTATCTACAGAAGCTATGCCAAATGATCCTAGTACAATCACCATAAATCCATCAAATATAAATTCGTGGATTGGCATTTCTTTTCCCATTACACCTGTTACAATATCTGTAGTTAGTGTAGCGATCATCATTATAAAAGCAATGAATCCCACTAGGGACTTTTCATTGATGCTGTTCTGATCGTTGAATAAATCTTTGATGAACTGTTTCATACTAGTAGGCTATGATATTGCTTGAAATGTTTTAATCTATCTGCTAAACCAATTGTACCACCATTCACACACTTAGTTACAGCTGTAACTGTAGCATCACTAGCATCTACACATTTACCTAAGCAGTTTTTATGGAAGAACCAAGCTGCTGATAGAAGTGGATACTTAGTAGCCACAAGGTCTGGATTAGCTATGATGTCATCCTCCACTACAGCATCAAATAATTTATAGTTGCTCTTGCCTGTCAATTGGATGTAACCTCTTCCACGAAATCTAAAGCCTTCACCAGAAGCTTCATCACCATTGCCCATCCTACTTCCATAAACTAGGTTAGCAATCTTCTCTGGCTTTCTTTCATATTCTTTAGCCTTAGCTTCTGTAGGAAAGTATTTTTTGAAAATTGATAATAGACCTTTAGCTCCATAGTTCAAGTTCTCAGTGACAGCCTTAAAGCTTGCAGATTCATGTCCAACTTGAGCCAAGAAATGAGCAAGTTTAACAGGAGTATTGATTCCAAATTTAGAGATGGTGTCAGGTAGTTGTGCTATCACAGCGTCAGGAACATGTCCTTTTAGTTTTTCAATATTCATTTATTTAATTTTAAGATTAATTGATATTGGATAATAAGCCAGATACATATTGCAGAACTGCTGCTATAGCTATCACTATTCCAATTGTCCACGTAATTCTTCTTCTAAATTCTTCTTGCTTTTCTATTTTTTTCTCCATCAAAGTGATCTTCTCTTCTAACATTTCAATCTTATCCACAAATCCACCAGACTTTGTTAGAGGATTGCCCAGAATCGCATCCACCACTTGCGTAAGTTTACCATCAATAGAAGACATTTTTTCTTCTAAATCATATAGACGCTGATCCATACTTTTTAATTCGTTGTTAATTTGCTGCTGATACGACTCAGTTGCCATGTTAGATTCATTTAAAATGGTTTGAAACAACAAAGCACACCCCTTGAGAGGTGTGCTGTGGAGTTTTTAGTTGGACGGGTTATTCAATTCTGGCGAATAGTAGTAAATTTAGAACATGTATCGATAACTACCAAAAGTTCATATATTTAATTCGTAAAAACCAATATTAAAGTGATAAATATAGAGAAGAGTAGAATTCAATTCTTCAAGGATATATTCACACAACTGCCTGAAGGAAAGGGAGTTGAGGTGGGTACCTTCAAGGGAGAGTTTTCTAAAGAACTGTTGACCATTTGGAATGGTACACTGTACATGGTGGATGTTTGGAGGCCACTAGGAGAAGACTACATTGATGCTAGCAATCATGCTAACTTTGAGCATGGTGTATATGGTAATGCAATGGATAACATCAAGGGTTTTGAAGACAGAGCTATTATGATTAGAGCAACATCTGTAGTTGCTAGTGATGTTTTTCCAGACGAAAGTCTAGATTTTGTCTACATAGATGCCAACCATGCCTACGAATTTGTTAAAGAGGACATTGCTAAGTGGTGGCCCAAGGTGAAGAAAGGTGGATGGTTTTGTGGACACGACTTTTTAAAAATTGATTGGTGGACTGATGAAGCCTTTCACGATAATGGTTTTGACAAGCACATCTGGAGTGGAAGTCACTATCATGGATTGTTTGGAGTTAATCCAGCTGTAGAAGAGTTTTGTAAAGAAACAGGAAACAATGCTTATATTACAAATGAATTTTTTGGAAGCTGGTTTGTAAGAAAGAAATAACTATATGCATAATATGAGAAGAGCCTATGTTCTCTATGGAACAGAGGCGTATCTACCAACACTAGAGCAGTGTGCACTATCCATCACAGCAGTGAGTGATGTGCCAGTGTTGGTTTATTTACTAGGTGATAAATTCAATAGTGATTATTACATAGATAAGAATGTCACTGTTATTCCCTGGCAAATAAATCTTTCTGAAAATGATCTATACAAAGATGATGGGAATGGAAACTTCTACATCAAGCGTGGGAAGAAGGACATTTATAACATCCTTGTAGAACGCATAGCAATCATTGAAGATGCTTTATTGAATCATGCTGACACTGTTGTGTATGTAGATAGTGACTCTGTTGCTACAGAAAACTTAGACAGAATATTCCACATGTATAATGGTGAGCCTTATGTGCTTGCTACAGATGGGATATATGAATGGATGTTCTATGAGGGTAGAGGTGCGTGTGAGACAAGAGAAGACATGACAGGTACAACAGAATACAATGCTTGTCAACTGTTTAATGTAGATCAATCTATCAGAACCACATATAGAACCACAAACCTTTTTATAGCTGGTCAACCAGCTCTACCATTCATTGCTGAATGGAAAACAATGTCCAAGCACCCAGAAATTCTAGATAACAGAGAGTTCTATGCTCCTTACCACGAGGAAACATTATTGAATGTTCTGTTGTGGAAATACAACTATGTTGATGGGCTGCCTTATTTGTACATGAATGGTTCTGTAGAAGAGACTAATGGTTTGTACAATGAATACAAGTTTCTTGGCTGGACATATCATCTAAAGGAATGGCACAAGATTGCCAGTCATAAAGAAGATGTTCTTGTCATGCATGGAGAGAAGCGAGTTGACAAAATGAAAGAAATGCGTGAGGTTGTCAACCAGCATAACAAGTTTAGAATATTATATCTAGCCCCACATCTATCAACAGGTGGTATGCCATCAGTTCTTCTCAAGAGAATACAAGCTCTAGAAGGATTTGATGTTGAGATTATTGTTGTTGAATATTCTAATCACAGCGATGAATACGTTGTGCAAAAGAATGAAATCAAAAAACTTGTCCACAAGATGTACACACTTGTGGATAACAAGATGGAATTGATGGACATCATCAAGAGACACAATGTACATCTTGTACACATAGAAGAGATGGTTGAGGATAGTGTTAACAACTTCCCCATCGATTTATTGAATAGTCTGTACGATAATGATAGAACTTGGAAGATTGTAGAGACTTGTCACAATGTTTATTTCAAACCTGACATAGAGAAGAAGTATCATCCTGATGGTTATGTATTCTGTACACCATATCATCTAGAGACATTTAAAAATATGCCTTCTAGGAAATTTGTTCTTGAGTATCCAATAGAGAATAAAATTCCGTCAAAAGGAGAAAAGCTTTATGAAAAGGTGAAGCTTGGTATGAATCCAATGAAGACACATGTTCTCAATGTAGGACTTTGGACACCAGGAAAGAATCAAGGAGAAGGAGTAGAGATAGCCAGACAACTTCCTGATATAGAGTTTCACTTTGTAGGAAACCAAGCTATTAACTTCAAGCACTATTGGGAACCATTAATGCAAGATCTTCCAGCTAATGTTCATGTGTGGGGAGAGCGTAGTGATGTAGATAAGTTTATGATAGCCTGTGATGTGTTCATGTTTAATTCTACATGGGAATGTAATCCATTGGTTATTCGTCAAGCAGCTAGTCATGGATTGCCTATCCTTGCAAGAAGTCTTCCACAGTATGTAGGAATGTTTGATGGTTGGATCACACCATTGAAAGAAGATGATGTATTGAATCAACTTCTATCGATCAAAGCACCAGAGAAGAGACCACTCAGTGAAGCACTATTCAACTTCAAGGTGAGTCAGATGTACATTTACAACACTGTGCTCACTAATGAAATCATGCTTCAGAAAATTAACATTGATGTCAACTTTGTAGGCCAACCATTTCTTGAAATCACTGGTAGATCAAACAAAAACTATCTAGTAAAGTTCTACGATGAGAATGATATATGTGTATATGAGAACACCATCAGATCAAACAATTGGATAAAGCTTGCCAGAAAATGGTTTACCAATTGGACAATAAAGGTGTGGGAGAATAACTATCCCATCTACCACTTTGAACTCAACTACACAAACCAACGTGTCTACATTTCTTTTGAGAGCTCTTCATTAGGAGACACAATAGCTTGGATGCCTTATGCGCTTGAGTTCAAGAAGAAGCACAACTGTCATGTTATTGTCAGCACATTCAAGAACTTTCTTTTTGAAGATGTCTATCCAGAGCTTGAGTTTGTAGAACCAGGAACAGTAGTTAACAACATCAGGGGTATGTACTCTATTGGTTGGTTTTACGACAGCACCAAAGAGCCTGTACTTCCTAACACTATACCACTTCAGAAAGCTGCTACAAACATCTTAGGACTAGACTATGCAGAGATTAGACCAAGAATAGCTTACACACCTCGTGATGTATTTGATGGTAAGATTGTTACAATAGCCACCAACTCTACAGCTGGTTGTAAGTTCTGGACACGAGAAGCATGGCAAGAGTTGATACACTATCTGCATGGAAAAAATTACATAGTGATCAATGTGTCTAAAGAAGATAATCCATTTGAGAATTGTGAACCACTAGAAGATAAATCATTACAGAGCGCAATGGATGCTATAAGCCATAGCAATTTCTTCATAGGACTATCTAGTGGACTAAGCTGGTTAGCTTGGGCTATGAACAAGCCTGTTGTGATGATTGCAAACTTCACAGAGGAGGGACATGAGTTTTCCTGCATACGTCCTGTTAAGAATAATGTATGTAGTGGTTGTTGGAATAGTCCCAAGTATAAGTTTGATAAAACCTGGGACTGGTGTCCTGTTCATGCTGGAACTGACAGACAATATGAATGCCAGTCCAGCATAACAAGTGGGGATGTGATAGCCTTAATCGAAAGCAAGCAACATGAAAATTGGATAGGTTGATTCTGATTTAAAATCAAAGTCTTCGATTTTGAAATCTAGATCACCAGCATCCACTTCTACGTTCATAAGCTGTGTTCTTTCTTTAATGAGTTTCTCAATTGCTGGATTAGGAGTGCCATCCTCAAGAGTGTTTTCAATAACAAGGTTGCCATCTTTCTCAACAGCACCAAGGCTAGTGAATAGTTCTTTCTCAGAATTAACAAACTGTTCTTTCTCTTCAGCAATCTTCTTCAATACACGCTGTAGAAGATATTTAGTTTTGAAGCTAACATTTTCGTTAAGAAGTCCTACAATTGAGAACTCTTCTCTCTTACCTCCAGCAATTTCTAGCTCGAGGTCAAACATTTGAAATAGTTTGAATTTCATATTATTGGTTTTTGGTTACTTACTATGCAATAGTAGTTGTACTAGTGGTCGTTGTAGGTGCCCAAGGTAATGGTTCTTCTTTAATTTTCAAAGCATCAATTTGCTTCTGAATCTGAGCATCAACATGTTCTGCATAAGATCCAACAACGACAGCTTGAATCCATCCAAGTACAATCTCTTCTGTCAACTGATCATAAGGAATAAAATTGTTTGGGTCAATTGAGCTAGGAGGGAATGGAGTTGCTCCAGAGAACACTCCTTTGTTACCTTGCTCATCAACTCCTGTTTTTGTCCAGTAAGTCTGGATAATTGCGTTTGGCTCATTAGGCAAGTCTATGCCCTTCATGCCTGTTACTGCCCATGTGTAAATCATATTAGTTTATTTTTAAAGTGTCAATCTCTTTTTTAAGTTCTTTAATTGCCCCTAGAAGAACAGGAATGAGACCTGTGTAATCAAGAACCAATTTTTCAGTCATTGGCTCTATCTCAACAAGTTCAGGGAAATACTCTTGCACCTCTTGAGCAATCAATCCTATTCTGTTCTTATCATCTTCAAAGTTATTAAAAGAATAATAAATTGGACTAATTGATTGAAGTTTTGATAGATTATCTTCCATCACAGAGTGAATGGTTTTAATTGTTCTATCTGAAAATGCAGACCAGGATTGTGAACCAGCATTTTTAACAACACCTACACTATTACCATCAAGTACATAAACGTTATATCCAGCATTCATCTGATCTAGCACCATGTGTCCACTGGTTCTTAGATATCCTCCAAATGAACCAGACACTGTTGTCATATACATAGCACCGCCAATTCCATTTGATAAGAAGTATCCATTGGCTATTTCTAGAGAGCCAGCTAAATATGTTCCACCACTAGGATCAACGTAGTATCCAGTGTTAGCAGAATCATAAAATATTGGCGCACGCATAGAACCTTCTGCCTGTAAATATCCGTATTGAAATCTATGATATGCACCATCCCAATAATATAGCCAGCTTCTACTGTTATCATGAATACCAATATTATCACCGCCAGTACTCATTAAACAGTGTCTAGAACCAATTCCCCATCCTTGCCATCCATTCCTCCCTGAACCATAAGTTGTTACAGTACCGTATGAGTTACCCTCGCATTCTGGTGACCATATACCTCTACCATACGATTGCCAATATACACCAGTGCATCCCTGCGGTCTAAACCAATCATCTGCATAAACAGTTCTTAATTGCGTTGAACTATTAGGATCAACATAATATCCAGAATCATTTCTATCATAGTATATAGGGGCACGCATATCATCTCTGGCTCTAATTGAACCAGACAATGCAGCTAAGAATGAACCATTTTCTAATATAAGAGCACCGTGTGTATTAAGATTACTAGCAACACCGCCAGCACTTGGGTAAGACCAAGCAATACCATATAAGTTACCAGCACTAGTTCCATCAATAGGTAGTTTATAAGCATTCCCCATTGCAAATACACCTTGATATCTAACAGATGAGTATAATCCAACTATAGATTGTCCAAAATTATAATCTAAGTAAAGATTTTCATTACCATCTATTCTGATCCCACCGTTTGCAGCAACGTAACTTAATCGAGCTGTTCCTTCTGGGTTTACATAATAAGCTGTATTATTTCTATCATAAAAAATAGCAGATCTTATATCATCAGTGTTGATGTAACTACCATCATTAACAGTTAATGGAGCATTTAGATAGAAGTTTGGTCTATCAGTATATAGGTGAGCATGTCCAGCATTAGCAGGACCAAACCAAATATATCCGCTATCAGTTCTAAATCTAACACCCCAAGTACCCTCACTATCAAATCTACCATTGTTAGTAGAGGTACCAAATGCAATAGCATTAAGTACAGATGTAGATTCGGGATTTGTATAATATGCAGTGTTATTGGAATCATAAAATATTGGAGCTCTGAAATCACCTGATGTTTGATAAGTTCCTGTTCCACCTGTCTTATTTGTTAGGCCATTAAAGTCTGCACTATCAGCATATCCAGCCCAAATTTTACTCCAAGATCCCCATGATCCACCTTCTTTAAATCTTACTGAAACATAAGGATTACCTCCAGTAGATGTTCTATTCCAGTAAAACTGAGAAGCGTATGAACCAGCTCCATTTAAAGGATACTCACTACCTAAGCCAAGTGTAAATCCATAATATTGAGTAGATCCAGTCGCTGGACCATTTGTTGACCCTTGTAAATATCTAACACCAAAATCTGACAATGCATTAAAATCAGTATTTGTACCATGGATTTGTCCCATGTTATTAAATATCTGAGTAGAAGATATCCCATTAAGTTGATTTGAATTACTAGCTGTAGTTGCTGTAGCTGCATTACCATTATATTGTGAACCATTACTACTAATAAAATAAGTTGTACCATTAAGATATATTATACCATTAACGTAATAGTTTAAGTACATTGCTTTTGTACTAGCTGGATCTAAGTGTAAATTACCATCAGTTGTAACTACGTTAGCATAAGATGCAGAAGCGTGCCCATTACCACCAACTTGTAAATAAGCTCCCCATGTAGTATTAGGACCAGAAAGCATTCCACCTCTTAATCTTATAGCACTACTTGACGTGCTATTAAAGTCTGCGTAGTATCCTGTATCATTAGAATCATTGAATAATGGAGCTCTTAAATCAGTATTTGACTGTAAATAGTTTCTATTGATAGTAACAATACCAGATTCATTAATAGTGATGGCTGTTCTTGATCCAGTAGCATAACTATCTGTTGTGGCCAGATACATTCTACTACCATAAGCCCCAGATCCCTGTACATAAATACCAGCATTTGCAGTAGTGGGAGTAGCATTACCAGATGAGAATGTAATACCTGTAGCAAAATCAGCTGTAGTCTGCCCACCAAAGTGTAATCCATAAGTAGCTGTTAGGCCTGGTGTTGTTACATTTATACTGTTCTGCCTATTTAATACAGTTTGACCTGTATACGTAAGTGTAGAACCATCATCTGTTAGTCCACTATTACCAATTGTTGTAGCACTTGTGAACTTAGCCATTGTGTTTGTTGTACCAGATACAGCAACAGATGTACCAGACGTTCCTGACGTTCCACTAGCACCAGGAGCACCATTCACGCCACTAGTTCCAGAAGTGCCAGATGTAGCACTGGAGCCACTAGTACCACTGGTACCCCCTGTACCACTAATACCACTAGTACCACTGGTTCCAGTTGTACCAGATGTAGCGGATGTACCACTAGTTCCTGATGTTGCTGATGTTCCACTTGTACCTGTAGTGCCACTAGTACCACTAGATCCAGAGGTTCCACTAGTACCACCAGTACCATTGGTTGCAGACGTACCACTAGTACCAGACGAACCTGAGGTTCCTGTAGTGCCAGAAGTTCCACTTGAGCCTGACGTGCCAGTTGTGCCAGATGTACCACTCGTACCATTGGTTCCATCTATAGCAGATGTACCACTAGAACCGCTAGAACCAGACGTACCAGTGGTACCAGAAGTTCCAGAAGAACCACTCGTACCAGTGGTACCACTTGTACCATCAGTTGCGCTAGTGCCACTTGTACCTGAAGAACCAGAACTACCATCACCTCCAGAAGCACCATCAATATTTACAGACCAGACACTATATGTTCCTGATCCTGTTAATCTGAATACAATGAAGCTTATTGATCCTGTTAGTGGATCATAAGAAGTCACCTCAGCTTCATTATGGTTGTTAGCGTCATACGCAATGATGATAGACTGAGCAACACTATATGCTAGTCCTAGACCTACTGTGATTGTTCCTGTACCACCAGCAGCTTGTAATGTATATGTTGTTGTAGATGTTGTTTTAAATCTATCACCAGACAAACCAGAGCTACCAGAAGTACCTGTACTACCGCTAGTTCCACTTGAGCCACTAGTAGCACTTGTTCCACTGGTTCCGCTAGAACCACTACTACCCGTTGTACCGCTGCTACCACTAGTACCTCCAGTACCATCAGTTCCGCTTGTACCAGTTGTCCCACTAGTACCGCTAGTTCCTGTGGTTCCACTAGTACCACTGCTTCCACTTGTACCAGTAGTACCAGAGCTTCCAGAGGTACCCGTAGTACCACTAGTGCCAGAAGTGCCTGTGCTACCACTTGTACCACTCGATCCACTAGTGCCAGTAGTACCGCTTGTACCTGACGTAGCACTTGTACCACTAGTACCGCTTGTACCAGATGTTCCTGTACTACCAGAAGTACCAGACGTACCCCCTGTACCATCAGTACCACTTGTTCCAGAAGTACCACTAGTTGCACTGGTACCAGACGTACCTGTGGTACCACTCGTACCTGAGGTAGCACTTGTGCCTGATGTTCCAGAAGTACCCGTTGTACCACTTGTTCCACTAGTACCATCACTACCAGATGTACCAGAGGTTCCTGGATAATAACCAAGTATGTTTACAATGTCAGAAGCTGTTATTGGGGAAGCAGACGTAACTAGTCCTTTACCACTCACTGTAAACTTTAGAGGAGTGATGGTATTGTATGGGTTTGCGTTGACATTCTGCAAAAGCATACTGATGTTGCTTCCTGTAAATCCTGATCCAACAACATCACCAATGAAGTTTAATGGTAGTGGTGGTATTGTAACTGGTACAGGAGTGATGTTTGTAACTAAACCTTTTGCATTCACTGTTACAATTGGAATAGTGTTACCATTACCAAATGTTCCAGAGGCAAAGTTTACAGTGGCCAGTGTCATAGCTGCTACACCAGGACCTGAGGCTGTTGCATCTCCAGAGAGTCCAGTGATATAATTAGCAGCTGGTTGATAGGCTGTTGAATCTAATGTTCCATCTCCCTTTACAAACTGTGAAGATGACCCACCAGTGGTGATGTGTCTAGCAGCTTGTACATTTCCTGTAAATGCTAATGTAAAGTTTCCACCAATAGTGGTGTTTTGTGTAAGAGCACCACCAAGTTGTACAGGTTGGAATGGTGTTGGTTGTATCAAGCCATTTGTAAATGCGTATCCCACCCCAGCATTTTGGAATGCTTGGTTAATCTTTACAATGATTGCCTCAAGAGTGTCATTGTTTTGTACACCTATATAAAGAAGACTCTCACCTGTGTAAAACACACACGTGGAGTTGAGGAATAATGGGCAAGGTTCAGATCCGCAATATACTTCTGCCATGTTTTTGTTGTCTTATGTTTTCAGAAAATACAAAACCTAGAGACTATACTGCCCCTAGGTTTAGTTTATTTTCTGTAGTTATGTAAAACTAATGATTATACGTTTATTTCTCAACAGGTTAAGTATAATTGTCTTACTTACCAGGAGTCTTTGATACTGTAATGTCGTACTCTTTAGCAAACTCTTCGTCAAGCATTGCAGCATAGTTAATCAAAGACTTCGTTAATGGGAACATCTTAGCCAAGTTCTTTATTGGTTGAGCATCCTTTTTCACTTCTTCAAAAGACTTGGTTGGATCAGATACATCAAATCCTGTCACTTCTTTTGTCAAATGTGTTCCAAATCTTGTAACATCTGTAACAACACCAATAGCTGGTAGTAGATTACCTTCTAGTATATTCTGGAACTCAAATGGGTTGATGAAGAATGTTAATTCACTTACAAACTTGTCAATGATTCTTTGGCTATATCTAAATGCATTCTTCTCAGCTCTAGTGTCATCATCATCTGGACCTATAAGTCCCATTGAGAATGATAGACCAATCAAAGACAATGTTAAAGCAAGTTCTCTCATCTGATTTCGAAGATTGGTTCTAATCAAATCAATGAATTCTTCTCTAGTCATGTTGAGAGTTTCTCCAGTTCTTTGCAAATATTCTTCAGAGAACTTCTCAAACATTCTATCCAGCTCAACCATTCCATCCTCGTTGAGTGATAGTATGTTGTTGATGTTGTTAGAAAGCTGAACAATACTTGTCCCTGCAACATACATGAATAGTCTTAGTCTACCAATGTCATATCGTTCTCCTTCTGTTGTACCATCTTCATTAATAGTTACAGAGAAGTCATCAGACACCTTCTTCAAATGATCAAATCGTGTAAACGCTAGACCAGGAATCCAGTTCTTGAATATCATTGCTGACTTCATCCAAATATTCATCTGGGCTCTGTTCACATTCTGTGCGTTGATACCACCAGTTGCATTTGTTGATATTCTTCTAGTGAGTCTTGTCAGTCTTTGAATCTCATCACGATTATTCAAATCAAATCCAGGAATAACAAGATTGCCATCTTCCATTTTCATTGTTGAACCAATTGATTGTTCTTTCTTCAATTGTTCAATCTCAGATTCAATCTCTTTGTCAATTTCCTTTAGTCTTGTTACAGATGCACCTTTCTTCTCATCTCTATATTTTCTTTTTACAACATCTCGAATGTTCACAAACTTTCCATCCTGAACCATGATGTTATCAAGAAGAGTCATGAAGACAGCCTTTTCTGTAAATTGTTCTGGTTGTCTCATGAAAAACATTAGAGCATCTCCAAAGTTTTGTCTAGTGAGAGTAGTCATTCCAGCCTTCTTAAAAGATTCATAGTTTGGATCTTCTCTAAGAGGCATAAACTTGTCTATAAGTTCTACGAATATATCTTGCTTTTCTTTACTTAAGTTGTTTCCAAGTATCTCATATTGCTTTTTGAGAACTTCTCCACTATTAAAATATATACCAGACTGAGCAGCTAACTGAACGTTTGTACCAAACCAGTTCACAGCACCAGATACAAACTCAAAGCCAAGTGCCTTCAGTTGGAAATATCTGTTCATTGTCTCCATTGACTTAACAAGAGAAACTGAACTTGGATTATCGTCTATTGTAAATATTTCTTTTCCCCCAAAATGCTTAGCTGTTTTATTTACAGCCTTTTTCATATAATCAACTACACCAGTGGATATTGTAACATCTGTATCATCTAATGGATACTTCTGATCATACAATACAGCTCTCATGAACTGGTCATAGATCTTGGCATTCTCCTCGTTTCCTTTCTCTTCTATAACTCTACCATTTTCCACAACAACATTTCCAGTTCTAGATGTCTGAAGATGATGTTCCTTAAAGGTTTCTATGTCCTTTACAAGTTTTATTTGGTCTTCCACCTCAGACAAATACTTATAGTTGTTCATGTGTCCTATGTAAAGGATCATGTTAGCAAATAAGTCTTCGCTCACTTCAGAAGTGTCCACTTCTCCACCAGGGAGTTGTGTAAAGTCTGTAGTGTAGTATTTTGGTATGCCATTCTCAACTTCACCTGTAAGAGCATCAATGTTTCCATACCCTACATCATCAGCTCTTATGGATAGTTTGTTACCAAAGTTCATCACTGTGGACAAACTAAAATCCCAAGCCAAGCTTTCTGCCATACTTTTTCTCACCCATGGTAAGAATGTTGACACGCCTTGGTTGCTTAGATATCCTACATCTTTAGCCTTCTCGTTAATCTTGCTTATGAAGTTATATAACTCAAGTAGCTCTGGATCTTTCTCTAACTCTTTATACTCTTCAGATAACCATTTAGCTTTTGGATGACGTAGTATTACATAGTTGTTCCAACCAGTAAAGTCTGCTCTTCTCAAATCCCACTTCTGTCTTTCCTGAAGAATTAGTCTATCCTTCATTTCTTCATTGTTGGCGTAGTCCCTTTCTATTTGAGCTACTCGCTTCTCAAGAAGAGCATCTGCTTCTTTCAAATAAGCTTCTACATCAATATTATCTTTTAGCCATTGCTTACTTCTATTTTCTTCAAGAGAGTTGTTTTTAACACCATCTCTAAACTCAGGACTGTATTTATAAATTAGTTTATTTACAAAATTGCCCTTATCATCCTTACGATAGATTTTCTTAACTAGCTGTCTAAGATCTCCTCCTCTACTAGCCAGTTTCTCTCTAATCTTCATTAGATCTTGCACCTCATCCTTTGCATCAGCAGATGCTCTAACCTTTGCGTTCTCAGTGAGCTTGTAAAGAATCTGTACAGATGCTAAAGGTATTTCACTAATAGATCTAAACAATGAACCTAGTCCTTTCACCACAGCTGCTGGATTAAGAAGACCAGTTACAAGATTTCTCAATCCCATATACTTATCTGCAAATTGTCCAGCAATCTCATACACTTGCTCTCTAGACTTTCTAATCTGTGTAGCATTCTTAGAAAGGTCTTCTAACATTTCTTTTCTATCAGCAAGCTCTTCTTCAGATATGCCCATTTTATCCATCTCTTTATTATAGATGAGATCACCAATGGTATCACTAATCTTTCCAAATACTTTAGCAATCGCTAAGTAGTCTCTGAGATCTGAAGAGAAATCTGATAGTTGCTCGTTAGTAAATTCGTTGGATTGAGCATTAGCATCTTTATAAATCATGTTGTAATCACTGATGAGGTTTTCTCCTTCCTTCATCATTACTAACACTACATCAATTACAGGTTTGATATTCATTGTTCCTTGAGCCATTCGTATAGCTTCTCTAACAATATTCAAACGTTCTCTTTTAAACTCACGCTCCTCATCAGATGTGGCTTTTGTTTTAGATATTCTATCAAGAATTGCATTCAATTCTCCAATAAATTTATCAAGGCTCTTGAATCCTGTGCTTTCTGTCTTTTCAGAAACAGGGACAAGTGTTAAGTTCTCTATCTTAGTTGTATCAACAGAGCCAATATTTATTCCTGTAAGAGTTGGTTTTGAATCCTCCACCTTCTTATCAGCTGGCTTTATCTGGAAAAGAATAGGTACAGCTCTATTCATCCCCACCTTCTTAACACCATAGTTGGTTAGAAGTATGTCACGATATCTTCTTAGCTGTACACCGTATGCTTCTTGCTTATACCACTGAACATCTCTCTGACCTTCACCAACACTCATGAACTTCCAGTCAACAATGTGACCAGTTCCATCTTCATCAACAATAAGTAAGTCAATTGTACCAGCTTCCTTTTCTCTAGCGTCATATACTCTTGCTTCAGAGAAGACAAGAATATTCTTACCCCCTTTGGAGCGAGCTTCAATCATCTCTGTGTAATAGTTCTCAATCTTAGCATACACTTCAGCATCAACTCTATCTCTAATGTCTGGTCTAGCGTCAGGTGTTGTTTTTCTGGTGCCGTCAAGATTGAAATATCTATAGTGGATTTCTTCAAAAAATCCATGATACTTTATACCAAGATTACGCTTGAATTCATTAAATGCTTTCTCTTCTTTAGTGAAGGTAGGTTCTCCAAACTTGTCTTTGTAATATCTTTTTACACGATCAGTTACACGTTTTAAAACACGCTTGTATGTACCATCTGGTTGTTTGTATTCGTAGAAGTTACTTGCATCAGAATCACCAATGGTAAGAGGATCTATTGTAGGATCGACATCTTCTTTTCTTAATGTCTCCCTAGTTTCAATAATTCTTCTCTGTATTTCTTTTTGTGCTTTTGTAGGTTCTGCAAGTTGGAAGAATATTCCTTCTCCAGAAGATCTTGTTTTTACAAACTCTCTGAAGCCTTGAACATCATTCTCGTTTGCTAGAATATGGATTTGTTCAGGTTCTTTAACAGCGTATTGAGTGTCTCTATTTTTAATACGATCATCTTCATACTCTGTAACATCTTCCGCAATCAATGAATCGTATTCTTCTATTCTATCTGCTACATCTCTTGTGAATTTTCTACCACTTTCTCTTCCTAGATAATAATCATATTTTTCTATTAGTACTAGTGGGTTTTCAGAATTAATAAGAACTGGCACAACTCTATTATTAACAATAATCTTACTAGAGGGTGATGTGGCTATAGCCTTTCTAACAACATCTCTATATGCTTCTAGATCAGAGTTTAACAAATTGTATAGATTATCTATATTCAAGTTTAGATATTCTAACAAAGGTGTTACTTTATCAAGAGCCTCTTTATTTTTTCTAGCAACCTCCTCTCTACTTCTCAAAGTGCCAAATTGAGTTAGAGCATAAAATATATTATCTTCTAAATTTGCTTCTGGTTCAGAGGTTCTTAGATCTAAAACTGTTTTTACTAAGTCTTCTTTTTTAAGAAGAAGTTCTGATTTATCACTCCAATTCTTTGCATTAATTTTATTTTTAAAAAAGAATATTAAGTTTTCAAATGATTGATTTATAAAACGCTTATCAAATTTATCAAACTTTTTATTAGTACCATGATAAACAACGTCCTTCACTTTGCTATTAGGAAAGACAGAGTCTAGATATTGAGAATATAGTTGTAGAGCTTGTTGTTTCTGTTGTGGGGTTATTTGTTGAATTTCATCAGAAGTTTTAATTCTAAAAGCTCTTTCTTCAGTTACAAAACTGTCAGGATATTTTTCACTAGCTTTACCAATATCTCCTATTTTTTCAGCATATCCTTTTTTAACTAATGAATTTAATAGTTGTATTTCTTGACTACTATTTTGATAATCAGAATATAAACTACTTCTATAATCTTTTTTAGCTAAATCAGCCATTAAAATATGAACTACTTGTCCATAACCTTTATTTTGATATTCATCGTTAATTTCAATAGATAAGCCTAATTGTTCTTTTTCTCCATTATTTACAAATTTAACCCTACCTATTTTTTTATTATTAAGTTGAATAAACATCCAACCACTATTTGTTTCTTTTGATAGTGTTATTCCTTTATTATCAAATGTAGATTTATTAAAACCTAAAGCTTCATATACTTGATTAGCTAATTCAGGATTAGAATTGAATAGTTCTTCTACACCTTCTTTGATATATGGAGCCTGACGTTGTGCATAGATTGTCTCATTAAGAATATCAGACACTTCTCCCTCAATCTCTCCTTCTATAATCTGTTTTGCAGTTTCTTCAAAGATGCTGATGTTAGCAGACTTGTACATTCCTCTGAAGAAGTCAGTGATGGCATTCCACCAACGTCTGATGATTGATCTGTTTTCTTCTTCTAGAAGCTCTGGGAATTGTGCAGCATCTTGACCCTGATTGATGATCAATTCAGAAATCAATCTATCAACAGCTTCCTTCTTTATTTTTCTAATATCAGGCTTTCCATTAGGAAGCTGATAGAATTTATTGTTTTTGTATTCTTCTAATGTTTGTTTGTAAATCTTAAATCTGTCAATCTTTGATATCATCTCAGTGACAAGACTAGGATTCTTTTGTTCAATGATCGCTGTAGCAACGTGAACCATCTCTTCTGTAAGAGCTACATCTTCTTTACCTTCAGCTACAGCAATTACACCTCTTACAAGATCCGCAACAGCATTAGCTCCAGATACATTTGTAGAGGACTTTCTTGCATACTCAGTAAGTGATTCAATGTTCACTCCCATCTTCTTAAGCACTTCTTTCACCTTGGAAATAGTTTCTGGAGAAGCTACGGAGAGTTGAGATTCTTCTTGCTGGAGAAATAAATAATCTTCTCCATATTCAACTCCTGCTCTAACAGCATCATCCATTTGAGCTGCTCTTGCTTCTTCTATCTCAATTTCCAATTCATGATTGTAATACAAATCAACAAGAGCATTTGGAATATCAACTCTTCTAGAAACTGCGTCAGCCTCTGAAAAGAATTCTACCACTGGTGCATTGTAATCAGCATTGATTTCTGATGCTAATTTCTTGGCATTAGCTAACGACATGTTGAAACCAGGGTTTGATCTGGTCTCAACATTTGTTGTTAGGTTGTTCTTTATTTGTATTTTACAAGGCATTTTATTATTGGCAAGATGGAGGAGTTCTGTCAATTGCTGGAAGATCTCCAGGTTTATTTTTATTAGCCACTGGGCTTGGAGTTGCTACAGGGCTTCCACCAGTGAAGATGTTAATAATTCTTTCGTCAGCTGCTACATTACGAACTTTGATAAACCCATTATCAATTTCTGAAGGCTTCTCAACATCATAGAATTCTTGAGCTCTTTCTCTAGCACCCCATGCATTTACAGCTTGATAGATGTAATATTCTTTACCATCATAAGCTGTGTGGATAAATGGTAGTCCTCCAGTTTTCACTTTTCTAAACAATCCACGCTTGATGTAAGAGAAGTCTCCCTTCTTTCTCATCTCAGCTTTTTTCTCTTTTGTAAAACTTTCGTCTTCCCACGAATATACGAAGAAATCAGAATTAGATTTTCTTCCAAGCATACTAACTGAAATGATTGGAGGAATTTGATTAGTTTCTACTGCTGATTTAACTTGGTTAGGAAGGTATCTCATTGCTGGATTATAAACCTTCTTCTTAGTCCATCTAGCTTTCTCATAAGGAACTACATCATCATTTCCCCAATTGTTTCTTTCGAATACATTCAAATCTGCAAATGTTTCTAGATTAGGAAGACTCTCAAGTTTTTGAATTGTATCGTTGTAGATACTTTCAAAATCTTCAAAAGGAAGTAATGATGTGAACGATAGTCTATTTACAGAAAGTCCAGACTGATACAAAGCCAACATCTTAAACTTGTTGTATTTGGCTAATTCTCCTTTGCTCTCAAGATATTCCTTAAGTTCTCTGAAGCTGTATATAATACTATTCTGATCGTATATTTTATTCGTTGCTCCTTTTATCTTAATGTTGTTAGCACTTTCTGGAGAAGCTTCTGGTGCAAGTTGTGGCACAATGATGTTAACGACATGATTGTCAAACAATGGATGATTAGGATTTGCTTTAATCTCTTTAACCATTTGCATGATGTCATTAGCATATCCACCATTGGTAATCATTGTGTTAACCACTGCATCTTTAAACACTGTGTTTGTTTGTACAGCATAGTCAAACAAATCAGCTACAGCTCTTTGTGCTAGTTTAACAAAGTCACGATCATTTAGATCAACGTATGGTTTCAACACTCTCTGTATAACATTTCTCACCTTACTTCTATCAGAAGCAAGAATCTCCGCTACACCATCTCTTGTTTTGTTCAAGGTTTCAGCCGTTGTTCCAATGAATGAATTATCCAATATCTCATCTACAGAACTGATGATGGTTTGTTGAGCTCTAATAAACTGCTCATGCTTTTTAAATAATAGATATGGATCATTGAAGTTAGATGTGTCATAGTTAGTTCCCTGTGTAACTAGGAACATGTGCTCTGCCATCTTAGCATACTTCAAGAACTCACCAAGAATAAATTGTTGATCAGCTTTTTCATTTGGCGAAAGATCTGCTACACTTTTACCCACCATGTTTCTTAGAGAAGCAGTGTTTGGAATTACATCTCTAGGAGCCATGTTTGCTTTTGGATCAAAGTTGCCCATGGTGATGTCTGCGAAATCATCTATGAATAGCCAAGAGTAGCCAGCATTCTCAATGATTCCTAGGTATTCACGAATGATTGGTTGATTCATGAAATAAGATACAGTGTCAATAGGTACGCCTATCTTAACCAAGAACAACCAGGTGGATGCTACGTTTGGTGTAGCACCAAGTTCCATGATCCAAGGTCCATTTGAAATATCTACATAACCATCAATGAATTGGCCAATGATGTCAGAGATAAACTGACCATCAGCGTTTTTAATCATAGACATTGTAGCCTTACCATCAAGTTGATTGAAGCTTTGGAACTTCACCTTTGCATCACCTAACCATTTTGCATCTACAGGAGATACGTTCTCCAATCTAGCAGGATCTACAAATGATGCAAATCTCTGCATGAGTGAATGGTTTGTCTGGTTAACAGCTGCAATACCAATTGCATACTTACCAGTTACAAATGCATGACGTAGTGATGACATGAAGTTTCTATTCAACATGTTACCTACGTTTCTATAATCATAAGAACCACCTACAGTTTTCTTAGCAATCTCTTCAGACAATGCTTTCATTTGATTAGCAGAGTTTGGAGTCATTAACTTATCGTAGTTCTCATCACTCTTAATTAAATTCTCAGATGATTCGATGTAAGCGTTTTCCAAAGATGCTTTGTAAAGTCTCTCAGCATGCTCTTCTACAAAAGCATCCTGCAAGTCTTGAACTGTAAGTTTTTCTAATTTCTTATTTAACTTTTCAAATCTTTTTGCAAAGACATCACCAACAAGATCTACAGAAAGTTTACCATCAACTATTTCATTTGCAAACCATTGTCTGAATAATGGAATCCATATTTGAGCAAATTCATTAGAAGTGTTTTCTGTAACAATATCAACAAATGTTTGTCTAAGATCTTCTTGTTTCAGTATTCTATTTTCAACTTTCTCAATCTTTGCTTGAGTTAGTTCTTTAGATAGAGCCTTGAACTTATCAATGGCCTGCTGACCATAACCTTCAAATGGAACAAGTTTGATGTTACCTTTTGTATCTTGATAAACGTTCTTCAAATACATTGAAAGTTTATCAATATCAAAGTCAGATCCTACCTTAGCTACAAGTGCAGAAGGAATAACTACAGAGTCACCAAATTCTTTTGGTAAGAATTTAGCAATCTTTATTGCATCAATTGAGTTTTGGTTTTGTGTAGGAATACGGAATGCCACACCCATAAGAATCTTTTGACCCTCTTCTGTATTGTTGAAGTAGTTAAGAAGTTCTTTGTCAGATAAAGGGCTGTCAAACCATCTTCCAATCATCACTTCAGCTACACGCTCTCCATCTTTCTCATAGAACTTCAATGTATTAGAAACGAATCCTTTCTTACCATTGATTTCCTGTATTCCTATCTTGTTTGATTCTAGTAGTGTAGAAGGTATTTGTACTTTCATACCTCCAGATATTTTTGGAGAAACAACATTACTATCAACAATAGAATAAAGAATGTTTCTCACTTGCTGATATGCAGGTGTTGCTTCAAGAATAGTTTTACCTTCAAGGAATGAATCAAGTGATTTAATCACATTATCATTCACTTCTCTTTTTAGCATTTCTTTTCTTAATGTATCAGCTGCGATAGAGAAGTCAGTTATTTCATACCCTTCTTTTGTTTCTGCAATACCAAGCTTCTTCAATAGAGATTGGTAACCAAACTCAGTCATTGCTTGTAGCAATTCTCTGTTGTTCTTTATCTCTTTGTAAAGCTTAGACTTTTCTTTATCAGCTTCGTCAAGAGCATTCCATGCTTGGTATCTCTTATTGAAGTTTGTTTCATTAGGCATGAAATCAACAGGAACACCAGCAGCCATAAAGTCCATTGTCAAAAGCTTTGTCATCTGAGAACCTCTAGTAACAAGAGCCTTTTCCTTAGAAGGAACTTCTGCCTGTATAGCCATAATCTTGAAAGGAACATTGATAACATTCTGACCCTTTCCAGAAGCTGTGTAAGGAGTGTCATTGAATGATCCATCAACATTGTATGTAGAATGTGGATTTCTTGCTCCAACCTTTCTACCACTGTTGAATACAATGTAATCAATATCCTCTCTCTGCATCTTATCATAGAGCTTCATTGCATTAGATGTTGAATTAACCTTATGCATCACTCTAAATGATAGAGGGTAGAGAGCAAACTTGTCAAGGACCACTTCATTATATCCTTGTTGATTATCAGTAGTTCCAGCAACAATTGGTTTTACAGGAGTGTAAGCACTCTGATCACCAGGATTGTTTTTCTCAAACTCGTCAAGTGTAGCTTGATCTGCTCCAGACTTAACAAGCTTCTCATAGGCAACATCGTGTCTGTATTGAAGTTCATTAGTCTCTGTCCACTGACCCGCTCTAAACTTCAAGTTTCTATGAGCCTTCATAGAAATTATACCTGAACCATCTGTTTCTTTATAAGCTTCATAATCTTGTCCAGGAACATCTACAATACCAATCACATCAGCATGTGTAGCTGTTCTGAAATAGTTTCTATTGAAGTCTGTATATCCAACATCGCCTTTTTCAAATCCTGCATTCAATGCATTTTGCATTGCTGCGTTTATACTAAACCCAACAGTTAAGCTATCTGGATCAGACATAATAGCTTGTCTTGGAGAACTAAAGCTTTTGATACGCTTAAGTTCATCCTTGTATTGATATGGATCAGAATACATGAGTTTGTGCAACTCAATGTTAGCAATCATGTAGTTGACAGTGAGTGCTGACAAGTTGTTGTTCAATGTCTGCTCATTCATTGATTCGCTCAATGAATACATTCCATCTTCACTACTTTTAATATTTCTTAGAGAAAATCCTACACCATCGTATTGAAGAATACCATACTTATTTAATGTATTTCTAAATGCTTGTGTTCTAGACTCAACATACTTCTTTACAGCAACTTCAATCTTTTTCTCAAACTTGTTGTATACAGCTTCTGCATCAACCTCTTTAGAGGCTATGATTTCGTTATTAAGTTCTTCACCTAGTATATCATAGAAGAATCTAAGATTGTTTCTCTCAGACTCTCTAGATGCATCAACAACTCTATCTGGAGATTTCGCAAGTTCATATTCAGATTTGAAATACTCTTTGAATATTTCCATCACCTTTCCATAACCTATGCTCATATTTTTAGATGACACATGGTTACCCATCTTAATCATCCATTCAATAGAAGCATCTCCAGGAACAAGATTCAAATAGAATCCATTTAGGTTAAGGTTCATTTCTTGTGTTAGACGTTCTGGATAGTTTAGTCTAGCAGAAGGCTTTTGTTTACCATTGATGTCGTTCTTAGTACCTCCAACATACGCAACTGTCAACAAATCACTATTAGCATTAGATGCAGGAATCTTCTTTCCTCCTTTTGGAAATAGCTTATTCATTATCACAGATCCTTTTGCAAAAGGGTCCATGACAAGATATTTGTAATGACTTTCTTTTACAGAGTTGTCACTAAGATCTTTAGTTTTTGATACAAAGTCTTGAAGATCACTTAACGGGTTTACGCCAATGTAAGACTGTGTACGTTCATTTGAAATGTTGAAGTATGTACTCTCAATCTCTGGGTTAGATGATTTTATTTTTAAAATAGCAAGTTCTGTAAGTCTTCCTTGAACACTAATTGTCTTTTTGGAAAGAGTCATCAACTCTTTGTTCTTAACAAGACTATCTCTAATACCCTTTACAATCTCTCTAAACTTAGTCTTATCGTCACTGGTAAGTTTTCTAAAATCTTCTTTACTAAACTCAATGCCAATATCATTCAAGAATCTCAACATTGCATTGTCATTATCAGCAATGTTTGAAGAGTTGAATTTTAAGTCATTGATTTTATCTTTAGCAACATAAGCTTTTTTAGAAGCATCGTATTCAAAATATCCTTTACCCTCTCTTGCAGAAAGGATGATTCCATTCTCATAATCATTTGCAATCTGTGCAGAAGCCTGTGACAAGTTTGCATCACCAACAACTACATCTCCATTCTCAAGAATAAATACGTTCTTAACTTCTGGATTTTGTTTTTTGAATGTGCTGAAGAAAGAAGATAGTAATTGAATACTATGAGGAGTGGTAAGCTTTTTGAATTCAAACTTACCTTCTGATGGATCTTTCTTAGCAATCCTCTTGTACAATCTAGAATAGTTTCCATCTTCTAGAGCAAGTCTTCTGAGATTTTCCATCATCTCATCCACATCTCTAGATGCATGAAGTTTATTCATCACGGTGATGAATGTCTGGGCAAGGGGTAATAACTCGTTTCCACCAACAGATGTAACAATTGCTTCATCAACACCATTAACTCTTTTTGTTCTAGGTAGTGTTGCAAGCAATAGTTTTATTGCTGAATTTGCTTTTCTAAACGCATCAATCTTTGTTGCATCTGGACTTATTTCTTTAGTCTTTTCCTCATCACGAATTTCAATCTCCTCATTCTCATCAAATTCAATTTGATACTGTGACATATACTCTTCATACTTAACGAAGAGCTCATTCCATTGCTCGTTTATTTTTGAAAAGTTCTCTCTTAAGAAATTATCAAGTGCTACAAATTCATTAGCTGATATTTTACCAGCTAAATAGTTTTCATTATTTGCTACAATCTTATCTCCAAGAATACCATTCTCTACAATGTTTCCATTCTCATCAACTCTTCCTAGAGTTTCAGCAAACAATTCATCGTTCAAATACTTTTTAGAAATTTTATTTACATTGAACAGGCTTTGATCAGTGCTTCCAAGAAGAGACAAAGTTTTATAAGCCATGTGTTGAATCAATTCATTCTGTTGCTTATAAGGAACTGTAATTCTCAACTCATCTTCTTCTGTAGCAAATCCATCTTCAATGTCAACTATCTGTGTAGGAACATTCTCAAGCACTCCCATAGAAGGTGTAGACTTAGCATAATAGCCAGTTCCTATTCTTTTGAATAATTCTTCAGTGTTGATGCTTGCATCTTTACCTGTAAAGAATTTCTTGATGACATTAACAATATCAGAGAATAGTCTAACTATAAAAGGTCTTCCATCCTTTGGTTTAGTAGGAACCTTCTTGAATAATACATAGTCTCTAAACTCTTCAGCAAGTTGTTCTTTGATTTGTTGAGGAGTAGCTTCTGAATACTTTACTGTCTCACCTGTAGGTCTATCAACAAATGTTCCTGTTCTAGATTTGAATTCCTTAATGATAGATTGCTGCTCAGCTGGATCAGTAAACATCTTCCATACAGCCTCAAACACTTCGTGATAGAATGTTCCCACTTCTGCATTTTCATATACATAGATGGCACCATTTTTCAACATACCCCAAGCTTGAGCACCATTGGTAGCTTGAATTAGATTCTTAAGTCTATACAATGGAACACCAGGAAGCACTCTTTTCCAGAATGCTTCTATCTCGTTCCAGTCTTCAATCTGCATAGACTTAGCTTCTCTCTCAACAACCTCTCTATATTCAGCTCTACCACTTCTTGGTGTAGAAGCAGCATTGTTTTTTATTTCTTCAGATCTTCTTTTTGCCTCTTCTTCAACACTAGAAGCTGCTGGTGCTGGTGTAAATAAACTAGCTCTAGCTTCTTCAATACGACTTGGTGCAGGAGGTGCACCTGGAACAATAGGTTGTTGAGCCTGAGCTATAGGAGCAGATGGTGCTGCACCAAATAGAGACGCTCTTGCTTCATCTATTCGATTAGAAACTGGTGCTGGAGTTGCACTTTTAGTTTCAACAGGTGATGCTTCAATTGGTGTAAGCTTAACTTCTTTCTTTACTTCTGGAATAATATAATCATCTACAGTGTCTGTAGTGTAGAAATAAATTCCAGATCTGTTTACATCACTTGGTCCTTCTAGAGGACGCATGTATGTAGAAAGAGGAAGTTGTTCTCCAGATCTTTTCTTACCATCAGGAGTAGTTGTGGAGAGTAGATAAGATTGATAGTTTGGCCACATAACAGACTCAATCCTTCCATCTTCAGAGATGTTTGTGATCTGTTCGTATTCCATTCCAATCTCTCTAGCGTATGCACCATTTACGTTGTGATACATTCCTTGTAACACAGCAATGATATCTTCCCTGTTTTGTATAAGACCTGATGGTGTAAATGGGAAGGCTGCTCCTTTTCCAGACATGTATAACTTACCATCCTTAAAGAAGACACTACTAAATCCAGCTTCGTTAGCTGGTATTCCCCAATACACAACAGATTTCAAGAATGATAAAAGTCTCTTACTTTGATCATCATTAACACCCTTAGACTTATCAAGAGCATTCTTTGAAAACTGTAGAATAGCATTGAATATTGTCTCAGCTTCCTTCTTACTGTGTTGTCTATTGTTCAATGGAACAAGTCCATTACCCATATCAAGAAACACTCTACCTGGAGCAGACTTAGTTACACTTATGCCCCGTATGATAGATTCGTCACTTGTTGCAACAGTGATTATTGGAGAGTTGTCAATATCGTAGTCTGTAACTAGACCAGCATCTTGAACACTTGTTCTGGTGTCGTAAAGTTTGTTTCCTTCTGCATCTTGATTAACCTTTGGAAAACCAAATGACACATCAATAGAATGAACTTCAGAAAGATCTTCCACCTTAAGAATTCTACTTCTCCATTCAGCGTATTGCTTTCTGACTTCACTTCTTACGTTCTCTGAAACATTCTCAGCAAACATTGACTTATCGCCATAGTCTCCAGACCACTTAAGATCTTCTAAAGGAAATACTTGGTAGATAGAGTTGTTGAGAGGGTCTTGTAGTTGTTCTTCTGTAAGAGGTAATCCATTCTCATTAACTAATACAGGCTGACCAGTTGACATATCAACCATGACCATAGCAATGATCTTGTTTGCATCAACTGTTTCATTAATACCATTCTCGTCAGTTCTCAAGTGATCCATCAATCCAGGAATCAATTGATCCTGGTTCTTTGAAGTGATGTAGACACCTTTGATATCTCTCTTCTGATCATCGTCAAATGACTGGAAGTTCATTCCAAATCTTTGAGCTCTCTTTTGGTGAGCCTTTCCTCTATCAACTGGTATTGTAGCTCTAGGTACGATAGCTAAAGGCTTCTTAGCATCCACCTCAAACTCTCTATCAAATACAGCAGGAACTGGATTATCATTATCAGCAGTACCTAAGATTTGTTTTCTTAGAGCTTCGTTCTTAGCAAGTTTTTCTTCCTCAATACCACTGGCTTGATATTCTTGATAAGCCTTCTTCATCTTTGCAAGAAGTGCTTCTTTGAACATCAATTCATTTGCATCTGATTTTAAAAATTCTTTTAGTGATTTTATCTCATCTAAAAGTTTATTCAACTTCTCCTCATTAGGAGAAATGTCCATATCCTCCGCTTCAGCAATGAGTCGTTCTAACTCACGTAAGTCTGAAATGAAATTTGGTTTTAGTTTTAAGAAGTTTGGATTATTTTTTAGGAATTCATTGAACTCCACTCCCATGATTGTTGGAGCCTTTGGATAGTTTGATTCAAACTGATCAACAAGGTTTCTCAAGAAGCCTATTGCAGAATCAAGAGTGTCTTCAATCTGATTTGCAAGTTTTGTTAGTGCACCAATCTGCTTACCATTTTCTTCTATTGATTCTTTAAGAAGTTCTGTTTCAAACTCCAACTGATCAATAATAGATTTTGAATCCCCAGAAAGTTCTGAGACGTTTTGAACTGCATCTTGCAAGTATGCAAGAAGTAATTCACCATCTTCCTTCTGAGCTTCGAGGTCAGCAATCTCTTGCAATAAATCTTCTTTAGCTCTTGACAAACGCATTGCTGCATCAAGAGCCTTTCTTACAGAAGACTTTAATTTTGTACCCTTCTTAGCTCTAGCATCATCTCCACCCTTCTCAATGGTCTTGTTGATTTTCTCAAGCTCTTCTTCAATAGTTAAAACATCAGCTCTTTTCTGCTTAATTGTTTTTTCTAACTCAGCTTGTTTCTCAATAACCTCATTGTGGTAATCATTGATGAGTTCTGCTCTAGCATCTTGGACATTAAGATCATAAAGTTTAGGAGCAGCTTCTGTTGCCTTCTTTTCTTTTGATCTTTTAATTTGCTCTTTCTCTGTAGCAGTTAGTTCTCTGCCAAGAGAGAATATTCCTTTTTCAAATCCAGGTTTTGCTTCAAATGATTTTAAATCAATTGGTATTGATTTTACAACTCTTTTACCTTTCTTACTCTTGGTAACATAAGTAAACATGAGTTGATTTTTATCACTATCAAACTCAAGTCTTCCTTTTTTAATACCACCCTTATTTTTACCTGCATTCCATTCTACAATGGTGTTAACATTATTCATGAAGAATGCAGCTATTGGATTATTCGCAACTGCTGAAACTTTTCCTAGTTTGTAATCCTGTAGCAATTCAGGATTAATATCTCTTTCTCCTTTGTTATCTCTGATTCTAATTGTACCATCTGGATTTTGTCCAAGAATAGTAAGCTTTGGAAAACGATAAACTTCGTTTCCATTTGAATCATATTCTACAACTTTACCAAGAAAGTATTCTTCGCCTATTTGAAAATTTTTCTCACCATCTTTAGTTACAATCTTTACTCTCTCGCCAATCTTCTCTTCAGGAATAACTGTATTTGGTTCTTTCTTCTTTGGTGTGAATTTCTCAGGAACAGATTTCATCTCAGAGTATTCATCAAGAAACTTCTTTCTCTTCATACCCATTTCAACAAGCTCAAATAGATCTTGAGTTAACTCATCCTCATTGATTGAACCTTTTGCTTTAATCTCTGATACAACTTTCTCAACAGCCTCAGTGTTAGGAACTCCATTCAACAATACATCATTGAATAGCTCAGCAGTGTTTACACCAGCAGTTATTAACTTATTGTTTAGGCTAGGTATTCTATTATCGTAATCAAATACTTTAGAAGCAGCATAGGTGAGTTTGTCAATTACAGCATCACTGTAAACACGATCACCCTTATCATCAACAACACCTTTATACTTTAAGCTAATATCCTGATAAGCTTTATCAATATACTGTGCTTGACTTTCAATAACTCGAAGTCTATTCAAGAATGATTGTCTAGTATCAGTTTGATATGCATATCCTTCTTGTTGCAATTGCAAAAATCCTTCTTCTGTATTAGCAAGAGCTCTAAGTTCTTCAAGCTCAAGATTAACAAATTCTGTAGATGTGTACTTAGCACGATTTAATATTGTGCCAAAAAGAAAATCAAACTCAAGATCTTTTGATCCTGATACATCTCCTTGTGCAATCTTTTGTGCTCTTTCTTGTTGAATTGCTTCAGCAGCATTTATAACTTTTGAAGAATCTTTAAGCTTATCTTTAATTAAAGAGTTATTGAATATAGTGACTGCTTCATCTCTAAGCTTTTTTTGCTGACCACCATATCCATCAAACCCTCTTTCTCTAAGAGAACCAGTCATACCAAGTGTTGGTATTCCAGATGTCATGATTGCTCCAGACACACCACCAATAAATAGGTTTAGTAAACCTTCATCATCAGTTAATGCTTCTCTAGCACCATTGAAAAATAAATCATTTAGAATAGAAGCATCTCCTGTCTCATCAAGTTTTGAGAAGTAGTTCTCTGTACCAACTTGTGCAGCATATTGCGAAGCTTCTTCAAGTGCTTCAGTTGTATTAAATGCTAACCCAGCAATGTTTCTGGCTTTGTATAAAGTTTTAGCTAATCCTTTTTCAGGAAGTGCTGAGATATACTTCCCTTGTTTAAACATTACATTGTTAATAACATTCTTTTCTCCCTTAAATGTAGAAGAGAATATTTTAGGAAGTTGTATAAAGTTAGAGGCTGATAGTAATCCAATGTTTAGTCCATAAACTGTTTTACCAGCTCTTTCTGCAAGATTATCAATTTCTTTTAAATCTTCTCCCTGTGGGACATATCCATTGTTAGCAATGTATTTGTCAATCAATGATTGTCTGAATTCCTGAGAAGCGTTAAGAGCTTCTATACCAGCTTCACCAGCAGCACCAAATGTTGCTACAATACCTCTTTCAGCTCCCATCAATGCTCTACCAGCAGCAACTCTAGCGGATGCTCCTAGCCCATTTAATGCAGAGTTTATAGCTGAAAGTCTTTGTACTTGTGGAAGAGCATTAGCAGAGCCAACAGCAGCGTCAGCAGCAGCAGCCATAGTTCTTCCTTGTGCAACAAGTCTAGATGTTAGACCAATTGCTCTAAAAGCACCAGACCATGCAAAACCACCTGCAAGAGCACCTGCTGCAAATCCAAGATTTTTAATAATGTTATCAGCTAAAAAGTTAGCTGTAAATAAATTATCTGGTTCCCACCAGTTACCTTCTCTTTCTCTTTGAGTTTTGTAATTAGCAAAAGTGGTTTCTAGATATTCATTATTGAAATCATTCAATTCCCTGCTTACTGGATTATCAAACATTGCTTTGAACTCTCCAGTCTTTGCCCACTCACCCACTCCATATACTAAACCAGCTGTACCATTTACAAATGTTGAACCAGCAATACCAACAAACTTAGCAACACCGTTACCAAGTTTTTCTAAAGCTCCTTGCCCTCTTGCATACAATTCCTCATTATCCAATGTGGCATACACCTTTGGATATTTTCCAGATAGGTCTAAGTTTCTTGTATTAACGTATGAGAAAGTTTGTCCTTGTTGAGGAGTGCTTTCGTTCATAAGTTTATAGAAAGTATCTACTGCACTTTCAGACTTACCACCTGTGCCTGGGCTTTGAGGAGTTTTTACAAGATTCAGAGGCTCAACCCCCAAATTTACTGGTCCAAATATTCCTACTTCTTCTTCCATTAATATATTGGGAAATTAGTGGTTTCTTTAATAAAGGCTGCGGTTACACCATTGCTGAAGCTTTCCAACTGTGGATTTATTTGCCCATTAATTTGTTTTGGTAAAGCAACATCTCCTATCAAAAATGATTTTCTCAAGGTGTTTGTATTTTTATCAAATATATAAATTCTTGGGTAAACTACATTTGGATTTGCCACATCTTCTTCCAAATCTCCCATTAATGAATAGTTATCACTACTGAAATTAGAAAAGTCTTGAGTCTTGAAGTATGCAGTTGTAGGCTCACCTGGCTTACTTAAGTTTGTTGTGCCACGTGCATTTAATAAATCAAATGCATTTTTCAAGTTTGGATTTGCTGGAGGTTCATATCCAGTTAAGAATTTATAATCATTTCTTTCAATTGGAACATCATAAACTTCACCATCTTTACCAGTAATTTGTAATATATAAGTTGATGGAGATTGTAAGGTTGTTCCAGGTTGAGTTAATATACTTGCACCAAAATCTTCTCCTAAAACAACGGATGACAAATTCTGATACATTTCTGGGTCAGTTCCTCTAAACTTCCCAAGTACAGTTATGAAATTATTTTTATAGTCTTCAGTCTTTAAATCACCTTTGGAAATAGTTGCAATCTTTCCCATTGGAACAGCTCCATTATTTTGATAAGCTTGTGCTACAAACTTATCAATATTTTTTTGGTCAGCATCTTTAAAAGATTTTGAAATTTGGAACATGAGTGTAGAAGGAAGTTCTGTCTGCAAACCAACTGTTGTTGATTTTCTAGGATACAAAACCTTCTCTATCTCTCTCATTTTTTGTTCTCCAAATTTAGAACTTAATCTAATTTGTGCCTGATTCCTAAGCATTTCCTGATTTTTATCAACCGTAAGGCTTCCAAAAAAATTATACATTTCTGGATGAAGATTAACATAATCAATGAGATCTTTTTGAGAAAGATTCACTGACTCCCCACTTGCTAATTTTATAGATTCAGGTTTAACAGAAGCTACAGCTTTATTGTAGGCTTCAACATCGACTCCTTGTAGAACAGCCATTTGTTTGGCATCTTCTTGAGCCTTGTTCATTATTGATCTTTTAGCCTCTAAGCTTTTTGCAATAGCATCTTGAGCACCAATTAAACTGTGTAAAGTTACTGGGACCTTTTCAGGATTTGTTCTGTAAAGAGTTATTAATGATGATGCCATTATTTGAGCAGTATCATTAATCTCTCCAGAATTTGGATTATTTGTTTTACCACGATAGGCAGCTGCATCAGAAAGTTTTTTCAATAGCTCTTCCTCAGTGTCTCCTGGGTTTGCCATTCTCAATGTTTCTAATGCAAGTTTATTATTTACACTATTAAATTGTGAAGCCAATTCTGAATACTCACCTTCAACCATAGCTCTAATTGCACTAGGATCAGCATCAATTGGTGCATCAACTCCTCCACCTTGAAAGTATGCTTGCTGAGCTCTAATCTTCTCCATCTCAGCATTATGCTTTTCTTGCTCTCGTCTATCTGAAGCGAGTTTTAAAGCATAATCAGCTTGCCATTGTCTCTGTCCTTGTTCAAACTTATTGATCTCCATGCCTACAGTGAACCAAGGATTAACAGAATACTTTCTAGAAACTTCTTTACTAGAAAGAACTTCAGACATAGAGGAGAGATAATTATCTCTATATATCATTCCTTTAACAGCCTCAGGATTTCTAGCAACTGCTGCTAGACTTTCTGATTTTGATTCTTCAAGTTCACGATTCAATCCTTCAAAATAACTAATCTCATCACTTATTGATTTAATTAGATCTGCATCATATTCTTTAGTCTTGGCTTTGTTTTGTTGTTCAGCTAAACTAATTTTTAAGAACTCAATTTTGCCATTATTAAACTTTATATTTTTATCAGCTGAGCTTGTAGCAATCACTCCAAGTTGTTCAGGAGTAACATCTCTAAAATTATATCTACCTTCAATAGAAAGTTGTTCATAGTCAGCTGGTGTTAAAGCACTTTTGAAAGCATTTAATATTTTTGAAGCATCTTTACCTCTCAAGGTTTCCTCAACCATAACATTATTTATTATGGGGTTTCCTTTTTCATCTCTTAGATATCTTCCTTGCTCATCTGTTTTAAAAAGATTTGGAACAGTCTTCTCATCAATGCCCACTTCTTTTGCAATGTCTTTAATCTTTCCCCAAACATCAACAGGAGTTGTATAGTAGCCAGTATAACTAGCTCCTACAGTTGGATTATTAAACCACTCTTGATCTGTTAGATTAAATAAATAATTGTTTGCAGGATTGTATTTTCCAGCATCAATATCTTTTTGAATTTTTTCTTGTACAGCTTTTCTCTGAGCTGTTGATTGAACAGCTGAAATAATATCAGGATCTTTCGCAACACTACCAGCCATTCCTGCTACAGAATTAACCAACTGATAATTAGAGAAGTCAGCAGCTGCAACAGTCTTTAACTTAGAGCCAAGATCATTAAGTTTAGATTGTAGGTATTGCTTATCCTGAGGTCTAGCAATACTAAGCCCTGCAACTTGATCTATCTGAGATTGGATTCTTTGTAACCCTTGGTCGTAACGCTGTTGCTTCTCCATACCAACAGCAACCATAGCCTCAACAGGAAGCTGTTGAATGTATGGATTAAACTGAGGTATTACATCTGTGAATGAAGCCATATTATTATTGTTTTATCAAATTTAGTAGTAATAGTCCAGATTACATGGATTTAATTGCCTTGACAAGAGCTCCGTTTTTACCTGTAGTCATCTTCTTCTGTTTTTCCTGAGCAACTTCCATTTGCTTTGCATACAATTCAATTTCCTTTGGAGTCATGTTTCCAAATGGTGTACCAGAATATCCTGATCCTTCTAAGTTAAACTGGGCAAGAGGATTCATATTCATTGCTCTGAAGCGTGGATCAAATCTGTAATTGTAAAGGTTTTCGTATGTTTGAAGGGTTCTGTTCTCAGCCTGGTTCTGTAGATATTTAGCAGAGATAGAATTGAGAGCAGCTTGAGTAATGGCCTTTGTATTAGAAAGAGCTTGTTGTTGTCTTCCGTATTGTTGATCAAGAATTTGTAAATTTCCTAGACCAAAATCATTTAACATTTTTCTGTTATCAGCATACACTTGATTCTTCATAGCCTGATTTAACTTAAACTGCTCACCAAGAACTTTTTGATTGGCTGCATATTTCTGTGCATTCAACGCAGCTAATGCAGCTGGATTAAATCCAATCAATCTTTGAGCAGCTCTATAATCAGCTTGGTTTTGATTAATATTCTCCTGTAGAGAAATATCAAACGGAACAGTTAGCTGTGGCTGTAAAGTTTGTGCTTGTACAGGCTCTAATTGATTTTGAGCAAGAGCTAGCATCTCTCCAGATAGCTGACGTGGATCAAGAGCTTCTGCATCAGTTGGTCTAACATAAGGAAGAACTTGATTAACTATATTCATCCAATTAAATTTTTCTTCAGCAGCGGGCTTAGGTCTCTGTTTAATTCCTGCCTTATCAACACTTTCAGGAACTTTAATTTCTAAACTTCCTGGTCCTCTTTGCATTTCTCTTTTACCAAGTACATTAACTCCTGGTAAATTAATGTATTCTGGATAAGTCTGTAGTTGATTTTCTAACATGTATCTAACTCCAGGTTCCAATGCTAAAGCATTTCTGTATATTTTATCGCTAATGTCTTCACCGCCTTGAGCTTTCTTAACCGAAGCTCCTTTCTTAGCCTTTTTCACTTTACCCTGTGCTAAATCATCAGCTACAAGATTGTATTCTTCAGCAGTGTCATTAATAGCAGATTGTAGATTAGCTAGTTTTATTTTCTCATCAGCAATAGTCTTGAGCGTTTGATTTCCTCCATACGCATTTGCTTTCAATGATTCGAAAGTGAGTAGGTCGTATGGACTAGTAACATTTAAGTTGTCAAGTTCTGTAACAGACTTATCGATAAGTTTATTTTGTTTCTGCTCAGTTTTAGATAGGTCAGCAACATAGTTTTTAAACTTCTTACCTGCTGCTTTAGGAATACCAATCATCTCAGCACCAAACTTTGGAACTTTTAAGTTACCAAATACTGTAAGACTAGTATTTCCTGTACCATCTTTTAATTTAACAGCAGGTTCTTCTCCTTCCACTTCAACACTTGCTTTTCCAGTAGCAGCATCTGTACCGTATTCTGCATAATCTGTATAACTATCGTTTCCTGTATCACCAAAAGAAGCACCTATTCCAGTTCTTCCCTTTCCATCAGACTCATCATGAGAATTACCTTTAAACATTACAGTTTCTCCTCCTTCAGGAAGATGATGATTATATGAAATAGGTTCTGCATATCCACCCCAATGAGTTTTAAGATCACCACCCATAGCAAATTTATCTCTTCCTGTATACATTGCACGTTCGCTAGGAGGGGTGTAACTTTTTAAATGTCCACCTGCACGTAGTGTATCCATTGTTGGATCTGGAGCAAACAATCTAGTTAATGGTATACCTTCAAGTTCTGTTGCCACCTGTGGATTTGCAATACCACCATCTCTCATATAAGAGTAGTTTTGTTGTTGCAGTCCTTGAGTGCCTTGATCAAAAGCCATCTGCTCAATGTTACTTTGAGTTTTTCTATTAGCAGCTTCTGTTTTTCTAACATTTCCGCTGCCTACAAGATTACCAAGAGTCTGACCAGCAAACTTTCCAATCATACCTCCAACTGGACCACCAAGCAATGTACCTGCTACACTTCCAATTCCAGCACCTACTTTTCCAGCACCAGTAACGCCATATCCTTTTGGACTTCCGAGTCCAGCAGTGAGTTGAGAAAGAGCATCTCCTCCTCCCTGTTCTTGAAACTTAAAGATGTCAGTTTTTTGACCAGACGAATTCATTTTCAAAAAATCAGGATTGGTTTTGAAGTTTGAAAACATACCACCATCAGCAGCTTCTTCCAAGTCTGTGTAAATAGTGTTAGGAGCAAATGTGTTTGCTATCTCTGTACCATTCTTTGCAACAGTGGTTCCTACGCCATAGATGGGAAAGAACTCTCCTCCTGTATTAATATTATCTTCTGGACGTACATATTTTCTTTGAACTTGCTCAGGACGTGTCATAGAAGCTTTACGAGCAACACCACTAACTTCAGCCATTTGCTGTGCTTGTTGGCGCATGTCTTTTTCTTCGCCCATTTGTTGGATACCACTAACTACGTCACCAGCTGCTTGAGCAACAGCCATTGGTCCACCAGCTTTACCAACACCCTTACCAATTTTTCCAAACATGTCAGCCATGCCTGATTTACCCATTGGCATTGTCTCATCACCAAAAAGAGCCTTCTTCAACTTCTTGCCATTCTTAGCACCTTTCTGTTGTGAAGCAAGTTGTGCCATTTTTAAAGCTTCCTCATCACGCATATCTTGTGTTGAGCCAGTGATGAACATATCATTCTGGTCATACAACTGTTGAAAGTTGATTGGTTGAGGATTAAACTGAAGAGATGTATTTCCTTGAATCATAGCTCCCATCTGAGCTTTCTTCAAAGCTTTCCCATGAACCTTCATAAAAGATTCTTCTGTAGGGAATTTTTTGTAAAATTCTTTCTCAGACTTAACACCTGCTATCTTTAAAATTTCAGCCTTCATATCAGTTGTATTTATCCAGCCAGTTATCCTTGTCTGGGTTATTTGTAAAGTTAAGTAATTGATTTAATTTTTTCATTGGTTGGGCATCTAATTGATTGATTCCCAATTCAGCAACTGGATACTCTGTCACCTTCTTTCCTTTGAATTTATAATTCTTTCCTGGCTTCATAAGCTTTGTATCTCCTGCATCAGAAACACCAACAACATCGTAAGGAACTCCTTCCATAGTGATGTAGTTGCTATCAATCTCTGTCACTTTTCCAGGATGTGCCCATTGACCTCTGTTGTCTTTTATCACTCCTCCTTTTCTTTTCTTTGGAAGATAGAATCTATCATATATTTCAATAGGGTTCATCATTCTATTCAAAGCAGGATTATTAAAATCATACTTATCATAAATAGAAACATAAGAACCATCAGGACTCTTCTGTAATGTAAATCTTTGTAAAGGATCTATATCTCCAAATTTTACATTCTTATCTGTGTCTGCATTTTCAGAATACCACTTACTATCTAAGATTGGTAACAAACCATTCATTTCCATTTTCTCACCAGGTTTTAAATCCTTAGTGAGGTTCATCAACTCATAATCATCAATAACATCTCTGATAGTGTAATACTTAGCATCAGGATCTTTTGCTACAGAAGGTTTGTACTTTGACTCTTTTAGATATTGTCTTTCGCCAGGGATGTTCATTGCTGTTGCCCAGAACTCTTCAGCCAAGTGTGGTTTACCACTTTTAGTTTTCAATGGTTCAGATTCATTACCCATTAAATAATTATATGCATATACAGGAAGTTTTAATGCATTAGGATAATCTACTGGCCTAACAGTTTTATACACCTCTGTATTACTTAAAGGTTTTAACGCATTTAATAAACTAAGAGCCTTTGTTGTAACAGGATCAGATATTTCTTCAGATACAAACTTTGTTGCTTTTTTTGCAAAACTTTCTTCTCCACCATCCTGCATACTCTTTGGTTTCCAATCCAATCCATTCTGGTAGAATTTCATTTCTCCACCATTCTGTTTTTTAGGAACTTCATTCTTTGACTCTTCTGATTTTTCTTTAGCTTTTTTATGCATGTAGCTAGAACCACCTATTATTCCAGCTCCTGCAACGCCAGCTCCTTTAAAGTATTTGTTATTTTGAGCATTATTCCAATCTTTCAAAACATCCATTTGCTTTTCATCAGCAATCTTAGGTGTGCTAAGCATTACAGCATCAACTGCTTCATTTTCTTTTGCTACACCTTTTGGAAAGCTTTGGACTTTCTCAATCAACTTATTATTGTTGTGATCAAAAAAGTTTCCAGCATCATCATAGTATATTCTATTTTTTAAATCAAAAGGTGCTCCTCCAGTTAAAGAAGACACTTCAAATTCTTTTAATTTTTTTGGTAATCCTTTAATTGGTTGAAGAGGTTGTAAGTCCCAAGTGTCTGTGAAATCAACAAATTTTCTACCTTGTTCATCCACTCCTTTTGTAATCCATCCATTACCATGAACGGCACCAAAATTAAATTCTGGTCGAACTTCCATTGTCCCAAATGAAGACTTAGGATTATCAACTATAGATTGTAAATCTTCCTTTCCAATTCTAAAATCATTTATTGCTAATGTATTATCTGCATTTTTAGAAAATGTATCATAGTTAGGTTCTAATCCATTATATAATCTCCAAGCATCAAATCTATTTTTAGTAGCATGTGTCTTAGGTTTAAATTTTAAAAAATTTGGAGTTAGTAATTCTGCTGGGGAAGCTAAAACTGTAAAAGGATCATAGCCTATAGGTGTGATACTTCTATTTACAACTTCTCCTACTTGTTTTGTTAAATTTTTACCAAGTTGTTTACCAACTAATTTAGATCCTCCCCCAATCAATGTTGGATCAATTGCTGATAGTCCAATGTTTGCAGCATTCTGTAAAAACCCTTCTGGATTTTCATAGCCTAGAACATCAGAAAGATCTCTTTGACTGCTTCCAAATTGTCCAAAGTTTGGATTTACATTACTGAAGTTATAAGGCTTACCTGTCAACATTGCAACAGTTTCTGCTAATGCTGCTGTAGGAACTTGCTCAAGCTTCATTAGGTTTTCAGGAATGCCATATAATGCTGCTGTTGTAAAGTCACGCAATGAGTCCATTGTGTAACTTCTAGGAGCTGTGACAGTTACTTCAGGTAAGTCAGGTAGAGTGAATGCACCATCATAGTATGTGCCCACTTGCCTGTTCCTATACATCTCTGGATAGCGGGGATCGTTTATAGATATTCTTTCTATGTCATCGCCCTTTTGCGCAGAAGGTATTCCTCCACCATTTTGAAATCCATCAATTGGGTAGTATGATTTTCTACCATATACTTCACCAGTTTTTTCTCCAGACTTAGAGTTTATATAATTTGCAAGCTTCTTAGCAGTGGCAGCAGGACTCATGCTTTCAGTCTTTGTAGGTAGAGGTTGTGATTTAGGATATATTAATTCAACATCACCACTAGGATATACTCCTTCAATATCACTACTACTAATTACATTAGGTGAACTTGTTTGAGACATTACATCATAAGCTGTTTCTGCACCTAGTGCTCCAAGAAGACCTCTATTCCACAGCAATGAATTATTTGTCATTCCTTTCACATTACTAAAAAGCTCCAAATACCCTGTATCAGTTTTGTTTAAATTTATAGGGGAGTTGGCAGCACGTCTTGCTTGTTCTGTTAATGGATACAATGGATCGCCAGGTCTTAGCATCATTGCAGGTCTTCTAAAAGTGTTTGCTCCTAGGAATGTTGGTAAAGCAACACTAGCCAAATTAATTCCTGCATTTAAGTAATTACCTCTATAAGCCTCATCAGCACCTTGTAATCCATCTACAATCATTCCAGCAATATTGCCAACTCTACCAACAGCTTGTGCAGTTGGATGAGGAATAAAGTTTCCCATTTGCATTACATCAGTTGCTACATCAGCATACCCAAGCCCTTGTCGTATCAATTCTTCGCCACGTCCAGGAGCTTGTTTTAGCTGAGGTAGGCTTTGTAGATATTTGAAATATTGATATTCTGGATTTTCTTTAAGTTCTAGTCCTGCAATTTTATTAGCAATATTAGTATCTATATTTGTTTCATCTTTTTCAATCTTTTTTCCTTTCTGTGCTGAAGCCATTGTCTTCTTTGCATACTTTCCTTTGCTAGGAGCAGAACCAGCTGTACGTGCGTATGTAAATCCTACAGAGCCAGGAATAGACATACCACCCATTGCAATTGGTGTAATTTCTTCATCACCTTTAGCAATGATGTTCATTAGCTTGATAAAGTTTTCATCACCTGTCAACATGAGTGTTCTGTCAAGTGATTCATTATTCTTTAATTGTTTTTTTGCTTTATCCAGATCTTCTTTTGTAAACTCTTTACCTTTTCTAATATCATAAATATCTTTATCATACATTAGGAATCTAAGAGCATTTAAGTCAGATCTTAACTCACGAGGTTTTTCTAAATGTTGAGCATCTTGTACTTTTGACCAAAGTTCTGGAGTTAAAACTTTAGGAAGTTTCTTAGTCCAGTTTGGATCTATTGATGATCTTAGTAAATTAATTTCTTTACTACTAAGATCTGATTCGTATGTATCTATTGCATGTGCAATTTCATGGGCCTTTACTGTATTTACATCTCCATCAAAATCTCTTGGATTAATATTAGCTACTCCCTCACCCTCAAAAAATTCAGATCTTTTTGTTGGATCATAGGTTATAGCACCTGGTCGTTGAAGCTTTTCTAGTTCTAGAAAGTTACTTCTCATTTCCCTATCAATTAAACCACCGCTATATGGATCAAGTATTTCATCTCCTGTAACAGGGCTATATTCAGGAAATTCTTGATAACCTGTTTCTATTTTTCTTCTTCTATATTCTGGACTAGTAATCCAAGATTTGAAAAACTCTACTGGATCTTTTGTTTTTTCTAAATAAGGAACTGTGGGTATAGGAGTATATTCAGGCATTCTAGCTGCTTGATCAAATGGAGAAGGATCTCTAAAGCCTTGTACAACCACTTCAGGAAGATTATATTGAGCTGCAATGCCCCTGTCCTTCTCCTCTTGCATTTTCTTATTCATGTAGGCAGTTACACCACCTTGAGCAATTGGAATAAGTTCACCACCATCTTGAAACTGTCCTCCCCATGCGGGAGAATAGTTTCTTCCTTTAGTGTTATATCCTAGTCCAACAAAGCCTTCAGGAAGGCTAACGTTTGAATCATTAGCGTTGTCTGCTTTCCCAAAGTTATCTAACCATCCTTTCATATTACTTGTACGAGATTTGTGCTGGAGCTATAATGAATTGTGAAACTAAATGAGCGTCTGAACGATTGTCAAGAATGTGTCTGATTTTCAATTCTTTAGCTCTAAGGGGTTCTTTCTTAAATGATCTTGATCCATAGTCCATGTTGATTTGATTCACTTCTTTATCAAGAGAAAGTGATTGACATGTTCTGACAAAGAGTGGTATGCTCTTGTCTTTCACTACAGACCAGAATGTATTGTACTGATAGAAGTTATCACTCTTAGTAAATGTGATAGTCTTGCTTTCAGCATTTAATATAGGATATTGTAAGTAGGATTTCAAATTATTGATTGGTTTTGGCACCAGCTCCAATACACCTGTACTCTGCTGTCCATTGTAAAGAACAGCTTTATTAAACCATATATTGTCAAGTTCTATTCTTGATACATCATTTGACACACCATAAGGATCACTAAAGTATTTGTACACCTTAGTGTAGTCTTTTACATTCTGAAGAATCTCATCTTGATATTGATATGCAAAAGGATATTCAATAATGTATGGCTCTATGTGTCCATAGAATGTATTGTAGATAGTGTGATCTAGAAGATGTCTCCAGACACAAGCTGTCTGAATAGTTTCTAAAGGAGTGTTTTGATATTGATCCTGCGTAATAGTTGTGACAGGGAATGATTTTTGGTACGCACACTTTCCTTCAGATGTAATTGTAATCAAGTCAACACTATCATCTACAATGAAACTAATGCCTGTAGTTACTTCAGAGAGTGTTACACCTGAGGCAATAACATTCCCATACGCATCTGTGATGGTGAAAGGCCCTGAGTTAGGGCCTGTCTTTGTTAGTTTTATAGCGATAGTCTTTGACATGTTATGGGCATCCAATATTTAATGTTTGTTGAATCGAGGCGTTATAACCACCTGGAGCAATACAACTTGTTATACTAGCTCCTGTGTATGTATAATACCTAACTGGTGAACCAGGAAGAATATATTGTTGACCTGCGCCAAGAGTTGGTTGAATCAATGTAAATCCGCTGTCCGCTGGATCACATCCTGCAAGTTGATAATATGTACTACATGTAGTTGTTGTTGTAGTAGTTACAGGAAATGTGAGAGTTATGTCTATAAAGTTAGTACACAAGCCAGTGGACTTCACACGAACAATTGTAGTTCCTACAGGAGCTAAAGTTGTTGTGTAGCCAGCTAAAAGAGCTGTTCTAGACACACCTGTTACAAATGCTGTAGTGTATCCATCTATATTAGAGAAGAGGCTAAATGGGCCTGTATCTACCCCAGCTGCGCTCAATGTTATTGTTATAGTCATGTTTCAAATTTTAACGCTATTGCTTATTTATTTTATTTTAAGATGGGCAATTACATTCAGGATCAAAACAGCCAACACCTTGTGACAAGAATCCACAATCATCACTTATGACTTCAGTAACACATGCTATGAAACACAATCCTTCATCTTGAGGAGGTATATTGTAGGTAATTGTTACACCATTTTCATTCTTGAAGACAAATGTACATCCACCAAATGGAGCTGATGTTAATATATGACAATCAGCTGGTATCTGAGTAGTTGTTGTAGTTGTAGTTGTGCTTGTAGTAGTAGTTGTTGTTGGAGTAATTGGATTTTCAGTAGTTGTTGTAGTTGTTGTAGGTGCCTCAGTAGTGGTGGTTGTGGTTGTAGTTGGGATAGTTGTTGTTGTAGTTGTAGTCCCACACGTTCCAGCAAACACTTGAGTTATCTCATTTGTATAATTTGTATGTGCACCTGATTGCAAAGAATACAAAGTGCTCAAATTACCATTTATATAATAGAAGCCATTAGCATAATTTGTAAATGACCAGAATGGTTGAGGATTCGTAGTATCACAATTTACATCTATATCATATACAAAGAATGTATATCGAGGAGTGGCTGTAGTTGTAGTGGTAGTTGGAGGCGTAGCGGTAGTAGTTGTAGTGGTAGTAGTAGAACATGGAGTACCATTATCACTTGTGCTACCGCTTTGGAAGAACCAATAATTTGTTCCATCAGAGTAGTATCCATCAGGTATAGGAGTGGTTAAACTACTATCAGTATATAAGAATGTACCACTTACAATATTAGGTCCATTAGTAGATGATGCGTAGAATGTTGCTCTATTAAATGCAGCATAATCAGCACAAGCCAATGGTCCAGTACTTAAATTAGGAGTACTATTCAACAAGAAACTATAAAATGCTACTGTTGTCGTTGTTGTTGTAGTTGGGGTAGCAGTTGTTGTTGTCGTAGTAGTTGTTGGAGCAGCTGTAGTAGTTGTAGTTGTTGTAGAGCTTGTTGTACTAGTAGTAGTTGTACTAGTAGTACTAGTTGACGTTGTAGTTGTTGTAGATGTGGAGGTTGTAGTAGTTGTTGGTCCAACCAAAATACAATCTAAAGATACAATCACTCCAACACCTGCTAGAGAACAGTTTATCTCCCGAACTGTAGCTGTTATGTTACACTGCAAAGGAGCAACAGTAGTTGATGTTGTAGTTGTTGTTAATCTTGTAGTTGATGTTGTAGTGGTAGTAGTTGGATTAGCAACTAATGTTCCTACTAAGAAATCAAAGTCTTCACAGCAATTGTTTTGTCCAGAATAGAAGAAGTTATTCTCTGCAATATAGAAGTTTGGAAGATAGCTGTGAAAGCTTATCCAACTATTCGTGTTCATGTTAAAAGACAATGTCCACGATACATTGCAGAAGTATTCTTCATCACTAAGACTAATGTCTTGTCTGATGGTTAGACCATTGACAATATTGTTGATGTAGAAACTTTGTTCAACTGGATCATACAGAATGTTTTTTGACTTTGGTGCATAATCAAGTTTTGTAATAATCACTCTATCGTATACAGCATCATAGACACCATGTAATCCTATTCCTTTGAAGTGATTATCAATATTCACTTCTGGGAAATTTTTGTAGATTATAAATGGTAGATGCTCAACAAAGAATCTATTCATTCCTGATCCAAATCCAGACAAGTCAGTCACTTGTGTTCCTTGAATTAAGAACACTTGTGCCCTCTTTGCATCCACTGTAATCTGACCTTGAGGAATCTTCAAAAGCATTCTATGCTGACTTCCCACATACCCAAGATCAGTTTCTGCAAAGTCAATTGGAGGAGCACCTCTAAACAATAATGGATTACCTACATAAGCAGCTTGAGGGTTGCTTGTGTCAATAGTCAATAGATTATTGTACAACAATGTCTTATTCTCAAATCTGGCCAGAATAGCTTTATTCTGTATACCATCTAGGCTTATAAGATTTCCATAGTTCTGTGGGAAATCAAAGTAAGAAATAGCTCTGTAGATGAGCCAGTTGTTCACTCTGTTGTCAGCATCGATATTCTGAGCATCAGAATAGATTGTTCTGAATGGGTAGTTTGTGAAACAAAGTCTCGCTTCCCAGTCAGGAGGTAGGTGAGTGAATGTGTTCTCTCTATTTTGCTTTGAGAATGTTGTATTGTAGTAATAGGTATTGTCTTGAGCAATAGGAACAAAGCTCTGTTGCAACCAGTCATCTGGAATGTCTGTACTAACATGTGGCCAGAAGTCTCCCTCTCTATTGTTAAACGCTTGTCTTAAATCAAGATTGTAAGAGCTCTCGCAATAGAAGTTTGGAATGCCATAGGCAAACAGATAGAAGTAACCATCGTAATATGTAATAGTTGAGCTTGGTGTTACTCCTCCAGATCCACCTTGAGGGAAAGTTGTACTAGTGGTAGTGGTGGTAGATGTAGATATAATCACATCTGTTCCCACCTCATTAGGACAGTCGAAGTTGTGTGCTTTGTAAGAAATGATGTTAGCCATCACTCCTTGTCCAGGAATGCTGTAGTTCTCGAGAATTGATCTCGCAGAGTGCCAGTATCTAGGATATGCAACGTTACCTATCTCATCATAGAAGATGTCGCTATCATCAGGAGCGTTCACTCTGTTATCAATAAAGAATGGAAGCTTTGTTTTGAATGCGAATCTGCTAATAAATGTGTCACCACCAAACACAGTGGTGGTTGGATTAGGTGAGTTAATTATGTATTGATAACCTGTATCAATTGTTTCGTATGAATAGATTTGTCCCCACTGATTGATAATCATGTCTTTCAGTGATGCATAATATGAAACAACCTGTATCGGTTCTTCCTTAGCTGGTGTTCCACAGTTTCCTATTTCTGAAATAGTGAATCTTGATCTATCTGAAACAATACTTGTTGTTCCAGAAAGCATGTTTGGACTCTGGTTAGGAAATGGTAAAGCTGTAGTGTCTTCGTTTGTTTTTACAAAGACAGAGCTTTCTCTGTTCCAGTTATTGATTGGTAAATCATCACCAACAGCTTGTACACCTGGAATTAAATATCTAGATATGTCGAGTTCTCTTTGTTTGATTCCTTGATTATCAGGAACACCTACGCCATAATTATAGTCAGCTATAGAGTTAAAAGAGTAAGCATAATTCTTTCTAGTGATGCCATTGATATAGATAGTTAAATAAGACTGATATGCAGTGAACATAGCTGTTGCACTGAATGGTGTAGTGATACCTCCAAGTCTAGCAGAACTATCAAGAGCAGCCTTTTGTGCAGCTTCAGAGAGCAATTTATATTTAGCATTGTCTTTCACTTCTACAAAGTGAGCTTTACCAGTACCAAACATTACACTTTCAAGCTTGAGAATGTCTGCTAGGAATGGTTGACCAAATGATGTCTCTGGGGAGTTGAAGATTTGTCTATATCTATTCTCATCTTTAAAACCATCAAGTAGTGTTGTGTTACCACAATTTGCGTCAGATCTCACTTTTGATATCAAACGTATTTGAGAAGTTGCACAATCTGCTGTACATATCACTGCTGTATCAGCAACTACCTCAACAGTAACTTCTGAAGCACCAACACTTCTAACTGTTGGTCCTAAAAATCTATCATCATAAGATGCTGTAAATGTAGCAAGTGCATAATCATCTAATTCATAGACATCATAGTCAGCATATCCTACATCGCCTGCACCAATGATAATTGTTGGCTTTCCAACAGAGCAAATCTCGTCATTCTGTATAGAAGTGTAATCCTTGTAGACAAGTTTGTTATTCTCGCAAGAATAGTATTGAATTCTAGCCAATGGAGCACCAGTAATTAGGTCAATTCCTAGGCTAGTGATGATTACATCAAATGGCTTACACTCACTCTGGTAAGCATTGTTTGTTGTTGTAAGGAATGGATCTTCGTTAAGATCGTTGTAAGGATAGTTAGGGAAATAGAACGATTGTTCTTCTCTTTGATACTCACCAACGTTTCTTAAAATACCTTTAGCAACAATAGACTTATTAACACTTCTATCACCACGAACAATCTTAAATCCTACAATGTCAGCTTTCTGATCATCTGTAAGATTTGATATTTGAATTAGATTTAATATTTGAGAAGGATCAAGTTTTACACCAATAGGAAATACAGCATCATTCCCCATCACCATTGATTGTGGTGTGGAGAACACTTTACTTTCATAAATAGCTGAGATGTTTACATCTGGGAACTTGTGGTGTCTGATTTTTTGTCCTGCAAGGTTTCCCCACACGTCTGTGTTGCATGGATACTCTTCAACAGATTCCCAATAGGCAAATTCGCCAAATTGATATGGTCCTTTGTAAGCATCATTTGCTGAATATTCTGAAGAGAATCCTGTGACAGAAGCTGTGTTATAAATCTTCCAATACGGTGCATCATTAGTTAATGGGTCTGGTTCTCCTATAAAATCTGGGTTAGTATCAGGGATTCTTGGCAAGAGTTGCTCAAAAGATGTAATAGCTCTACCTGGAATGTGAAAACCATCTGTTTGTTTTCCATTCTTCAATAGAAATACAATCTCAAAAGCATACACTTCATCACGAAGATATCCTCTTAGATTCGTTGCGTTTATTTCGTTTGCGTAGTTCTCTGTTGGAGGAATTCTCCAAGATTCCCATTGCAATGTAATTTGACTAGCAATTTGTTGATAGTTGATTCTATCAATAGACGTTAACTGATCCCATACAAGAACATCTTGGACAGCAGTTAAGTCTTGAGCAATCTCATAGAATGGAAACTTCTCAAAGATGTCAGCAATGTCAAGAACAATTGTTGATTGACCTGTGTATGTAATCTGTCTAATACTGTTGTCAATAAAGTATGTACCAACAAGATCAACAGATGTTACACCATTGATTGTTTTGATTACAGCAAGATTGAAATATTCAAATTGTCCAGTTGTATCAAGGTTGTCAATAGTAACAACAATAGACTTTCCTACAGGATAGTTGAAGTTAACTGATGTAATAAACTCATCAGCAATAGGTGTAGGATTGGTAACTGAGTAGTAGGATGTGAATGGATTACCAGCTGGATCAGAATACTGAATAGCAAACTGATATGTACCAGCAATAAGGTTTCCACCACTAACAACGTCAGTGATTACTATCTCAGGAATGTTAAAGTTAGGCTGAAGCTTGAGTTGATTACAATCAAGATCATCTGTATAGATTGGGCTACAAAGAGGACTTCCTGATCTAAGAATCTTAGGAATGTCATCAATGTCCAAGTATCTTCTAGGGTTGTAACCATCTGTCCAATAAATCTCTGTATTACAGTTTGTGATTCTGTGGACAATCTTATGTATAGGATAGTTGATGTTGAAGTTTAAGCAAGGAGCATTTACCAACACTCTATACACACAATCATTATTATCCATGTAGCCAATCTGGCTATCTCCTGTGGAGGGATTAGTAATGAAGAATATGTGTTTGTTCTTTTCTATAATGAAGTGCTCACCTATAACAACAAATCCTTCAGGTACACGAAGACAAAATTCGTTACCAGATTCGTTCTGATAGTTTACAGAATTAGAATCAAAGTTTTCAACAGCAGCGTTTAGAGCATAAGTTAGCCTCCCCTTTTGAATTTGATTCAGTGACTGATCAAGATTCAATCCTGTAGTGGCATTGTTATACTCCTGTCTGACGTTACCTTCTTCTTGCTCAGCCATAGGTATTAATTATATCTTCTTCTGTACCCCCAACGATTTGTTCTGTTAGGAAGCTCATACATAGCAAATTTATTCAATTGTTGTCTTATTCTACGCTGCTTAGCCCAGACATCTTGTTTCTTAATTTCAATGTCTGCCATGATGAATGCCTCGTCAGAAAGACTCTTGTAATATACAAGCTTTTGTTGAAGCTGATTAAATGTTTCATCATTGGTTTGATTAACCAACATTTCAAACACTTTGTATTTAATAAAGTGTTCTAGATATTCTCTAATACGATAATTATCAGGAATAAGCTGGTTTCCAAGACTGTCGTAATCTTGAGCATAGAAAACAAGGTGGACAACACCATTTCTGAAATTTGTAACGAACTTGTTGTCTCTAATATCGAATGAATCATAAGTAGATGAACCTGGTGTAAAGTTATGAATTGGAACAGATCCTTGACCATACATCTCCCAGTTTTCTGTATAGTTAACATCACAATGTCCTCTTGCAGAAATGTTTCCTGGCTTTAGAAGATATTGTCTCTGGTAGGTCATTGCTGTCTCATTGTTTGTCTTGTAGACAGTTTGCATGAACTCAGGCATACAAGAACCATCACATCCTACATTTCCACAGCAAGGGCTTTCAGGAGAACAAGCTGTAGTGATTGGACTCACCTGTATAGTGGTTTGTGTAGATGCTTGAGAATAGAATGAGTTAGCTGTTTGATATGGGAAACCATTAACAACTGTACACATCCATGCTTCACGAACAGCATAAAAGTTATCTGGAAGTCTTGCTTCGAAGTTATCAACAACAAGAGCTGTCTCAGCTATCACGTATGTAGCTCTTCCCAGCTTTCTAAGACATTTGTCTAGATAGGTGGGGAATAATAGATCATCTACAGCACCTGTATCAAAGTAGCTTTTCAATTCTTCTTTGACAGTGGAGTAGATTGGATCTGGGCTTACGAAGTTAAATTTATAGTAATAGCTCATCTTTAATTACGATTCCATGTTGCATAAATATGTTGATACTTCTCGTCAACTTTCAGATAGTGGTTAATCAATCTAGAGTTTTGTCTTGTTGGTTTGAATAGCCACAAGTCAGAAAACTTAAATCTACAAGATCTTTTAAACCACTTCCATCCAAAGAAATATCCTTCTGTATGGTAGTTGAAGTTGTAAATATACTTTCCCTTCTCTCTAGTTTTTTTCCAGTCGATTGGAAGATTTATATACTCTTTACCATTGACCACTGTGGTCTTCACTCTTTTCTTTTTGTTGATTGCAAAGTCTCCTATTCCACATGGGAGTTTTACCTTCTCCCCTGTTTCAAGCATGTGTTCAACAAACATCTCATTGAAACCATAAACAACTCTCTTCCAGTCATCGAAAGAGAGGTTTATTTCAGGTTTCTCACTCTTGAAATTATTGTAGTTTTCTTTTGAGGCACTTCGCCAATCTATTGGTACTCTCATCTAAATTGTGGGGCATTAGGTGATTGACCATCTATTCCATCATCAGTCATGTCAGTCTTCAGATTGAAATAGCTCTGTAGAAGCTTCTGTGAGGTTAAGTCTAACACTTGCTTCTCCAAGTATCCTGGGAGAGCAAACTCTTTATCTAGAGGGTTCTGACAAAGCTGGTCAGTCGTATAACTTGGAGTTCCACATCCGCATTCTGGGTACATGATGCTATTAGGTATATCTTCTTCAAAAAGAGCTACAAACCTAACAGCCTGTAATGCTGGATTGCTGACATAAAGATAACCATTTGAAATCCAGAAATACTGTTCTTTTTTAATAACAGGAAGTTTTAATAGGTTGAGATAACGATTGACAGTTATCTCTTTTATCTTAGTGCCTTGTCCAGACATTGCGTTTATTGAATAAACACCTTGAATGACATATTGATAATTTCCTTCAGATATTCTAGGAAGTTGATATTTTGATCTTGCAACAGAGCAAGGATCTGCATAATCGCAGCATTCTGAGATGGGCACCTCACACATTTCCAAACATGGAATTGTTGTAAAAAGTGTATCTGTTGCCCAAAGTTTTCTAAGATTGGTTTCTCTTTTTATCAACAATAATGCATTATTTCTCACCTCAGAGGCAATTGCTCTGTCTGTGATGAGACTATCCGTTGACATGATCTTGTGTGTTGCTCGCACATCAGATACTAATTTTCTTAATGTTGACATCTTGTGTTACTGATTTTCAGAGTTATATCTACTCAAATTTAATCATTTTTCCAAATAAAAACTCCCAGACATTAAATGCCTGGGAGAAACTCTACAAAACCAATAAAGTAGAGTTTATTTAATTTAGTTGAAATTGGTTTTATTATTCACCTTCTACAATAGCTGTAGTTGTGCTAGTGGTAGTTGGTACAGGGGGAATATAATCACCTGTGATGGTTAGGTTCAGCTGTGCTGCAACCCAATCCCATGCGTAGGAGTCCACTTCCCACTGAGTGTAAGCTTCGCCTGTCATATTCAAGTTTCCCTGAGCTACTTGTTGGCCTACATAACCCTCTGCTGTTTCAGATAGTAATTGATAATAAAATGTTGCACTTGTTCCTAGTGTTACATTAATAGCATAAGCATTTAGAATCTTGGCCTCAATCACTTGTCCATTGTCCCAAATTGATACGGGTTCGATTGTTTTCATTTGTTTGTTTGTTTTAAAGTTATTTTATAATGCTGCTGCTCCTATTGTAAATAGTGCTCCATTAATTTCAACAATTATTTGATGTGTCTCACCTGGCTGAGTTCCTATTACTGCTCTTCCTAATTTCCAAAATCCAGAAACATACCCTGTATCAAGAACTCCTGTTCTAATGGCTCCATTTATCTCTAATTTAGCTCCTGTACTTGTTGTCGTTCCAATCAGCACGTTGCCACCAGTAGTAATTGATAAATAATTAGTTGGCCAACTTGAAAATGTACTTGGTGAATTATTTGCTCTATATCCTATTCCAAAAGAATCTGCAACTCCCCAAGCAGCGGTTACCTGACCTATAGCCCAACTATGATTGGACACATTGCTATAAAATAAAACAGAAGGTCTGTCACCACCTGTTGAACCTGTAGAAAAATCAGATACAATACCATAACTATGATTACCCTCTCCATTTCTAACTTTCAATGCAGGAAAATAAACTCCACCAGCAGATTTGCTGTTGTTTATATTTACTAAACCTTCATTGTTTGTGGAATCACCAATAACAGATAATCTTGATAATGGGCTAGTAGTTCCAATACCAACATTTCCATTCTCAGCAATAGTTAATTTTGCATCTGCTAGTGTTGCACTACCAGCACTACCTTGAGGACCATTTAAAATATGTATCTTACCCTGTGCATCATTAGCCGTTAAGTCTGTTCTTTGAAATACAATAGCAGACTTTCTATATGCAGTGTTGGATTCTCTATATCCAAAATGGATACCTGACCACTGACCAATCCCCATTTGAGAAACCCCTACAGAAACAAAATCATTAATATTTGATATTGCTTCCAAAGGTTTTTGAGGACTAATTGTTCCTACACCTACATTTCCATAAAATACAGAACTTTGATCTCCTCTAAAATCAGCAACATTTATAGGAACAGCATTACCTGTAGTACCTGGATATGCTCTAATTCTTAAAGTATTAGTTACGGCAGATCCTGCTGTTACAGTTGCATCTATACCAATCCATCTATTTACAGCTCCTGTTCCACTTTGTAAATCTGCTGCAAATCCGTATTTAATTAAATTTTCAAAACTCCCATCAACCCCACTAACACTGCAATATTTTGCTATTTCTCCTGCTACTGAAAGTCTTTGAGCAGGATTAGTGGTATTAATTCCAACATTGCCATCTTGAAAAGCATACAACATTGAGGAGCCTGTAAACTTTATAGTGAATCCGTTTGAATATCCACTTTGTCCTGCTAAAAATATATCTCTTGCTCCTCCTGCTGAACCAACAGCAACAAGTCCATATCCTGAAGTTCCTGTTGAAGTTATTATAGCAGCATTAGCACTTGATGAAGCTAAAAATTGTGCAGCCGTCACACTACTTGAAAAGCTAGCATTTCCTGTATTTGGTACAATACGTAAAACGGTATTATTATTAGCTACATCATAAATACTAAAGTCACTATTATTAGCAGCATTTAGACCACCTACTAAATCCCAACTATTACCACTTGTGCTATTTTGTAGTCTTAATCTTACGTTTGATTGGTCGTTATCATTAACAATAAGTGAAGGTGTTGCAACTCCACTAACTCCAAATAAAGCTTTTTTTGCCTGAACACTATTGCTAAAGGTTGCTGCGCCTGATGTATTAATTGTTAATAAATCAGAATATGATATTGTATTTCCTGCTGTTCCTGCGGCATATCTTATCCTAAATAAATTTGCATTCCCAAAATCTGCCATCCAAGATGTATCAGTTACTTTAAACTGATAGGTATTGCCTGTTGAAGTATATTGAATGTTGTATCCTAATGCTGGATATCCACCTCCTGATAGACCTAAATCTACAGTACCAATCGTATTTGTAACTGCTGAAATATTCCCAGCAGATATGTTTCCGTTAACCTGCAACCTTTGCCCAGCGTCTGTAGTTGTGTTTACAAGTAGGTTTCCAGCTGAACTCATCACCATTCTAGCAGTAGATGCTGTTATATCATAAAGATAAAATGAGCCTGAAAAACTACCATTTGCAGACCCAGCTACAGATAATTCATAAGCTCTGCTACTTGTGTTAACTATTGCTAAAACTGTTTGTGATGTATTACTACTTGATAATCTTAATCCTGGACTTGTCCCATTTTGAAAAGCACTTCCAAAAATTTCAACTAAGGCAGTTGTATTGCTTGCAGTACCAATACCAACATTTGTTCCATTATCAAATATGTTACTATTACCAATAGAACTTGTGCCTGTAAACTTAGATAAATAGTTAGTTGTACCAGTTCCTGTAACTGTTCCGCCTCCATCTATTACCTCGATAACATTACCTGAAGAATCAACAGCTAAATTACGAGTTGCAGTTCCTGTAAATGTGCCTGCTCCATAAGCGTTAAGCCTTAACCCTCCTGAACCATTTATTCTTAATCTTGTGCTACTATCAAGAGCTGACCATGAATTTGCTATTTTAAAACTATCTCCATCAGAATTATCGATGCCTGCACTCCACCCAATAACACCGTTAATATCCCAAGAAAGAATTGGATCACCCCCTCCTGCCCCTGATGTTCTTAATGCTAAAAATGTATTTGCAGTTGTAATTGAACTATTAGTATTATGAATATAAATACCAGGAACATCACTTGAAGCAGGAGATGTATAAGTTGAACCTGAACCTTCAATATGTAATTTAGCTAATGGAGTAATTGTACCAAGTCCTATGTTTGTTCCATTGTCAAATAGTAAACTATTCCCAATTGTTGTAGAGCTTGTAAATTTAGTTATTGTGTTAGTTGTTCCAGAAACTGCTACAGAGGTTCCAGAACTTCCTGATGTACCTCCACTGCCATTTGTTCCACTAGTACCACTAGTACCTCCAGTGCCTGATGTTCCGCTAGTACCTGTGGTACCAGATGAACCACTGGTGCCAGCTGTACCGCTAGTACCAGAAGTGCCACTCGTACCTGTTGTTCCAGATGTTGCACTTGTTCCTGACGTACCACTAGTTCCACCTGTTCCGTTAGTAGCTGATGTTCCACTGGTTCCACTTGAACCAGAAGTCCCTGTAGTACCTGATGTTCCTGAGGAGCCACTGGTGCCAGTAGTTCCACTCGTACCGCTTGATCCACTTGTTCCATCTATTCCACTACTGCCAGATGATCCACTACTACCAGATGTGCCAGTTGTACCACTGGTACCTGAGCTACCGCTAGTGCCTGTAGTACCTGAAGTTCCAGCTGTTGCGCTAGTACCTGAGGTGCCGCTTGTTCCAGATGAACCATCTCCACCTGTAGCACCATCAAGATTGACTTGCCATGTGCTGTATGTACCAGAACCAGTTAGTCTAAATACTATAAAGCTTAATGCCCCTGTTGATGGGTTGTAAGAAACAACTTCAGCCTCGTTGTGATTATTTGCATCGTATGCAATAATTATAGATTGTGCTACAGTGTATGCTAGTCCAAGACCCACTGTAATGGTTCCTGAGTTCCCTGGTGCTTGTAGTGTGTATGTTGAGCTTGATGTAGTGGCAAATCTATCTCCAGATAAGCCAGAAGAACCTGATGTACCAGTCGTTCCACTAGTACCTGCTGTACCACTTGTTCCAGTAGTACCGCTCGTGCCACTAGTCCCACTAGAGCCTGTTGTACCACTAGAGCCACTTGTACCATTACTACCATCAAGACCAGTAGTTCCGCTAGTTCCAGAGCTACCACTTGTTCCAGTGGTTCCACTTGTCCCTGAACTACCAGATGTACCTGTAGTGCCTGAAGAACCAGATGTTCCTGTTGTTCCACTTGATCCTGAGGTTCCAGTGCTTCCACTAGTTCCACTTGTACCACTAGACCCTGAAGTACCGCTAGTACCATCTGTTCCGCTAGTTCCACTAGTTCCTGTTGTACCTGAACTTCCTGATGAGCCTGAAGTACCAGTGGTACCACTACTTCCTGAAGTACCAGATGTACCAGATGTACCAGTGCTACCTGAAGTACCGCTACTACCTGATGTTCCTCTTGTACCTGAGGTACCAGAGGTTCCTGCTGATCCTGTGCTACCAGATGTACCTGAGGTTCCAGCTGTACCACTTGTACCTGCTGGGCCTGGGACATAGCCAAGAATTGTATATATATCAAGATCAGTTATAGGGCTCGCTGCTGTAACTAATCCTTTTGCATTTACAGAAAACTTTAATGGCGTTACACTTGTGTATGGATTAGCATTTGCATTTTGTAATGTAAGTGTTATTGTGCTCTGTGTAAAGCCTGTACCTACCACATCTCCTGTGAATGTAATGGCTTGTGGAGAAACTACTAATGGTGTTGTTGTAAGACTTGTAACTAATCCTTTAGCATTAACTGTTACCACTGGAATCAATTGGCTAGCACCAAATGTTCCTGGGTTTATATTTACAGTGTTGAGTGTGAAAGCTACAGCACCAGGGCCTGTTGCTACACCATCACCAGAAAGAGCTGTGATGTAGTTTCCTGGAGGTTGGAAAGATGAGCTGTCTAGTGTACCATCACCTTTAACGAATTGAGAGGATGTACCACCTGTTGTTATATGTCTTGCAGCCTGAACATTACCCTGTAGTGTAAGTGTGAAATTTCCTGCGATGGTTGTGTTCTGAATTAAACTACCACCTAACTGCACTGGTTGACTTAATCCTGATTGAATTAAACCATTGTTGAAGATGTAACCCATCTGAGCATTTGTAAATGCTTGGTTAATCTTCTGTAAAGCAGTTTGGAAACTGTCGTTTGTATTTACACCAATATATAATAAATTCTCACCTTCATAGAAAACGCAAGAAGATGATAATAAAAGAGGGCATGGCTCAGATCCACATATAACGCTCATAGCTTGACTTTTTAAAATTTTCTATCAATTACAGTGGTCCTGTAGTGGTAGTAGTTGTGGTTGTGACGCTTACAGTTACGTTAATAAAGTTTGTACACACTCCTGTGCTCATTATTCTTACAGTGGTTGTACCAGCTGGAGCAGTTACAGTATACCCTGCTAATAAAGTTGCTTTAGGAACATTTGTAGCAAATGCTGATATATATCCATCAACATTTGAATAAAGATTAAATGGTCCTGAATCTGCTCCAGCTGATGTAAGAGTTATGTATATGAACATGCACTTTTTAATTTAATAGTTAGCAAGAAGTTGCTGCACTCAACACTCCTCCACTTGATACTGTCCACTTAGTACTTAAATTGGTTATGTAAATATAACCACTATAAGGAATGGTTCGTGCACTATTAGTGTACAATACTACACCATTAGCTAACACAGGTACAGATGTGTACAATGGAGGCAACAATACAGCTGATGTGCAAGGACTAGAAAGATTTACCAAACCTCCTAAATACCAAGTGTAAAATGCAGGTCCTGTAGTAGTTGTTGTACTAGTTGTTGGACGAGCTGATGTACTAGTTGTGGTAGTTGAAGATGGTGTTGGAGAAATTTGTGCTTCTATGATAGCAATTGCATTGTCAATTTTCTGCAATACGACTGTAAGGTCATCACAGCTTTGTATTCCTGTTCCTGCTAGGTTTGGACCTATGTATTTTACATTCTCAGAAGAAACAAATTTGCATTGATCACCGCTGCAACCACATGGACCTAGAGATCCACATCCTGGGCAATTAACATTAAATGGCATAATCTTATGGGATAAACATTATATAGTAAGCACCAATTGTAGGTTGGATATTGGTATGGCTTAATCCACCTCCTGAATTACCTATTACTGTATTTACAGTAATATTTGTTGTAGCACTAGCTGTTTGTAGTGTAGATAATTGATACACTGTAACTTCTCTTTCAGTGTTAGAAAATTGAGCTCTGTTATTAGTTATTCTAGTTTCATAATTGTGCTGATGTCCTGGATCAATAACATTACTCGTAGCACTGTGTGTGTGAGAAGGAATTTGAGAAGCTGTAAGAGTCACGTTGTTCAATCCCTGCACACTATTCAGTGCGTAACTTGGGTTACCTGGTGTAGATGGATTAACTACTGAACTCATTGGAATTGAGCCAGCCATACTACCATCTGTAGTTCCTACAGCAACACGTCCTCTCTTGTCTGGTGTACCATTGCTACCATTACACAAATACACATCTACAAACTGTCCTGAGCCTTTTCCTGTAACATCAAAGCCTGTAATAGGACCATAGTATTCATACGCAATGTATGGTACCATTCTGTTCTTGTACAGATTGGATGGAGCAATGCTATTCAAATAAGCTTGAATAAGACTATTCAAATCAGCCAGTTGAACATAGTTTGTTTCAACATCAAGCTCTAGTGCTGCTAGATCAGCAGCTGTTAAACACAACTTGTTGATAGCTGCTTGAAGAATAGCATGTGTATCAGACGATGCTGTTACACCTGTCAAACATCCAATTGTGTAATCAGCATTAAGGGTGGTGAGTGTTGATTCAATTGCTGTAACACTGGTTTTTAAAGAGCAAATTGATTTTATCAGGGCTGAAATAACATTATTAAGTGTAATGGTACCAGACCCTGGAAGAAACCCACTCACCAATGGGCAGAGATCAGCTGGATTAATGACAGGAATAACGCCATTACCAGTAGACAAGTTTATGATGAAATTTGCAATTTGTAATTCAACATGGGCAAGAGTATCGCCATTTGAAATACCAAGAGCAGGAATACCATATCCTGTATATTTTACGCACTGATCAGATATAATTTCAGTGCATCCATTAAAGCAATTAGAGCAGCTCATTTATTTATATTTTAGAAGTTTTACTTTACTAGCTATTTGACATACACTAAAGTTTTTAGCGTAATCTGGGTTACAATACTTATATGTCAAGATTCTTCTATAGTTGAGAAGATCTATCATTGTTGTATATGGAATAGGCATATTCAATGCAAACACAGTGTTGTTGTAAAGATTCTTTGCAACTTCTGTAATCTTACATTCAATATCTTGTAGCAAATCAGGAATTTCACCACATTCAGAACAGGAAGTTAATCTAGGTTGTAACATGTCTATTGATTTTGAGATATTGGTGGTTGCACTGTGATTTCATCCTTTTTCTTCTGTGCACAATACGCACACATTCCATTTTTCAGATTGCATCCACATCCTACACTTGCTCCACAGCTTGAACACTTTGCCATATTAGTAATACGTTGTTACAGTTGCATAATTATTTCCTGAGCACCCACAGTTGTTTCTCATGAAGTTGCTCAGCATTTTATCAGCTTGAAGATACAATTTATTTGCTTCAACTGTAGCACAATTATTTGCAGCTGCAATAGCTCCATTGATAAAGAATGATATAGTTGTAAGCTCCACCTTAGCTTGTGTCTTAATTGCTCTGTCACACTCCATCATGTCAAGCTTCATAAATGCTTCGTCAAACTTCTCTTGAAGTCTTTCCACACGCATGATAGTTTTCTTAACAAAGTTTACGTTTGCTGGAGCCACTGAATACTTTAGATAGTAGATACCATCAGGAAGTGGATCGTTACCAAGTGTTGAAATTCCTAAGTTGGAGGTTGTAAAAACATTCAACTCATTAACAACAAATGGAAGATTTACTATCCCAAAGTTAGGAACATTTATCTCAATAGATGGAGATGTAACGTTTGGTGGTGTAGTTGGGTAGGTAGATGCATCAGCAACAGCAAGCGTTAGCGTGTTGTATGTTGGAACTACGAGAATGTCTAGTTTCAGAGTTGACATAGGAGTTATAAAGAAAAATGCCAGAGGACTTTGAGAACTAATCCTCTCACCCTCTGGCATAGGTTATAGAAATTTTAACTTACCTACTATTAAGGAATCAAAGTGCTAGTAGTGGTAGTAGTTGATGGAGGTGTAGAAGTGGTAGTGGTAGTTGTAGTGATACAAGCGTTGTTATCAAGTACAGTACCAAGAGCAGCTTCAAGAACAGCTTCAACAGCAGTAGAGATACCAGCGTTACCTGGAGTAGCAGCGTTAGGAACAGCAATAATTACCATGCTATCTTCATAGATGTAATCACCCCACTGGTAAACAGATTTGTCAAACTGGTTGAATCTGATGTAGTAGGTGTTGTAAATAACGTTGTTGCTTACATAGGTCTCGAAGTTCTCATTGTAACCATTCATTCTGTACAAGTGCTTCAAGTAACCAGCCTGATAGCTGTAGAAGTTCTTCTCAAGCTGAGCAATTTCGTCAGCAGTACCAGTTGGGTAAGAAGATCTCTGAACAACAACAGGGTTAGCTACGATGTCACAGTTGTCAGCAACGATGAAGTCAGCAGTGGTAGCAGGACCTTGGTATACAAAGGTACGGAACCACATTCTGTCATATTCCCAAGGGAATGCAGCAATATCGCAAGGCTGGCCATATTTGGTAAGAGGCTTACCAGAAATACGAAGAACAGCACTAGCATTGTTACCAATTCTTTGGAATGTGTAGAAATCAGACAATGTGATGTTGTCAGGGTTGTTGCCAGGAGCTGCAAGATTCAATTGGAAAATAAATTGATCAATCAATGCAGGTACGTTGACATCAGCGCAAGGATCAGCACCACAATCACAGCAAGGAGCTTGTACAGTTACAGAACGGGTGAAACCGTTGAAGTACAAGGTGTCAAGATAACTAGAGTGGCCTCTTAGAGTAAGAGTTACAACTTCTCCACACTGTACATTCCAATTACCTACATCGGTAATTTGGACAGCAGGAGTAGAGCAACCTGATACTTTGTACCATTCAGTTACGTTGGAAGAGCAACCTGAACCAGAAGGACAACCCTTGATTTTATCAGAACGCTTAGAGCCTTGTAGGTAGGTGTTTTGTCTACCTTGAGCTACATAGAAGTATGGAGCAGCAGCAATGTTGCCAGCTGTAGCCACACTGTAGTCGTTTCTGAAGAAACCAACTTGACCAGCAGTTAGATCCTGAGTAGAACCAGCACTAGGGAGCGAAGTTTGCCCTACTGGAACTACAAAAAGGGTGGTTAACGAGAAATCAGCCATTTTTTTGTTTGTTTGTTAAGTTTATTTATTCATTTGTTTGTATTCTGAACTGGGCACTTTGTACCGCAGCTGCATTCTCTGTATACATTGCAAGGTTTTGGACAGTTAAATCGACTAACTCGTCTTCTAGGTATTCTTCAAGTTCGCAATTAACATCCGTAGATGGTTGGCCGTCAAACCTGATGTAACCTGCCTTATCAATGTAGATTGGATATCTCATATAAGAGATGTATATCGCACTAGGAGTGAACGTTCCGTCTGTGAATATACTAATTTCATCTGAGGAGATAAAATTAAATGTCTCTTGATATTCGAAAGATGGTTTATAGTGAACGTTGTTCAATAAGAACTGCAAATCACCATGTTTTGCCAAATCTTTGTTTATCCAAATTTGTCGATCCTTACATGGGCCTTTGTCAGCTAAAACATAGCTGTCAATGTAGAACATGTATTTTGGATCAAGCTTATCAATATCAGCTGCCCACTGATTCAATGTTTCATTCTTAATGTATAGGTCCAACTTACCACGATTGTAATTAATTACAAGTCTTTGTAGGTCTTCGTAACGCTTTTTAAAAGAGTCTAGTCCTAAACCACTAACAACACTAAATCCATCAACCTTCTGTTTGATGAGCTTTATTTGCGCTTCGTTAAGCGCAAGTATTTTATCTTCTAGTTGAATCTGTTGATGCTCATTAGTTGATAGTTTATTTAGTTTTTGATCAATCTTATATAATAAACTATCTACAGGTATCATACAGAAGCGAGTTTCTTAGATTTCAACTTTTGTTCTAGAGTGATTAGTTCGTCTTGATTATCATCGTTAGCCAAGAACTTCACCAATTCCTCTTCGTCTTTTGCCACTTCATATTCACCTTCAAAGATACGTCCGCTGGACTTAACTCTGTAAACTGAATGTGCAATAGCTTGCTTAACCAAATCTTTGATATGGAGTAAATTTTCCTTCATGTCTGCAAATCTGTTAAACACTTCGATTGTTGACAATCCTTGGTATTTACCAGACTTGAATTCAGTCTGCTTGAGAATATTATCCACTTGATTATATACAAAATCTTCTTTGGAATCTTCTGTAATTGGAAGTCCTAGAAGTCTTGCTACTTTTCTTTTCTTCTCAGGAGACATTGTATCAAACTTGGAGATTGCCTTGTTGATCAATTGTTTCTTCTTGAAGATTACAGCATTTTCGATATCATCATCTACAACGTAGAATTGTGTATCTGCTGGATAGTCACCTCTTTCCCATGCTTGGTAAGAACTAGCAACAGTTGGATGAACTCTCAACCAAGAGAACGCAAGTTCTTGAAAAGGTATTGTCAAATCGAAGTAGTTATCACCATCAAGAAGTTTCACAGGTTGGACATGTGTATTATCATCTGTAGACTTAGATAAGCTGTAGTTCCAGAAAGGAGCTCTTGGTCCAAGATCAATTCCTCCTAGAGCATTTTCAAGTTTCTGTCTTAGCTCTGTTACACGCTCAACTTCTAGTTCACGTTCTGTAGGATCAGCAATTCTTCTGATGTAAGCAGCATCAGGATCTAAACCTGTTCTGTATCTTCCATCAAGTTCCTTGTAAGGATATTTAAAAACTCCAGTTCCTGGAATTCTTGATAACCCTCGTTGTGATAATCCTCCTTGCATGGTTTGCATGCCAGCACTGTTGTACTCCTTCTTAATCGTGGAGATTTTCCCTAATTTACCCATTACGTAGTTATTTGATTATTATTGGTTTGTTTGCAGAGTGCGCCAATCAAATGGCTAGGCTCACTGACCCACACTCTGTTTTAAAGAGGGAAAAAGTGCCCCTCGCTTTGAGGGGCTCTTTCCTATTAGAACTGTGGAATTTCTTCAATAAGAACAGTTCTTGACAAGTCTTCGATGAATACATCGCAACGATCTTGCATCCAGATTTCATAGCCTGGGAATTTGTTGGCAGAAGACATACCCTGAGACTTAGCAAAGCCTAGGTGGTGTCTACGTCCATCAATGTAACCCCAAGTCATAGAAGGAGCACCCTTCATACGTACTTCACGAATGTTGTTAACCATAGAGCCATCAGACATTGGAGATACGTCAAATACCATGAACACAGGAGTTGATTTCTTGTTCTGTCCAAATTCCAAGTTGGATTGAGGAAGATCAAGTTCTTTCAAGTGGATAAGTTCAACACGACCAGTCTCACGAGTTACCATTGCATCGAATGCAAAGTTGTAAGTGATGTGCTGTCCTTCTCCTTGCATATAACGGTTACCGCTATCTGCCATGAAAGTAAGACCAGAATTCAAAGCATCTGCTTTAAGAGCTTGCTGGAACACATCGAAGCCAGCTTCGTTAGTGTACATTTTAACTCTTCTATCCTTAACATCCACACGTCTGTAGAACAAGTCTCCAAATACGGAACGGATAAGGTTTGCGGAGAATTCTCCACGATTGTATTGTACCAAGTTACCATTGTTACGCATTCTGTGGTAAACACCAGCAGACACACGCTTCAATTCTTGCTTAGATCCATTAGTTTTTACAGTGCCTGGCTTAGACCAGATCATTCGCTTCACCTTAAGTTCAAGCATTGCTTTTCTCAACATAAATTCTACGAATGGCTCCCACTTAACATCGTTACGAGTTAGAGGAAGTTGGTTTCTACGCTGAGGGGCGTATACCAAGATATCAAGAGGTTTGCCAGAAGCATCACGCATAGTCTTATCATCAGCCCATGCAGTAACTTGGTGCTCAAAACCATATCCAGAACCAAGAGATTCGAACATAGTGATTTTCTCACCAAGTCTTGGTAAACCAAGAAGGTCCTGATCAAATTCACCAATTGCAGCATCAACCAATTCTAGTTCGATACCAATTTGCAAGAAGGTAGGGCTTACGAAATCCAAGATTGGGTTATCAGACACCAATGTGAAAGTGTAAAGGAAACCTGCATTCCATGGAACTGGATCTTTTACAGCGTACCATCTTGGACCATACTGACGAGAACCTACAGAAACGATAGCGTTCTTAGAGAATTCGTTAGTGTCCAATACCACCTGAAACTCCTGACCATCGATACCTGGCTTGCTCAACTCAGCAGTGGAGCTAGGGATGTCAATGATTTTAGGGAATTTGTAAGGAACTTGAACGTCCCACTTCCAAGAATCGCTGTTGTTGTCGATGTAATAAGGAGTGGACTTGTTGATCATATCAAGGAAGTCATTGCTGTACAATGAGCTCTGAGTGTACAAGGAGATGATCTTCTTGTCATAGTCAGCTGGCTCAGTAGAGTGGAATGACTCCAAGTGATTTGAATCAGTTAGCTTTCCTACTGCACGCTTGTCCATTGACGCAACACGGGCATAGGTAAAGCCAGTTAAACCTGGGATTGTTTGAATTGCCATTGTTTTTTACTTTGTTTTATTTAATTTATAAGAACCATGAGTTCGCTTTTCCAGGATTGCCACCAGAACCAGGTTTTTTACTGGTCTGCCTTGCAACTTCCTCAAACAACTGGGTTGACTTCTTAGTCACTCCTGTTCTTTGTATGGTAGATAGCGTAGGATCTTTTTCCAAAATCTTAAGGAGAAGTCCCAGCTTAACTTTCATAGCGTGGTTCTCAGGTCTCTTAAGTTCCAGGATAGTCTTGTCAAAATCTGTCAGGGTTTCGCCTGAAGGAGTTTTGTACTTGTCTACCAAAAGGAAGTCTTGTAGTTCTGATGCCAATTTGGGGTTTAATGGAATTCCATCAAACTCCTTTGTTTTCAATTTGTCTTGTAGGACAGACTGAACGTTTTGTATATACTGATTTCGAATCATTGCTTTCTGCTGAAGTTGTTGTTCAGCTTGTTGCTCCATTTGTTGCAACTTCACTGCTTCCTTCTTGACAAGCACTTTATGATGCTTGCTAGCAACTGTTTCTAAATCACCGTAGTTTCTAAGTCTTTCAACTTCTGTAGTGATGTCTTCATTATCAAATCCCTGGTCTGCCAGAGCTTGTTTAATCACTCTCACCTGATTGTCTTCATTAGAAAGATCCAACTCAGCGAAACTCACCACATTGTTGTATACACCAAAATAATCTTTAGGGTTTACACCCTTTACAAATATGGCATCAAACGCTTTCTGGTAATCTTCTCCAAATTGACCTATGAAGTTATCAACAATTTCAATTGCACCTTTTTTCTTTTCTGAATTGAACTTCTCCAAGAATTGTTCTGGGGTTTCAATTACAGCATCCTCTTCATCATCATCTTGTGTAAAAACACCAAGTTTGAAAAGGTCTTTCGATAAAGAAACGAATGGTGATTCTGCAACATCTTCATCTTCTTCCTCAGCTTCTGCTTTGGCTGGTGGTGTTACAACATCGTCTTCTGTTTCTTCTTCATCTTCATCATCTCCAAGAAAGTTTTTCAAAACATCTTGTTGAGTGGTTTCCTCACCATCTAGCTTCTGGACAACTTCTTTACCTTTTGATACTTCTGGTTTCTTAGGAGCTTTTGGTTCTTCCGCTGTCTTTACAATTGTCTCTAGTTTGTCAGGATCTTCTGTAGAAGTTTCTGGAGAGAATAAATCGTCCAACAGCTGCGTGTTACCTACTCCCATCTCCATAGTATCTTCAATACCAAAGTTACCAAATGACGGAGTGTCTAGGTTGTCTGCCATATATGTAGTTAATTATTTGATTGGTTTGTATGATATAAATGTACTTTCGTTTATAAAATAATCAAATAAGGAATAATCAAAATTGTTGTATTTTTGACACGTATAGCATTAATGTCAATTTTTCCATATTTTATTATTTCTTATCGTTTTTAGATGCTCTATTTGAAGCATTTATTTTAGCCACTTCAACATCATTCTTCATATTCTCTCTAGCAACATTTAGTTTTTCTTTTTCAAGTTGCATCTTCTGCATAGCTTGAGTGTTTTTAGATTGAATATCCTGCATCTTTAATTGATAATCCTGAGCTGCTTTTGACTGTTGCATAGATAGATTTGAAATCTCTAATATATCAGGAGTTCCTGATTCATCAACATCAGCTGTTGCTGCTTCGCCTCTTGCCGCAGCATTAATAAGAGCTATTTCTTTCTTATTAATTCTATCAAGTTCTTTCTGATAGTTCTCATTGGCAAGTGCTTCTTGAGCTTGTTGTTGCTGAGCCTGTAGCTGAGCACCTGCAATTTGTTGTTGTTGCTCAAGCTGCTGCTGTTGCATTTGCATCTGCTGGTCTTGCATTTGCTGCTGACGATCTTTGAGATTTTTGAATGTCTTCTTCATCTCTCTCATAGACTTAGTAGAATACAATTCTATTACATCATATAGTGTGCCACCATTCTGAATGACAGCCTGAGATAGCTGACGAAGCTCATTAAACATTTGTGTATCTTCTGGTCTGTTAGTTACAAACACTTTAAGATCACGAAGCTTCAAATCATTACCATTTACTTGTATAAATGCAGATTCTCCTTCAGATGTAATGTATGATAATGTAGACATAGGTTTAGCACTTTCTACATATTGTGCAGCATCTACAATAGCTTGATATAACTGACCTAATACATACTCGTGTGCAATGAATAGGGGCTCTGTCTGAGCGTATGACTGACTGACAGCTGTGTTAACACCTGTGGCAGATTCGCTCGCTTGTACGGTGCCTAAACGCTGTCTAGAGATGCCTATCAGTTCCCAACATTCGCTCTTTAATTGGAGAGCAAGGTTATATCTAGACTGGATTTCACCAGTTCTTGTCAAGTCTATGTTTCTTGCAATAGTGGTGTTGGAGACAGCAGCCTTTGTATTCTCTGGACTGTCATCATCAAATATAATACCACGCTCTCTTGCTTCCATTTCCCATACATCTAGAGCATCTTGATCATCTCCATCTTTTAGTCTAGGAACACGTCTAATATTTACAGAAGCTACATTACCAATTTCTTTTTCTAGTAGTTTGTAGAGCTGATTCATGCAAATGTTGTACAACACCTGGAATGGCTTCATCAAATCCACTAATGATTTGGCTTCTGTGTTCTTCACCTCAAACGTAGTGCCTATAATAGGGCAATAGTTAAGGATTTTTAGAGGTTTGATGTGGTAGATGTCTGGACCAATCTTTGTTCCTTGATACCACTGGTTAATCCAGCCCCATTCAAGAGAGATTTGTGTAGGAATAGTGTTTGCCTTGTAGTTTTCATCAACAAGAACACTTTGCTCATTACCCATTTCATCTAAATAGGTGAGTTTACCAATTTTTCTCTTGCTAATCCAATATGCTCTAACAACAACATATTTGTATCCAAATGTAGACACGTTTGTTGTTAGTCCTAAGAAGTCTTTTAGTCCATCATTGTTCTCCTTCATCTCACTTTCAATCATCATTCTTGTCTGAAGGACAAGAGGATCAAATGTGTCGTATTGAATAGAGTCAATACCATCAGCAGCATTAGGATTACCAAGGTTGGATTCACGAACGTTGATAAGTCCGTAGTCTTGCAATGAGCTTCTTAGGTGATCAATCTCTTCTTTAGTGAGATCTGGGATAGATTCAATAATTTCAGAAAGTTCCATAACTTGCACAGTACCAGCAGCATACGCTCCTTGGTTTCTTCCTGTTGGATCAGAAATCCACTTTCTATCTGGCGTAGTGAGGAACCATGTATTCTTTGGGTTTGCCACCTCTATGTTGAATCCAAGCTTAGAGTTGTCTTCATAGATGTGATAGAACTCTCTAGCAGAAATAAGAAGATCTCTGAATGCATCCTCTGATTTTTCTTTCAGGTTGAATTCAGCTTTTTGACATGTAAGAATGTGATTAGCCCATTTCTCAGCTACAGAAGTGTAAGAATCTAGCTGATCCTTCACTTGCTCCATTGTCATTTGGTTAAGCTGTTCTTCGTCAATCTCTTGACCCTGCATAGCAAGCTTCTGCAATATGTTCTGTCTAGCTTGAGAAATAATAAACTCCTGAAGAACATCTGTTTTGAATTGTAGTTCTTCAGCTTGGCTATCATCATCAAATGCCTTTACACGAAATGTATCTGGACGCTTAGATATTTCACCTACAAGGTTATTGATGGGAGTAGTTACAATAGAATAATGCTTAACGTATGATGGCAAACCTAAATCTGCCTGAAGCATCTCTGTAAAAGATTTCACATCTGGCTCTTGATAAAAGTCTTCCATTCTCAGGATGCCTTTTACAAGGTCATAGTTTTTAACAAACGTGTCACGACTCTTCATATATTCCGCATACGACTTGTTTGCGAAATAATCCATCGTGTTTTTCACCCAACTCTCATCCCGCTTTTCTTTCTCTGTCTTGAACTGATCAGGGAAAATGTTAAGATAGGCATATCGTATGGTTGCGTCCTTTGTATATCTAATGATTGCCATTATGAAAATAATTTATTTTTCCTCGTATTGAACATATTTTTAGAGCTGCTGAACAGCTTCCCACTCTTTAACTTTTTTGAATATAACGATTTAACTCGTTCATCACTAGTTCCTCCAATCTTTCCTAATATAGGGTCCATCTTAAGTGCCTGAGCTATAGCAAGTTCCGCTGCTACAATTCTATCGAAGTTTCCCTCATCGTTATATTGGATGATTTCTTCAAGAAGCATTGGGTCAAATATCTTACTCACCCCTGTAACTTCTTTAGTTATTTTACCATCATCATCTTTCTCAGAATAAATAACATCGTCCATGTATCTTTTCAGACATGTATGTAGATAGTCAATTATTTTCTGAGCTGATCTGTGAATTCCATACTCTCGTTTCACAGTAGTGTTAGGAATCACTTCTAACAACCATTGTGGTTGTTTCTCTAGATAGTGTGCATCACCTTTGCTTTTCATGTATTCAATGAACGAAATGTCGTCATTCTCACAAAGAGCTCTAGCGTTGTAATATTTAATCAGTAATCTAGCCTGTTCTTCCCACGTTTCCTTCTTATCAGGTCTTGCACAATACGAAGCTACGAACATATCCTGATATTTTTCACCAGTGAGATCGTGCATTCTCTTGTAAATATACACAGAACCTAGTGAAGTTGAATACTTTGCCTGTCCTTGTCTATAGGGGTCAACTCCTGCAACGTACAATCCATAGGGAGGATTCTCTATAGGAAACTCATATATCACTATAGGAGCATCCTTTCTATCTGTACTCTTGAGAGGAAAGTTTGTTATAGGCATGTTGTCTGTAAACTCATGTCCAATCTTTCCTTCGTCACTAAATAATATAACAGGTGTTCCTGTTCTTTCGTTCTGCAATAGTCTGATTTTCTGTCTTTTAGCAGCTTCTATATCAAAGATGTTGGTGTCTTCATTGAGGAATATGTCATCCACCTTCTGTGGATAGTACATCTTCTCTTTTAAATAAGCCACTCTATCACCAGCCTTCTTTAATCTTTCTAAGTTATCGTTAGTGATTTTGTCAGCTTTCTCTTCATTAGACACTAACATCTTCACATTATGAAGCTCGCTAGTTTTTGGAGCATCTACATAAGCTCCTAACGTAGAATCTTCTTTGGCTTCCATTCTATATTTATTAGAAATGAATAGCCCATGCACACGCTTTGTATCCTCTTCGTTATTATATGTTAGGAAGTTGTAATTGTCAACATCAAACATCAATGACTTAGCATCCATAAAACGCTTCATATCACCGCCTGTACCTGTAAGAATTGGGGAACAGCCCCATCCAAATGGCGTTGTAAAACCAGGAACAGCAGCCTGTAAGCCTCTCAAGAAAGATCCTTTACCAATCTCATCAATAATGAGCTTACGTGGCTTTGTACCAGCAATAGCTTCTTCGTTATTACCCTCATCTAAGTTACGAATAAGAATTTGAGAGAATGGTATTCTCTCTCCTCCCCTTGTCTTTATTCCTAACGTCACCTGATTCTTCCAATTATCCTCTACACGCTGCCATCTAAAGTATTCAGGAAGGAAGTTGAGGCCCTTATCAAGCTTATCTGTAATTAGTTTAATATCTGGAGCATTCAGGCCAGCAATAACGTTCTGTGAGTTCTCATCAAATGTGGCACCCCAAGCAATGTAACTTGCTTCAAGCACAGACTTAGCAAAACGTCTAATACCCAAAATGACCAACCCACGCTTCTCAGCATGGGCTCTGTCTATTTCATTTGTAACTAACCATTCATTGTCTCTCAGAGATGGGTTTGCATATTTCTGATAGATTCGTCCTCTATCATCCATAACATCCACTTCTGTATGCCACAGATTCAAATGCCAATACAGAAAGGGGTTGATGAACACACCATCCATCATAAATCCATCAAGACACAGCTTCTTATGAAAGTCAAAGAAGGGCTTGTATTCCTGTGATGTCTTATCAGGAAGGCGTGTTTGGTTAATCAACCACTCACTGTATTTAACATTTTCTAGATTCATCGTCTACCTTTAAGGAAATCTTCAGCCATAGAGCCAAGCTCACCATTACCACGTATTTCCACCTTAGATTCTTCTTTCTCTCTAAGCTTATCTACCACTTCAAGAAGAGCTAGATAGTTCTTCATTGTCTCCTGAATAAACTTACCCTGAGATTCAATGCTAGCAATCACCATAGGCAACATTCCACCCTTAGCTGTAGGCTTCCATTCTATCCTGTCTGTCAGCTTATGCAGAGGATTGGCATCAACATATTCCTTCCATGAAGCAAGTTGTTGTTCAGCCCAATCGAGCTCTGTATTAACGTACGTAGTTTTCTTTGGAGCAGCCATTACGATAGGGTTACAATACCAGCAGCAGCAGTTTTTAGCTCTGTGACAGACGTTTGTATTGGACCGCTGAGCAGCTCCTGAATTTGCTTGTTAGCAATATCCTTTGTCTTCTCATCAATACCAGGTGTAGCACACAACGCTGCCAATCTTTCAATAACGGACATTGATTCTTGTCCAACCATAGCTCTATTCATATTAAATTGTTTATATCCTCATCAGATAGTGGTTTGTCTTCTTCCTCATCATACACATCATTTTCTTCCTCTGACATGTATTCTTCTTTCACAACAATATTAATGACATCTTGATCTTCTCCTTGAATACCAATGATATCAACATAATCAGCCCCAGCGTCCCACAGATGCGTTAACGTATCAAGAAGAAGCTCTAAGCTAATTTTTCTAAAACGCATTTCTTTATTCGCCATCGATTTCCTCCTCTTGTTCTCTTGTCATCACTGATTTCCATTTCTCTGTAGGACACGCACAAGACAAGCATTTTGTTTTAGCAGAAAGTGTACATCCACAATGTGTACAATGTTCATCAAAACGTATCGTCTTATGATGTTTAGAATGAAACTTGCATTCATTGCAAATTGCCATTCTTTCAGCTGACACCTGATCAATCTGTTCCTTTAGTTTTTCTTCTGGAAGCAGATTGTTTTTCCAACCTTCGTAAATCTGTGTTAAGCTCATTTATCTTATTCATTAATATTTTACGCTTCAACAACATCTGATCAATATCATCATTCCACTTCTCCGTTTTAACATCACTATCAGAATTGGAAATCCTATCCCTAAAACTCCTAATCTTCTCATCTAAAACATCAAGCTTTTTCTGGGCAGCTCTATCATTCCATTTCAATGTACCAAACCCAGAAATCTCCACTGTCTTATTTTTCTGTAAAGCTGCCAATGTGCTGTCAAACTGATGTCGTATTATTTGATCAACAATATTAACATCCATGTTTAAGGACTCGGAGAGCTTTCTAACAAACCAATCCCTATGGGACATTGAATTAGGCTTTTCCTTCATGCAAAATCTTTATCTCTAATGTAATGTCACTGGAGAAATCTAATGATATGAGGGGATTGACAACAATCTTTCCATCCTTCTTAAGAAGCAAGTTTCTTTTTTTGAGCTTAGACACCATGTTGTTCACTGTAGCTCCTGTGGTTTCATAGGTTGAACAAAACTTCTCTCTATTACTTGGAACAGAAATACTTCCAGAAACAGCAATGAAAGACATCAGCTGAACTTCCCGTGTTGTAAGCATCAAATCGTTCAATGCAGAAAGAACAGAATAATACCTGTACGACACATCCGTGTCATTCTGTAATCCCTTCTTTAATCGTTGTACAATCATTTCCTTATTGGTTTCTAACAAATATAAAACATCCTCCGTGAAAATAACAAATTTTATTATTTCTGTTTTTGAATCAAGGCCCCACCCAGGTGATGAGTTGTAAAGAAACCCCCCACCAAAATTTTCAAAATTTGGAAAAATGTTGTGTCAATGGGAGGGGAGGTTACTTCCAGTTGCAACCCCACGCAGAGTTGGGGTAGTCGAGGGACTCCCCCTTAAACACACTTAACCAATCAAAAATCATGTTACAACACTTAGCACCAACAAAATCAATTGAGGTAATTGGCACTCTTGCTGAAATCGTAGGAACTGGAGGTAAAGTATTCTACTCTCCAGGAAACTGGGATGGAGATAAGCGCATCTTCCTTGAACTAAGAACCGCTTCTGGACAGGAAGGTAGAATCTTCTGCTCACCTGCTGTGAGCAAGCACCTTCGTGAGAAGACCATGAAGCCATCTCAGTTGTTTGGAATGCCTGTCGCTCTTATCACTAGAGTTGATAAGACCAAAGGTTACACCGTTACTTTGCCTGGTTCTCAACTTGTGGAACTTGCAGTTCCAACTGAAGTTGAGACTTGGACTCAACCAGCAACATTAGAAGAAGTAGAGAGGGTTTCATAACCCTCTTTTCTTCTCTATATACAGGGTGGGAGTAAAAACGTTTGGGTGGGCTAGTTACACAGAGATTGTATCTGTGCAAATCAGACATATATTATAAATACAATGAAGGGTTCTACGAGGCCAAGCATGTGGTAATGCGTTGTAATATATATGGTGTGATCTGTGTAACTAGTTTATCCTTACTAAAGTACAACGAATGTAGGGTAATGTACAATTTAATAAAGTTTTACACGGGAAAACTAAAACTTCATGTTGTACTTTATCAAGAATTTGTTGAGTGAATAAGAGTAGGAGTGACACCACACACGTAATAATGACATGTTTTCGTAAGTGTCGTTTTTACTATTCACTATTTTATATAGCATTAACAAACAATTGTATGTGGCCACGTAGTGCCTTAATCCATCCGTGATGCATGTGTAAGCATGTAGGATGGACATACAATTTCAATGCACCATTCTCACTTCCCAAGGGTGAGCAGTTGTAATAGATGAAGCGTCAGCAAAATGGGTCAATGCAGAAATAATTTCACAGCGACATAACCAATGGGTCATGCTGTAATTGTTTGCCTGTGACATAATCTATTACAATTGAGTGCAGAGGGATTTGGAGGGTCAGATGCTCCCGAGCAGGTGCAAGGCCTGCATTTATTATTTAATCATTTAAACGCACAACAACATGTTAAAATCAATTTTAATTTTCTTGTTTCCTAAGACTATTGCTTCTATTAAGAAGGATAGTATTAATGAATATCTCTGTAATCATGAAGATCCAGAATTTGATCAAATGCAGGCTGATTATTATGAGATGATGAGTATTGAACATCAACAATGGCTAGAACAAGATGAAAACATTTAATGATTTAGTCTTTATAGATGAGATTATGTATGGCGACTTAAAATGGAGTCGCTCATACATGATATTTGATAATGGATATGGTATATCTGTTGTAAAAGGTCCTCATAGTTATGGAGGTAAATTAGGCTTATATGAAATTGCTGTCTTAGATAATGATGGCTACATCACTTATGAAACACCTATAACTGATGATGTAATAGGCTTTCTTAAGCCTGAAGATGTTAGTAAACACATGATTGAAATTCAAGAATTACCAATTGCACACAAAAACACATAAAACGAATGAACACATTAAAAGTAGTTAGGGCTATAGCAGTGGGAACTGCTCTCCTTGCAGGAATTCTATCTGTTCTCATTATTATGTTTGCTGGAACAGCACTTGAGATGGGTGTAACAGATGAACAGTTCTTATTCACTGTCATCATCTTTTTCATTTCCACATTATATTGGTTGGCTGTTGATGCTCTTATTAGAAGAGATGAGGCTGATACAGAAGCAATGAAGAAGATTCATCAAACAACATTCAATCAGGCTGCTGTATTGATGATTCTTTCTATTATTGGAACACTTTCTCTGGTATTCTTATGAAGTATGCCAGAGAGTGTTCTATTACAGGTGAAGGAATGAATGAGGGATGGGTGGGAGATGATGGATGTGTCTATTTTAAATATGAAAAAGATGCAAAGCAATGGTGCATAAGCAGAGGATATAGAGATATTGATGATGCTTATGTTGATGATGTAATTTATTACACAGAATGGGATGAGTTTGAACTAGACTTTGAAGAATAGCCATGATTGTAGCAAGACAAAGTATTATATCTGGTAAGGTTTATCAGATGGAATTGGATATCACTCAACAACAGTTGGATGATTTTGCTAATGATAAACTTGGATTGATTCAAGAAGCATTTCCTCATTTGTCTATTGATGAACGTGAATTCATCATATCTGGTATCCATCCAATAGAATGGAGAGAGTTATTTGGAGAATTAGAAGAATAAAAAACAAAACGCACATGAAAAAATTAACTAAAAAAGAATTCAGTGAAAGAGTAGTATTCTATAGTCTACTATCAGCACTAGTCATCATGCTAATTGTATGGTGGATTGAGTTTATTAAATACTTCCCATAAATCATATTCTAATATGATTTGTGCGTCTGCTGAGCATCAGAATAAACTGCTCAATTATTATAGCATTAATTAAAATCAAAGCAAATAAACAAACAACTAAAGCAAAAACGCACATGAAAGCACACCAAACAATTGCAGATGTGTTGATGGACATCAATACGCCTGATGCAGCAAAGAAGTTCGTTGTGATTACAGATCACGAGAACACGTTTTACTTTTCCTATCCAGGAGAAGATGAGTTTAATCCTTTAAGAGGACAGGCTTTTCTTACACGCACATTTATTCCTTTCGCAATTAGCGTGCATCAAGAAGTGGGATCTCATTTCGTTTACAAATGGGATACAATGAATGAAGTGGTTGATCATTTTGACTTACTATTTAACTCTTGATAGCCATGAAAGTGAAGAATAAAGAACAACTCGACAAGTTTATCATTACAATGGTAAAACTCTATCCTACCAATCTCACTTATGCATTCAAGCGTGTGAGTGATATCACTGGGGTTAAACCTTTAGTTATATCAAATAGATGGTACACCAACATTAGACATCGTTCTGATGTAATTTACAGGATAGTTACAGATGAGGTGGAAATTAAGAACACCAGAGTGATGAGGTCAGATCTGATTGAGAAACTTATGAAAATCTTTAGGATATGAAACCTCAACTAAAAGAACACATGAAAAATATGACAAGTTTTATTGCATTGATGCTCTCGTTTTACATATTTGTGTATTACATGATCACATTTGCAATGATAATTACATGGAGAACATTTGATCTCCATCCATCTCTTGGCTTTTTGGCTCATGTAATAGCTTCACTAGTGATCCTATTAACAATATACATGTATGAGCCACGTAAAGATAAAGATGATAAAACTCACAGAAGAAGAGATTGAGAACTTTAGAGCAATTGCTGACAAGTTCAATGTCAAATTTGATGTAAAACAAGTAAAAAACAATTATTATGTTACAGCCCCTGAGGATAAACTAATCCAATGGGGCTATTACGAATAAAATTATGAGCGCATTTACAGAGGAAGAAATAAACACTCTCATAGAATTGTGGCGTGATAAGCTTACAATCAAAGAGATGGCATGGACAATGAAAAAGAAGCCTACACAAGTGTATTATCAGCTTAAGAAGCGTTCATTAGTAGGGTAAAATAGATAGGGTTTGATGTTAATCTAAGTCGCCAGTGCTTTCCAGTGGCAAATTTAGTCAGGTGGCGGAAAGTGTGCCCTGTTATTACGGGAAGTACATAGGAAGACGCTAATCACGGAAACCTAGTGAGGTAGTGAACGCAAGTGAAAGATGTCTGCGGATATCATGCATGTTCGAATCATGCCCTGACTACTAAAAATTAAAAGTTATGAATAAAGAAGAAATTAAAGAATGGATTGACAGATGGTCAAAACTAGAACCATCCCCTAAAAGGGATGCTATAATTAAGATTTGGTCTAGGCTTCTGTAATTAAATAGTCAGGTGGCGGAATTGGTAACGCACATACAACGAAGGGTGTGTACAGCCCAACCATAAAGAGAGTTGTATGGTGGTATAAATGTGGGTTCGAATCCTACTCTGACTACACACTAAAAACAAAACACATGGAACTACTAATTAGCATACTAATTGTCACCAGCATTTCTACATTCATTGCTGTATTTTGGATAAAAGGCATAAACGACATGCATGAAAATTATCCTGATTACAAAGGAGAAGATTTGTTTGATGAAGATTTGAATAAAAATAAACAAACAAACACATGAAACAGACAGCAGTAGATTGGTTGTTCAACAGACTATGGGAAACACCAAAAGATAAGTTTGCATGGCAAAGTATTTTAAAAGAAGCCAAAGAAAGAGAAAAGATGCAAATTGAGAGAGCAAATTTAAACGGTGCCTCTGCTACTCTTTTGCACAAATTTGAATTAGGAAAGTATTATAACGAAACATACGGAGAAGATGCCTGACATAACAATGTGCCCAGGGACAAATTGTCCCCAGAAAGAAAATTGCTACAGATTTACAGCAAAACCTAGTGACTACCAATCTTATTTTATGGAGTCACCCATCAAAGATGGTAAGTGTGATTACTATTGGGGAGAGAACGCAGAGAGAATCTGGAATCAACTCAACAATATTGTAAAAGGAAAAGAATAAATGTCCAGTTTTAATCGCTGGACATTTTTATTTTAGCACTATGGAAATCTATTTAGGAAAACAAGCGAAAAGTCTATTCTATGGTAGAGATGTTCCTATTAATTCAATAGGAGTGTTTCAAACTATAGGAGGAGACTGGTTGTATTGGTTCAATGATAATTGGACGTATGATACAGGGGTGGCTGACACAGAAGTGGAGGCAATGGAAACAGCAAAAAAGAATTTTAGACCGTACAAAAAACCAAACAATGATGAAACTATTTAAAGCAAACAAAGGAATTAAAAGAACAGGAGATTTAGCACCAAGAGGTGTAAAAAGCACAATTAGAGGAAACTACGGTTTCAATGAAGTAATGGAACATATATTTAACGAAGCAAGAAAACCAGATCCATCATGGAAAAAGAAATGAACACCTACAAGCATTGGGTAAATCTACATCTAGATAAGGACAATGCAGACAAATTCTTTGCTAATATGGCAAGTCAAAGACCAGTGTTAGATCCTTCAGGAGAAGTGTTAGAAGATGAATTTATCTATTCAGCATTTCTTTGGGAAAAATCAAACGAGGGTCATGACTATTGGCAAAATATTCAAGAAAAACTAGAGCAAGATAATGGGTGGGTCGTTATTTGATATGAGACATCTCATGTGGTTAGAGGCTAACTTAAAGGTTAGCTTCTACCAACCTGAGAAGCTTGAGCAGGGTATGATCTTTATGAATAGTTTATACCCAGGAACAGACAGAGAGTTTGTTGAGCTATGGTTGCTTGAAGAAGACATCATTGAAGAAGAGTATGACAACTTTATAAACAAGAATGGTTTTCCTGTTGAGATGATGGTTACACTAGAGATGAAAAATCCTGATGAGCCTGATTTAATTGTGGCATATCCGCCAGAAATAGGATGGATTCATCAAAATGACGATTCAATCAGAGAGTTTGATGTTGATGATGCCAATTGGATTATTCAGAATAATAATGGTGTGGTGCATGTATTGATTGATGAAGAAGCTTATGATCAAGATGGTACAATCTACACTATCACAGAAGACCAAGAAGTGATTATGAAATACCAATTTGATGATGATATATATGACGATGATTATGATTGGGATGAATACTTGGAAGAATAACTAAAATTATGTATTTTACTAACGAAAAAAATTAAAACGATGGCAGTAGAAATTTATTTAGAACCTGAACTAGAAGAGATGGTTGGTTCTGTAGAAGTAACAGAAGAGTGGAAGCAGCTTGCTGAAGAACTTGGTATGGAAGGTCAGTTGAAACTGATTACACCAAAGTCAGGAGAAGAAAGTGATAAGAATCCTTCTCCATACATCCACATGAACGCTAAAGCAGAGCGTGTATTTGCAATCCTTTGTCCAGAAGTGGTTGATTACAAGAAGTATGACAAGTCTACTATCCCAAGAGATGTGCTCAGAGAAATTGCTATGGCTGAAAGACTCAAGTTCTTTGATAAGATTTGTATTTGGTATGATGATGCTTCTCCAGATCCTCTTGTAGTTGGTTACATCAAAGTGGGAAACTATGAATATGTAAAGCACATGATTGCTAGATTTGGTGATGAACTTCTTCCATTTGAAGAATTAGAACGTAAGTCAATCAACAGATTAAAGAAGAGAATGACAGATAAGCTGAAGTCTGCTCTATCTAGTATTGATTCTACAGTGGATGAGTTCTTCAATCCTACCAGATACAATTCAGAAGTTTTGAGAATTGAGTTCAATGGTGTCACTTACAACCATAGATGTGGTAGTTAATGAATGTCTTAATCTATGACATAGAAACTCTAAAAGAAATGTTTCTCGTGGGGATTTATATTCCTCACGAGAATACATATCATGAGTTTGAGGTGAGCAAAAGCAAATATGATCTGGATAGGTTTGTAGAGTTCTCAGAGAAGTATAAAAACTTCTATTGGGTGGGCTATAACAATCTAAGATTTGACTGCCAAGTTGTTGAATGGATCTTGAGAAAGTGCCATGACTGGGGAGAAAAATCTAATCTAGAAGTAGCAGCCATGATTGCTCAGAAAGCGCAGGACGTTATTCATGATGCTAACTATGATGTGTTTGCTGAATATCGTGAAGAAGATCTTACACTCAAGCAGATTGATTTGTTCAAGATACATCACTTTGACAATAAGAATAGACGTGTTAGTCTAAAAAGACTAGAGTTTGAAATGGATCTTGAGAACATTGAAGAGATGCCAATTCATCACACAAAGGTGGGAATGACTCTAGATGATAGAAAGCTCACACGTCAATATTGTAAGAATGATGTTATGGCCACTTATGAATTCTATAAGGTGACCATAGGTGAAACAGATCATCCGTTGTACAAGGGTAATGATCAGATACAGCTTAGACTAGATATAGAGAAAGAGTTTGACATTCCATGTATAAACTATTCAGATAGTAAGATTGGTGATGAGATCATCAAGAAATACTATTGTGAAGAGAAGAGAATGGATGTTAAGACACTTCCTAGAAAAGGTCACTTTAGAAAATACATCTTCATCAGTCAATGTATTGCTCCGTATGTACAGTTCAAGACTGTCCAGCTCACTGAGTTTCTTAAGAAGATTAAGAAGATGCGTCTAGAGCTTACAGATGATTTCAAAGAACACATACACTTTTATGACAATGTGTATTCGTTCATGAAGGGTGGATTGCACACAGAAAACAAACCAGAAGTGTTTGAAGAGGATGAAGACCATTTGATCATTGACTGGGACGTTTCTAGCTACTATCCTGCCATCATCATCAACAACAAGCAGTATCCATATCATTTAGGAAAAGAGTTTCTTACAGGCTATAAAAAGATGTATGAGAAGCGTCTCGAACTAAAGCCTTTTGCAAAGAAGGATAAGAAGATTAAGGGTATTGTTGGTGCGTTGAAGCTTGCTGTAAACTCTGTGTATGGTAAATCTAGTGACATGAATAGTTGGATATATGATAGACAACTTACTATGTTTACAACCATCACAGGAGAATTGTCCTTGATGATGCTTATTGAAGCGTATGAAACTAAAGACATACGTGTCATATCAGCAAACACTGACGGTGTTACAATTTACATCAACAAAAGCAAACTTGCTGAGATGGATAAGATTAATGCCTGGTGGTGTAAGATTACAGGATATGAACTTGAGAGAGCTGATTACAAGAAGATTATATTCTCAACAGTTAATGACTACCTAGCAATCAAAACAGATGGAGAAATTAAAAAGAAAGGGGATTTTCTCACGGATTTTGAACTTCATAAGAACAAATCCGCCAGAATTGTCCCTCTTGCTCTTGAGCGTTACTTTGTTGATGGTGTTCCTATTGCTGAAAGCATTACTCTTCATAAGAATCCTTTTGATTTTTGCATAAGACAGAAATCAACAAGTGATTTTCATTATGAAGGATATAGAAAAGGCATGGAACCATCCATTTACAATAAGCTTATTCGTTATTATGTAACAAGTGGTAGCGATGGTGAGAAACTATTGAAAATTAAGAACCAAGACTCACAGTCAACTGCACCAAACAGTTCACAAGTGGAGGCTGGTGATTGGTTATGCAAGGTGGTGAACTATCTTCCTGCAAGTACAGATGTCAAATCAATGGATATCAACTATGACTATTACATTGATAAGGCTGAAAGTCTTGTGCTTAAGATTGTTACAAAAGGTAAGAAGCGAAAAGTAGAAAGAATCCCTAACCAAATTTCTTTATTTTAACTATGGAAGAGAAATCTTACACACAAATAGAAACACTACCTCCTGTTAATTTTATTCCTGTACATCGAAGATCAATGAAGATTCCAATCCAAAGAGGTAGCAGATACTTTGATCTGTCTGGTGTAGTGCATGTGGTGATATATTCTAAGCCAGATGTGATTAAGTTGATGCCACTCAAGCATAATGCAATGGTTGATGTTTGGGAAGTGGATGAGTTTAAGAACCAAGTGAGGCTTTTAAAATTCACACATGTTCCACACCCTCCAATAAACAGAACTAATGTTTCAGAACATCTTCTGGAATACCAGTTCAACATTATTGGTAAGACAATGGCAAACACTGTTACAGAACAAGCATGGAAGAAAGAATGGAAGTTGACCAAGAAGCAAAAAGAAATGTTCAAGAGCTATGCCCTTGGAATATTAAAAAAAGTTTTTAGATTCAATGGTGCAAAGGCTCGTGAGACGTATGAGTTCTTTGATAAAAACTTTGGACTATTAACGCTTTGATTCATGGCCAGTTTTCTTCTAATCTATTTTTTGTTTAGTACTGGATTGCTAATTGCACTAGTAGAATTTATAATTAAACACGATAGAAAACGATGAACACAAACCAAGATTACGAACACGATCCAATTAGAGAAGCTGCAATTATACGCTTGCAGATGAGAGAAGAAGTGGAACAAGCAAACCACGAGTATGAGAAAATAAAACCTGCAAAAATCATCGTAACCACAGAGAAGAACAATGAAGTTCAATGTGACACCCTCCCATTTTGAACAACTTCTCAAACAATCCTATAGTCTAGATCACATTTTCTTATTGAAGCTTGTAGAGGCCAATATTGACATACAACCATTAACAGATGGAAGTATGAAGATAGCTGGCCTCTATCAGTCTTTGATCAGGAAAGGTCTTATCTCTGATGTAACACAAGAAGTTACACAGCTAGGAAGAGAGTTGTTGACATTTGCTGATTCAGAAGTGAAACAGCCTATGAAAAAACTGAAGCAAAAATCATCAGACTTTGAAAATTGGTGGAATGCATTCCCATCTACAGACAACTTTGAGCACAAAGGAAAGAAGTTTCCTGGATCAAGAGCCTTGAAGAGAGCTAGAGAGGATTGTAGAATTAAATTCAATAAGATTCTTGCTGAAGGAGAATATGTGGCAAAGGACATCATTGATGCTACTAATCTAGATGTATATCTAAAGAAGGAAGCTTCTTTGCGAACAGGTGATAATAAGCTCAGCTTTTTGCAAAATAGTCTCACCTATCTTGCACAGAGAAGTTTTGAGCCGTTTATAGAAATGATTAAAACAGGAGTGGAAGTACCTAATGCACAAACAAAAAGATCAATTGATATATGACTGCTAAATTTAAAAATGCATCATGTTTTCTCATGTTCTCAGCTCTGTCTGAAATAATGCTTGACATGTATGAACACGTAAAGCCACTGAGTCAATATGACCCAGCATTACACACAAAGCTTATTAACTTAAAAGTGAACTTTGAGCGTGTTAGTAAGAAAGCATTTCTTATGTTCCCTGAAGAAGAGCAACTAAGCTTTATGAAGATGATCACTGTATTTGAAAAACTAATCGAATCGTCTAATGATGAGAAGAAGTTTTTCCAATTAATGGGACTCATTGAATCTTGGCAAAGTGGCACTCTTACAGTGGTTAATACAAAAGAAGAATTGGTCAAGGTGGCTGATGATGTTAAGAATGATAAAATAGATATTCTATGAGTTTTGAAGCTCTTAAACGAGAAGTTGACAATGGTTTAAATGGTAGGAATAATGGTATTCCTATGGGGTTTCATCGTCTTAACAGATACATAGGCATTCGTAAGAGAATGTACTTTGTAACAGGTGGTTTAACAGGCTCAGGCAAGACTAGCTTTGTTGATGATGCGTTTGTTTTGAATCCTTATGACTGGTATATCAGTCAGAAAGACCCAAAATTCAAACTTCGTATCATATATCGTTCAATGGAACGTAGTAGAACATACAAACTTGCTAAGTGGATATGTAGAAAGATCTTTCTGGATCATGGTTATATCATTCCTGTGAGTAAGTTGTTGGGCTGGACTGAGAAGATGACAAAGGATGAGCATGACATATTTCTATTGTACAAGCACTACATGGAACAGATGGATGATGTCATCACCATTATAGATGGTCCAGAGAATCCTGTTGGTATTGCCAAAGACTTGAGAAGTCATGCAATGAATCATGGTGTTATTGAACAGCTTGACGAATACAACAAGATTTACATTCCTAATGATGAGAACGAAGTGACCATTGTTGTTGTAGATCACCTAGGATTGCTCAAGACTACCAAAGAGCTCACTACAAAGAAGCAAACTATTGACAAGATGAGTGATGAACTCAGATATGCAAGAGACTTCTTTGGCTACACCATTGTAGCTGTGCAGCAGTTCAATCGTGACATATCTAATCCTATTAGAATCAAGAACGGTGATGTAGAACCACAGCTAGAAGACTTCAAAGAGTCATCAGTACCTCAAGAAGATGCTGACGTTGTGCTAGCACTATTTGATCCTATGAGATACAAGGTGTCAGATCCCAGTGGTTACAATCTTGACAAGTTGATTGATGAATATGGTGGTAAGTATTTTAGATCACTAAGACTCATCAAAAATAGCTATGGTGAAGATGATGTAAGAATTGGTCTTGGCTTTCTTGGCCAGATAGGTATGTTCAAGGAACTTCCCAAGAGGAAGGATATTACAGATGTAGACTATGAAAATGTCGTAAACAAAAGTTTCTTCTTAAATGATCAGCATAGCTCAACATTGCGATAAGTGTAAGAACATCACGAGTCACACCTTGAATAATGGTGTGATTTTGTGTTTAAAGTGCAAAAAGCAAATGAAATTAAAGAACAATGAAACAAACAAGGAAAACAAAGAAAATAGATAAAATACAGAAAATATGTTCTGATTGTGCTTCTACTTCTGTATTAGTCCATGCAAATAAAAAATGGGATTTTAATAAACAAGAATGGATTGATAGAGAAATCAGTAGTTTTGGATATTGTGAGAACTGTGAAGCTTCCGTATTTATTACAGATGTAAAAACTAATATAGGTTTTGGATTTATGTAAAAATTTATGAAAGAAAAAACTTTAAGAGATATTCGACAAGAGGAGTTTGCAAAATCTTGGAAAGACAAAGGAGAATATGGTATTCTCTATTTGTGTCCACGATTTGGTAAGATTAGAACTAGTATCAATGTATTGAAGGAGTTTCCTAAAGATGCAAGTGTACTTATTGCTTATCCAGACAATAAGATTAAGCAATCCTGGTTAGATGATTTTGAAGCTCTTGGATATGATAATGACAACATCACGTTCACCACACATCTTTCATTGAAGAAATATGCAGGAAAGAAGTTTGACTTAGTGATTGTAGATGAGATACATCTTCTTAGTGAAGCACAAATTGAGGTGTGTCAAGACTTCTTTGACATCAATCAGAAAGTGTTGGGACTAACAGGAACTCTTGCTAAAGAAACAAAGAATGTATTAGCAGAATATTTAGCACTGAACATCGTTGCTGAATACCCTCTTGAGAGAGCAATAGAAGAAGGTATCATTGTAGACTATGAAATCACTGTTGTTACAACACCATTAGATAATGTCACTAATCAAATGTTTGGGACCAAGTCCAAAACAGAGAAGCAACAATATGACAGCTATGGATGGGTGATTAACAAGATGCAGTCAGAACGCAGAGATACTATGTTTCTCAGACTAGCAAGGATGAGACTCATACAATCATCTTTAGCAAAGAAAAATCTTACCAAGAAGTTGATTAGCAAGCACCAGGATGAGAGAATGCTCATATTCTGTGGTGTAACAAAGGTGGCTGATGATTTAGGAATTCCTTCCTATCACAGCAAGTCCAGCGAAAAGAAAATGTTCAATGATTTCGCTGAGGGAAAAGGTAATCACATGGCTGTTGTGAAGATTGGCAACACTGGTGTGACATACAAACCCTTGAATCGTGTTATAATTAATTACTTCGACAGCAATAGTGAGAATCTTGCTCAGAAAATACAGAGATGTACAGCTATGGAATACAACAACCCTGATAAAAAGGCTCAGATATACATCATATCAAGCAATGAAGAGGTGGAGTTGAAGTGGTTGCAAAAGTCTCTAGAATTCTTTGACAGAAGTAAAATTAAGTTCATCGACTCTAGGAATTTATAACTAAAAAAGTTAAATTTACTAATCAAGAAAATTAAAAACTAAAACTAAAAGCAAATGGCAAGTAAACTGATTGGGATTGTTGGAGAAACATCCACAGGAAAATCAACATCAATCAAACACCTAAATCCAGATGAGACTTACATCATCAACGTAGCCAAGAAGGAACTTCCCTTCAAAGGTTCTGAGAAGATGTACAGCGCAGAAAAGAAAAACTACAAAGAAGTGGATGATGCCAACGAGATTTCTAGGCTTCTGAGAACCATTTCTGAGAAAGCACCACACATCAAGAACATCGTGATCGAGGATTCAAACTACATCATGGGTTTCACTATGGTTTCTAAGGCCACAGAGGTAGGTTACCAAAAGTTCTCTATTATGGCTAAGGACATGGTGGATTTATTTAGGACAGCAAGAATGCTCAGAGATGACATTGTTGTGTTCTATTTCACTCACCCAGAAGTGATTGAGGATTCTGGTGAAATCATTGGTTACAAGATTAAAACAGCAGGTAAGTTGATTGACAACCAAGTGTTGTTAGAAGGTTTGATGACTGTATGTCTTTACACTCTTGTAGAAGAGCAGAAGGATGGTACAGCTACATATAATTTTGTAACAAACAGGTTTAGAAAGATGCCAGCTAAATCACCAGATGGTATGTTTTCTGAATTGAAAATACCAAACAACCTACAACTGGTTGTGGATAATGTAAACGAGTATTATAAATAAAAAACAATTAAACAATTAAAGTTATGTCAGGAATTGGCGGTTCAAAAAGAGAAAGAAAAGAAAGCGGAAGCGAGTTTCCAAAGAAAGTTGGCTTATTCGAAGCTAGTGTCATTGCAATCAATCCAACGATTGAGCAGTATAAGGACATTCTTGGAATCGAATTGAAAGAAGAAAGCAAAGCAACTGAGTATCTTGGTGAGAGTAGAGATGGTAATACTACCATTAGGATTAGCGTCTGGTTGAAAGATGTTAAGTCTGGTCAGAATTTCAATATCAACTACTATCTAGAAGATAAAGAGCGTGAGAACAAGGATGGAACCAAAAAGCAATACATTAACCAACTAGGACTTTGCGCTTGGGCAGCTGATGAAGATGGTCTAGCACAATGGTTTAAAGGAACTCCTGACAATCCAAAAGATTACAGAGTGGCTTATGTTGGTGAAGAAGAATTCTATGAATTCCTACGCAACTGGTTGTGTGAACTAGACTATGGTAAGAGCGATACAACTCTATCATTGGATTGGAAAAAGCTAATGAGAGGAAACGTGAAAGAAATCACTTCTCAAATCGATGGTCATTATTGTGGAAACTTTGTAGCAATGGCTACAATCACAACTAAAGACAAAGATGGAGAAGTGAAGGAGTATCAGAGTGTGTATAACAAAGCATTCCTTCCTGCATATTCTTTGAAGCAGTTCAGACTTAAAGAGAATGATTACAATGATTCATCTCGTGTCAGTGCACTACTTACTAAGAAGTCAAAAGATCTTCGTCCACACGAAAGATTTGTTGTTAAGATTGCTGGTGAGTATGGATGCAAAGACTACTATACGTTCAAGGACTTGCATGATTATGATCCAGAGATGAACATCGCAGCATCAGATAAAGTAATTGCTGACGATGATGCTGATTATTGATAAATAATCTTTTAAATTCAAGGCTCTCAGAAATGGGAGCCTTTTTTATTACACACTATGGCAAAAGTAATTTGGATACCTGGAAGCATTGGGGAGCTACTTGATAAAGTGAGCATCCTCAATATTAAACGTGTCATGATCAGTGACACAGAGAAGCTAGCAATGGTAAAGGATGAGCTACAAGAGTTAATGGATGTAGCAACACCCTTTTTAGAAAACAAAGAAGTAGAAGAGTTGTATGATCTTCTCCTGATGGTGAACAAGAATCTCTGGGACGTAGAAGATGTCCTTAGAAAAATGGAAGCTAATAAACAATTTGATGAAGAATTTATTGCGAAAGCCAGAAGTGTCTATTTCCTAAATGACAGACGATTTGAACTAAAAAGTAAAATCAATGCTGCAATGGGATCTAGAATAAACGAGGTGAAACAATATGTGAATTATCAATGATTACTGGGGAAAAATTAGAACAGCTGAATTTTGAAACCATACTTTCTAAGATATCTGAGTATGATATATTCAGATGGTATATGCCTAATAAGAAATGGGAAGTTAACAGAGTGACTTATTCTCCATTCAGAAATGAATCTAGGCCCTCTTTCACAATCTATTCTAAAGATGGTAGGTTATTCTATCTGGACTTTTCAGACTCACACTACAGAGGAGGATGTTTTAATTTTGTAAAGCAGCTATTCAATGTAGGACACAATGAATGTCTGGAAATGATTGATAGAGATTTCAATCTAGGAATTAGAATAAAGAAGAGGGATGATCTTCCAAGTCATACAGAGATTGTTTCTAAGTATGAACAGCCTGAGAAGTTGGAGAAAAGGTATTCGCATATTCAGGTGATCACTAGAAAATTCACTAGCGAAGAGTTAGAATACTGGAATCAATATCATCAAGACATCCAAGATCTAAAGGAGAATAATGTCTATTCTATCAAGAAGCTTTATTTGAATAGAAGCATTGTCCATCTAAAAGAAACTGAACTTAGATTTGGTTATTTCTATGATGGGCATTGGAAGATCTATAGACCTTTCAGCAAAGATTCTAAATGGTTTCCCAACAATACACCAATCACTGCTATGGATGGTAAGGATAATCTTGACAAAACCAAGATGGCTTTCATAAACAAGAGTAAGAAAGACTATATGGTGATGAAGAAGATTTATCCTTATTCATGTGCTGTTCAAAACGAAGGAGTGGCTTGCTTCTCTGAAGAGAATGTTGACTTCTTGAAGCACAACTCAAGCAGCCAAATCCTTTCTTTTGACAGTGATGTTGCTGGTGTAAAAAATTCTAAAATGGTAACAGAGATGTTCAACTTTGATTATTGTAATGTACCAAGGTATTATCTACAAGAAGGAATCAAAGACTGGGCAGATCTGGCAAAGAAGTATGGAATGCAAATTATCGAACATTATTTAAAACAAAAATTTATAATACCATGAGTGGAGAAATAAAAGAGTTAGCAGAATGGTGCGCAGAGCGTGCTAAAAATTGCCCATCGTTAAAAGAAGAGATACAAGATCTACTAGACTTAGCAATCAATGAGATTGAAGAAGGGGGATCGATGTATCATGAAATAAGCCTATGTATGGCAGATGTAGAAGAACTAATCAAAGAAAACTGTAATTAATTATGTCAACTTATTCAACAACTAAATATTTTCTCACAGGTACGGAACTTCCTAAAGAAACAAGAACATATAAGCCTGTTTCACATGGTCAATTAATTGACCTCACCCTGGAGAGCATTCATCAAGCAGGATTTAAGCTTGAATCAGAAAAGTATTCTGCTGCAAGAGATGGTAATGTCGCTAATGGTAGATTCACTATTAGCAATGTAGCTGATAAAGAGATGCAGCTACAGATTGGCTGGCAGAACAGCTATGACAAGAGTCTTAGCTTAAAGTTTGCTATTGGTACACAAATCATTGTTTGTCAAAACGGAATGGTTAGTGGTGACTATGGTGCGTTCAAAAGAAAGCATCAAGGAGATGTACAAGAGTTTACACCAAGTGCTATTGTAGAATACATTAAAGCTGCTGGTGATGGATTCAGAAAGATGCAGAATGAGCGTGAGCTTATGAAGCACGTTCAGATTGATGCTCGTGTAGCTGCTGAGCTTGTGGGAAGAATGATTCTTGAGAAAGAATTTATTGAATCTACACAATTGAATATAATCAAGCGTGAGTTGAAGAATCCAACGTTTGATTATGGTGCTCCAGAAAGCTTATGGGAGTTGTATCAACACACCACCTATTCAATGAAGGAAGTTCATCCTACATTATGGATGGGTAACCACGTTGATGCTCATGAGTTCTTTGTAACTGCATCTGGTGAGTTAAAAAGTAAATCAGTTAACATCTCATTTGAAGAGTCGACAACTAGGAGACAGTTGACAATCTTTGATCAAATCGCAGAAGCAGATGTTGTGGGATAAATTCAAAGAACACTTTCACGAGAGTTGGCACGATGTAATGCGTCCATTTATTGAGAGTGAAGAGTGTGATGAGATTTATGCATTTCTAAAGTCAGAAGGAAGAAGGGGCAAGAAAATTGCCCCTCTTTCGTCTAACACCTATAGATGCTTTAAAGAAACTCCACTTGACAAAATGAAAGTGGTGCTACTAGGTATGTGCCCATACCACACACAACTTAATGGTGTGCCAGTAGCAGATGGTTTGTTAATGGGATGTTCTGTTACAGATAGGCTTCAGCCTTCACTAGAGCAGTTTTACAATGCTGTAGAGAAAGATTGTTACAAAGGATTGAATCTGAAATACAAGAAGAATACTAATGTATTATATCTAGCTGAACAGGGTGTACTAATGCTTAACGCAGCTCTCACTACAGAAATCAATAAAGCTGGTTCTCATTTGAAGATATGGGAGCCATTTATCAAGTATGTATTTGAGAATGCTATTGCTCCAAGCAGAGTGCCTGTTGTATTTCTAGGTAAAGAAGCTAGCAAGTTTAAACGTTATATGCCCCCGTTAACATGGTCCTTCGAATTGAGTCACCCAGCTAGTGCTTCTTACAAGAATACTGATTGGGATTCAGAAGGTGTATTCACAAAAGTAAATAGAGTGCTATTAGATGAAAAGAAAACACAAATCTGGTGGTTAGATGAAGATCTGCCATTTTAAACAAAACACATTATGATAACAGAATTAGTTAATGATTTAGAAGAACTAGAGGTGGGAGATGTGGTAGTCTATGCTTCTGGTGTTGGAATGAGAACTGCAAAGATTGATAGAAAGCCTGAGAAACATTCTCCTACAGCTAGTTGGTATAAATCTACTAGATGTAGAGTGAATATCACTATCAACACCTATCCAAGAAAGATTTGGCAAAATGGAGCTTATGTTGTACATGGAACGAGAACAACTAAGACACAAAACTTTAATGTTGAAGAGTTCAATAATGTGAAATACATTAGGCTTTCTGCTCCAATACTTAGACTAGTTGAGGTATGACGTTTGAAAGCAAATACACTGGAACAGTAAGAAAAGGTGATTTGATTGCAATAGGATATGACAACTACATGCTTCTTGGAATTTATGTAGGACGTGGAAAAACAGGAACTATTCAATACTATTCACTTTACGCCTTAAGTGTTTTCTATAAAGAAAATAGACATCTCCATAATTATAGTAAGTCTTATGTCAATGCACCGCATGTAACAAGGATAGTTAAGGTGAATGTCAATGACTTGAATGAAGAAACACTTGAGCAGTACAATGAAGCAATGATTTATTTAGAACAACAAAAATTTAAAATTGAAAGATGATACTAGAAAAACAAAAAGAAGCAATGGTTTTCGCTGATGGCGAAATAAACGAATCAATTGGAATGTCTTTAGACTTGGATTCTGCTCAGATTTTGATGCAGATGTTAAGTAAGAATCTCTATTCAGATTCAATAGGCTCAACTATCAGAGAGTGTGCAAGTAATGCACTAGATAGTCACAGAAGAGCTGGTGTGGAAGATCCAATTGTTGTAAGTTTTAAACTAGATGACAATAACAACTATGTTTTCTCTGTAGAGGATTTTGGTATTGGTCTAGATGCTGATGATGTGAAGAATATCATTAGTAAGTATGGTAAGTCTACCAAACGTAACTCTGATACAGAACTAGGTATGATGGGTCTTGGCTTTAAGGCCCCTCTTGCTTACACATCTAGTTTCTATTTCATCTGTCGTAAAGATGGCATGGAACGTAAGTATATGATGTACGAAGGTGAAGACACAAACACTATCGATCTTCTGTATGAAAGACCTACAGAAGAGAGAAATGGTGTTAAGGTGATTGTTCCAGTTAAATGGAGTGATAGAAGTAGCTTCTACATTAAGATTCAGGAGCAACTCGCTTATTTTGATAGTGTGTATTTCGATGTTACAGCAAATGGGAATAGTGTTAATAACAAGTTCACCATCTATCGTGGTGAGCACTTTCAGTATTCTGAAATGTCAAAGGATGATTACCTCCACATTTGCTTGGACAACGTGTATTATCCATTAGACTTTAACAAGCTTGGTATTTCTAATTTAGAGTTTCCTGTAGCATTGAGATTTAGTTTGACTGATGGAATATTTCCAACACCAAACAGAGAAGCTATCAGGTATACACAAGAAGCTAAAGACATTATTCTCAAAAGATTGGGACAAATGTCTGACTTCTTCATTGAGAAATACAATCGTGAGATGCAAAACTGCTCTACATTTGATCAGGTGATAGAGTATTACACCAGCAAGAAAAGAAGTGTAGAGATTGTTCCTGGCAAGTCTTTGAACGTTGGTTACCTATCTATCTTCAGCGATATAGTGATGAATGAGCCTAAAATGGAAGGTGTAAAACATCTTGATCTAAGAAAGCTTGTTGATAAGAGTGAATACATTCTAAATGAGTATGCTGTAACATACACTCTCAACAGAGGAAAGTTCAAGGAGGTGAAGAGTGGAAGCTGGGAATCGAATGTTAGTAGAAACAATGTTATGGGTAACAACACATACATGTATTCTTCTAGGATCTCAGAGTTGAAGAAGGCGTATCTAAGAACTCATTTACAGAATGGTACATTCAACAATTACTATTTTGTGAAGAAGATAGCAACATTCTCTTTGTTCAATAAGACTGCTGCTTCTAATTATATGAAAAGCTTGAAGCGTGATAACTACTATCAACTGCTAGAGCTTTCTAAAATTAAGAAAGAACACTGGAGAGAAGCAATCATAGAGTTTCAGGGTATTGTGAATTCTATGATTTCTGGATTCAAGAACCTTGATGATGTGGTTGTTCCAGACAGCTTTATTCAGTCTAGAAAGCAAATTAGTGGTAGAACAGGAGTGAATAGACGTGAGAAACTAGCTGGTGACATCATCGTCAAAGAAGCAAGACAGCTAGAAAGGTTTGTTGATGGTAAGAACTGTAAGTTTGTTCCTGACACATGGTCTTTGAAGGATATACCAAAGAAGAAAACTCTAATAGTTTATGGTCATCATGACGATAGCCTAGATCTTGATAAGTTGTATAGCATCACTTGTGGTAAAATGAACATCACTATAATTTCGCTATCAACAAAAGAAATAAAGGTGCTTGAGAAACTAGAGTTGAACAATGTAATGTCTTATTCAAAATTTATGGAAGGTAAAAGTAAACCATTCAAGAAGCTTGTTACTGCCTATCTAATCAATAAGCTAATACTTAATCAATCGTATGTTTTCAGAAAATCTGATTATTTGAAAAGCATATCCACTGAATTATCAGATAAAATGGATTTGCTCGAGAAATATAGAAACACAAACTATAGAGATGGGTCTACTGAGATTTACAAGGCTATGATTGATTTAGCAGAAGAGAATAAACTTTTCGATTACAGTATATACCACGAGTATATACGAATGAAGGAAACACTCGAAAGGTTGTATTTTCTAAATGCTATTATGGGATCACTCAATTTCTATTCTTACAACAGTGGTATGTCTCCAGGTGTTGAAAGAGCTATTGTAGACTTGATGAAGTATCACAAATTCAAAGTGAATCTTGATCACTACACTCGTCTTGAAGAAGATAAATTAGAAGAACAATTTTGTTAATTAATTAAAAATCAATAACTTAAGGGAGGCTTAGTCCTCCCTTTTTCATTTAAAACCAAAACAAAACTATGTCAATTTTCA